CTCGTTTACCCATACCCACTTCTTGCCGTCCCAGACCTGCTTGCGGGAGGGCTTCTGCTTGCGCTTCTGGAGCTTGTCCTCCTCCGACCGGATGAGGTCCTCCAAGCTCGGTGGCAGCGGCGTCGGAACCTTGGCTGGCGCTGGCTCGGGCGTCGTGGCCTTCTCGTCCCGCTGGACCACCTTCTGCTTCGGCGGTGCGGGCGCTGGTGCCGGGGTGGGCTTGGGAGGGGCGGCGAGCGGCGGGAGTGCAGGAGCCTCCCCCGGCTTTCCGGGCTTGGCGGGCTTCTCCAGCTTTCCCTCTTCCTCCTCCAGAAGCTCGTCAATCATCTGCTTCTGCTTGTCCGGGTCCTTGGTCTTGACAATCTTCTCGATTTCCTTCTTCTTGCGCAGTTCCTCCTGCCGGGTGCGCAGCTTCTTCTCCTTCTCGGAGGGCGGTGCCTCCTCCAGGCGCTTCTTGTTAAGTTCCACCTCACGCTTGCGGACGATGGTCTGGATGTTGTTCTGCACGGCGGGCAGGATGCGCTCGAAGACCGCCTTGCAGTGCTTGCAGATGACGAAGTTGCCCCGGAGGTCAAGCCTCTGGGTGGGGGCTTGCAGGAGCGGCCGTGCCTCCCCCAGCAGCCCGTCCCGCTGGTTGATGTTCCACTGCGCCCCCCAGTAGAGGAACGCCGGGCAGGAGCAGTTGCACCGGACATCAAGGGTCTTGGCGTCCTGTGTCTTCTCCACCTGCGACAGGTCGAACTGAACCTGCACGTCATGCCCCCGTGGGTCGGAGTAGTTCTCGTGGCAGACGACCTTGTATTCGAGGAAAAGCTCTTTGGGTCTTGACTTTATGAGGGTTGGCTCGCACCCCGCCCGGCGCTTCACGCTGAAGGCGTTCGTCTGCCGGATAAGCTCGGGCAACGAGATGGCCACCTTGGTGTAAGGCGGCTGGAGCTTGATTACAGGTATGGTCACCCAGAGCTTGTTAGCCAGGTGCGGTGGAAGTGCAGCAAAGGCCATAATCCCCTCAACTATGGTTCTTGTAGAGGGTTTGCGGCGGTCTACATCTCTGCTTGTTCTAGCGGCGGCGGGGTTTCCTTGACAAGGTCCTTGAGGTCGTCGGGGATGGGGACTTCCTTCGGTACCGCCCTCTGGCGCTTCTGCTTCTTGTACTGGAGGAACTTTTCGTCCTCTGTCGTATCAGGCTTGGGCGGCTGGTCCATCAGTTCGTCATGCTGCCGGGCGAGGGAGTCCATGTCCGCCTGCGCAGCCGGGGTGTTGCCGAGGTCGTTGATGGGGTTGTTGAACTTGTCCTTGAGGTCGTATCCGGGGGGAGGGGCTGGTGCCTTAGTCTCCTTCTTGGCAGGCTGCTTCTTCACTTCGGATATGAACTTGCTCTTCAGGAATGCCTCGATGGCGAGGGAATCCACCTTGAGAACCTTGACAAGCTGCCCGTTGCGGTAGATGGCAAGGGAATTACCATGCTGGGCGTCATGGGAGAGCATGTCTCCCGGTCGCACATAGAACTTAGACCCCTCGAAATTTATGGTAGTACTGGCCACAAACGACTTCATTCTTGCCTCCCATCAAAGGGCGGGATAGTGCAACTCCTAGCAGTTGAGGATGTTCCACCTGCGGATGACCTCCTGCTTTGCCGCCTCGTACTTCCGTGCGTGGTGCTCCCAGCCAGTCTCCCCGGCTACGCCATCGACAGGAACATCCCCCGGCCACAGCCGGAAGCCCTGCCCGCATCCCCGGCAGCGGATGTCTATCCAGCCGTCATGGGTGGAGCCGTCAGAGAGTATGCATACCAGCTTTGGTCTGTCTTTGCTACAGATTTTACAGGGGTTAAGAGAGATTTCACCGGGCATGATGGCTCCTTGGCGACACATATGCGCCTACAGGATAATACCGGTTTTGTGGGTAAAAAAAGAGAACGGCGGGAATCCGGTTAAGGATTCCCGCCGCAAGGTTTGAGCTTACCGGGGGCTATTAGTTCTCGCCCTGGTTGAAGCCGTTGAACACCTGGAAGCGCCCAGTGACGGTGAGCCGCTGAACACCGGAGGGGTTGAACACCAAGAACCCGAGGTTCTCGAAGATGCTGAACCCAATCTGACGGAGGTCAGGCCGGTCGGCGGACATGACGGTGAGCGGGATGCGCTCCGGGATAACGCCGAGGAACTCGGCATCAGCCAGGATGTAGATGCATCCGTAGCCTACCTTACGGGACTGGAGCAGTGTGGCTCCCCAGAGGTAGCCCATGACACCCGTCTTGAGAAGCTTGCGCTGGGTCTCACGGTCGATATTCTGTTGGGTCCACTTCAACAGGTCCGTGTAGTCACGGGGGTTGAAGAAACAGAAGGCGACGGAGAGGTCATGACGCTGAACCTGTCCGAAACCGTCTGCCATCGAGTTGATGTCGATGGGCGGCGAGATTGCGATGTCGCCGTTGTATACTGGGTCGAAGAGACCCGAGCCAGCCTTTGCGGCGTTGTCAATTGCCACCTGAGCGTTCGCAGCGGCAGCGACAGCGTCGAAGAGACCGAACACGTAGCCGTCTTCGGCAGCGCCGACTTCAGCCTTTGCCAGGTTAAGGGAACGAGCGACGAGGTCAAAACGGCGCTCCTTAATCTGGGTAATCGGAATCATCGGGTTGGACACGATTTCAAACGTCGGAACGGTGACACGCTTGGGCTTGGTAACCCGAACGATGTCTCCGCCTTCCTCGCCAACGACGAAGGCTTCGACGAAGGACCCGCCAGGCGTGCTGGACACGGTCTGGGCGGATACGTCAAATTCCTTGTCATAGATGGGAAGTGCGCCGTCCGGCAGCGTTTCGACCATGAGCGCCTTGCGAGCGATGCTCATGTAGTCACGACGCCGACGAAGCGACGGTCCGAGGCTAGCGGCGAGCTTCTGCCGTCCGCCAGCGGTCTTAAGCAGTTGGCCAAGCATCGCCGTCTGCTGTTGTGTGCGGGAAAGGTTTGCCATTGAAGTAAATCTCCTCTCTTAGCGCCTAAGAAGTGGGTTCCCCGGAGGGAACTTCTCCTTAGAGCAGACTTGCTACGCCGAGCCAAGGCTCCTGCGTTGTGGGGACGTGAGTGCAGATTCCTACAGGAATCTTTGCGCCGTTGGTGCCAGCGTGAGCTACGTCGGTATACAACCCGGCCGTTGCACCGTTACCGCAGTAGACATACTGACCGGCCTTGAATGCTACGCCAGCCTGCGTGTCATACGACTCGTTGTTGATGTTACCCTGGAAGAGGGCACGGACGACCGGGGCCTTCTTGCTGCCCGAGGGTCCGATTGCGCCTGCAAACTCACCGGGACCGTTGAGGAGGACGGCGAACGGAATGTTGCCCGCTCCTACGGTGGTGGTAGAAGGGGAAGTGTAGGTTACGCTTCCGGGGTTGAACGGACCAGTGCCGACGACGCCTGCGTGTGCGGTTTCAGTCCCGTCAGGGGTTGATTCCGTGTCGCAGGGAACGATGACGGATTCCACGCCCGTGGCGTTATGCGGAGTGTCCGCAATCGCCATGATGCGCCCGCCAAGGTACCCGGCATTGATGAGCGTGGTCTGGTCGGTTCCGGGGTCGCCCGTGAGGACAACGTCCGGCGTGCAGTTCACGCTATCGTTTTGACCGTAATATATGAGCTTAACTGCCATACTAGGTCTCCATGTAGGAAGATTGGATTAGGCTATGCTCCCAATCCTCTGTCCAGGAGTGGACCTCGGGACTATAGGAGCACAGACTGCTTCATACATCTAAAGGGGTTGATAGCAAGAATTTGGAATCGCTGACATTTGCCCAAAGTAGATAAAGTGGTGCCCATATAACAACAACTATTCGTATTATTATATGGGGGATAAATGCACATCTACTTGGTGACCAATCTCATTAACGGAAAGATGTATGTGGGGCAGACGGTCAAAGAAGTAAAAGAGCGGTGGAGGATACATCTAAAATGCGCTCGGACAGGGTATAGAAACCGGCTCTATGGTGCTATCCGAAAATATGGGCCAGAGGCTTTTGTTGCTGAGGGTTTAACAGAATGTGACAATCAAGAACAGCTTAATGCACTTGAGGAGATGTGGATAATCCTTCTGGATACCAAAAACCCAGAAGTGGGGTATAACATGACATCCGGGGGGGATGGGTGTTCTGGGTACTCTTTCTCCAAAGCCTCTCGAACGAAGATGAGACTATCAGCATTAGGCAGAAAGGCATCTCAAGCAACAAGAGATGCTCTCAGCAAAGCCCATAAAGGTAAGCCTAAGCCCCTTGCCCAACGGAAGAAAATAGCAGATGCTTGGACCGACCAACGTCGTTCAATGCAAGCTAGTATAGCTCGGCATGTAAACTCTGTAGAAAACAAAAAACTAAACGATTTTACTTGCCCCACTTGCAAGCAGGAATTCAAGCAGGTATCCCGAAGCGTGTACGGAGGGCATCGGAAAGCCTGCCTGTTTTGGAATACTTCGCAGCTACCGCAAAAGTGCTGATAGCAGTAATCTATAACAACTCTACGCAGAGGAATAGAGGAGTTATTGTCTGACTGTTTACAACTTTGAATGCTAGGGTTTGGTCAGAACCCCAAGCAAGTCCGCTTACTGACGCTCCTCCACCTTCATGCGACGTTGCGCTTTCCCCAAACCCATAACCGGTTGTCGATGACGCATAGACAGCATGAAATCTGAATAACCCATAAAGTTCTCCAGAGTTATAGTAGCCCCCATCTGCTTTTACTCCATTCAAGTAAAAATCAAACTGGGCATTTGCACTACTATCATATACACCTGCTGTGACTCTCAACGCTTGACCAGCCGACACCGTTCCTCCAGGGAGGGTGTAACTGTAAAGAGTATTTGGTCCTGCCACAGCACTACCTGGACCTTGAAAATTCAACACAGTAACCCCACCAGATAGAGAAGGTCCGGTATAACCTGTCATTCCGGTATATCCCGAGTACCCTGTGAAGTTGCCGGGGCCGGTGTATCCTGTGTAACCGGTGATGTTCGGTCCTGTGTAGCCTGTGTAGCCACTATATCCCGTATATCCCGTTGGTCCGGTAGGTCCAACAATCCCCCCATAGGGAAGAGAGTTCCACGCTGTTGAACCATCTCCAAGTTTGAACAATTCTGTATCTGTCTCCACCCCCATTTCGCTGGTTGCTAAAACGGGATTATTGGTCATCCAGTTGGCTGCGGTATCATGCCGAAATTGAAACACACCTGTGAATTCTGCGGTTGACATGCGGATGCTCCTTCTTGTAAAATTAAAATGTTAATTGTCTTCACTACCAGATTAGATAGTCTAGTTTTGTAGCTAGAGGAGGGACGCCCGAAACATCTAGGTTCCGGGCGCATTAGGGTGGGATTATCTAGCCTCGCCCAGTACGGGCGAGCCTAAAACACGAACCCCCGGACCGGATGTCCGGGGGTCTGATGGTTGGGTGGTTTACTCGAAGTCGTCAGCGAACAACGCCTTTGCCGGGTCGAAGTTCTTCGGCGCATCCTTGTCGGAAGCGATGATGGGCTTAATCTTCCGAAGGGTTGCGGGCTTCTTGGCGGCGGGCTTTGCGGCTGCTCTGCCTGCTGCCTTGCCCTGAGACTCAGGAGCCTTGCCTTCGGCGGGTTCCTTGAGTTCCGGCACGGCATCCTGCGGGGTGCGCTTCTGCTCGCTGTCCTCTGGCTCCACAATCTTGATGGTGTCGGCCCAGAGGTCGTCGGAGTGGTCGGACTCGCTGTCACGAGCCTCCTTGCTGGTTTCGCTCTGCTCGAAGTGCTTGGCAGCCTCGCCCGTAAAGCTGGGCACGACTTCCATGCCTGCCACCTGGGCAGCGGTCCTGACTCCGCCCATCAGTGCTGCCAATGGGTCGTCGTCCGCACCTTGGCGGCTGAACATGGCGGCTACGACATCGCCAAATTCCTGCACGCCGTTGTCATCCAGAGTGGCTTCCATGTCCATGGCAGCGGAGGGGGCAAAGAACTCGGAACCGCTGTTGTCGGACTCGTTCGCCAGGGCTGACTGCTTCTCGCCCATGGACTCCTCGTTGAAGATTTGGTCGAGGTCAAGCGCCTGCTCGTCGCCTTCGCCTTCGAGCGACTCGCCCTCTCCCTCAACGACCTCGGCCTCGCCTTCCAAGCCTTCGCCGATTTCCTCAAGCTCCTCGCCTTCGGTCTCCAGGACGCCTCCGGGAACTTCCTCCCCTTCGGCCTCCTCGGCATTGACATCTTGGACGAGGGCTTGGATTTCGTCGGAAAGCTCTTGCGCCTTCTCGCCGAGTTCCTTAATCTTCTCCTCGGTCACCATCTCGGTGGCCTCGGCCTCTCCACCCATCCCGCCTTCGGGACCAGCCGGGGGCAGACCATCTGTGGGCGGCATGTCCATGGGCGGCTCTTCACCGGGGATTCCCTCCTCTACCGGGGGCGCTCCTGCGTCAACAGGCGGTACGCCTGCATCCACTGGGGGTGCGCCTGCGTCAACAGGAGGTGCAGCAGGCGGTGCGCCTGCGGCGGGCGGGAACTCCGCCTTCTTGGACTTGGCGGCGGCTGCCTTGGCAGCGCACTTGGAGCACATCTTTCCGCCCTTGCAGTTGGGACATACGGCCGCCTTCTTGCCAGCCGACTTGCCCTCGGACAGGTCCACGGTGTCGCCAGGACGCTCGCCAGCACCCGGACGTTCGGCTGCCTTACCGGCATCGACTTCCTTCGGCTCCGAGGCAGTCCCACCGCCATGGCCACGACCGTCGTTATAGGTCGGGGTCTGCGGTCCGGCGTCCTTGCGGTCGTCGGCGCTCTTGGGGGTGGCGTTCTTCGCCTCGCCCTTGACCTCGGACTTCACGGCGTTCTTCGCTTCCGAGAGGACGCTGGGGTTCTCCAAGAGGTCGTTCATCTCGACCTTGTGGACTTCCTTGAAGGTCTCGGCCACCTTGGTGTAATGGGCGTTGACGGCGGTCTGCTTCAAGGCAGCCTTGAGGGCGCTGGTCTTGTTGTTGAGCAAGGACGCAGCGAACGCTTTCTGGGCTTCCACCGGGGCGGACGGGAGCATCGTCTTGGCGATGGTCCAAGCTGCGGCGACCCTCATCTTGGCTTCCCGGCTGATTACTGCCCGGTTCTGCTTCAGGTCGGCGAGCTTTTCTTTCAATGAAGTCTTCGTGTCGTTTGCCATAATCTTTCCCCTCTCGGAGTTAGGGCTGGTATTGCCCTTCTTATTAGAACTTGGATAGTTGTGTTTCTTGCTCGCCTGCATGGGTGTTGGCGGGGCAGGAGATGGTTCGGGCGGAACCTCGGAGGTTCCTTCGGGTCCTACGGGTGGCTCTGGTGACGCCTCGGCAGGGGGTGCCTCCGGGGGGAAGTCCTCGGTGGGGGATGGCTCGGGGGGTACTTCCGGTCCTGCCTCGGGCAGGGGCGGCTCGTTCGGGGAGGTTGCTTTCGGGGGGGCCGGTAGTCCGGCTTCGGTGAGCGGCTCGTCGGTGGGGGCGGCATTGCTGGTGGCAATCTCCCCGATGTTATCGTCCAAGCCGTCAAGCTCGGACTTGAGAGCCTCCGACCACGGTCCTTCCTTGAATCGTCCCCAGGCAGTCAGGAATTGCACCTTCTCCTGCATGCCCTTGATTTCTTCCTCAATCTCGGTGCGCTTCTGGGCAAGGTAGTCGAACGTCTTCTCGCCCTCGCCCTCGGGGAGGGTCATGTCCAGCTTGTTGATTTCGTTGTCCAGTTGGCCGAGTTCAGCCACCTTGCGCCGATACTTCAGGATAAGTGGGTTGGTGTTTGCCATTATCTGAGATTTCCTCCGTTGTCCCGTGAGAGCAACATCTCTCCCAAATTAAGGGAACCATAGTCCTCGTTTTGCGAGGCAGCCTTGGCAAATCTGCTAGCATCGGCGGATTTGCGGGTATACGAGGTGGCCGGACCCAGCCATTCCTCCGCCACAATCGACCTCTTTACGGCTCCGGGGAACGCCGGGGTCTGCACCCAGCTTGCCTCCACGAACTTGACGCCGCCGCCCGGCAGGGACTCGTGGCCGCAAAGCTCGGCTACACGGCGGGGCTGCCCGTCCTCGTCGGGGAGGAACGAACCCTTGTTGAACTGGAGGTGGTGGCAGTAGGTCGAGGCATCGGTAACATGCTGCCCGCAGAATGAGCAGATGACGAGGTCGGTGACGCAGCCCATGCTGAGGTACTTGACCTCCCCGTTGCGAATCTGGGCGGCCAGCTTGCTGTGGGACAGGTCGGTGGCCACGAGGATGTCCACGAAGTAGACGCTGTCCCGTGGGTCCTGAGTCAGGTGTATCTTGCGCAGGACGCTATCGACGATATGCCCCTTGGCGTACTTGCTGTTCTGGAAGTGCTCGACGAAGTTGAACGCCCCCACGAAGGTCTTGTAGGATGACTTCATGACGCCGTTCGACCAAGCGTCATCATTGTTGTTAACGAGGTGGGCAGAGGCCGGGCGGATGAGATAGTCCTCGGGGGCGGATTCCGTGGCCACGGAGGACATGATGGTGCAGTGGCTCAGGAGGTACTTGGTCTTGTTGGACGAGGCGGTCTTCCAGAACGTCTTGGCGGGCGTGGACAGAGGGATATGAAACGCCCTACCGCCCCATTCCTGCTCCCAAGCTTGGGGGGTGAGCACCGGCTCCCTGACTACCGCACTGGCGACCTTCTCAAAAGACATCTACACCACCTAATAAGGTGTTCCCTATTCGTTATTTGGCAAAGAACGCCCCACATGTTACACATTCGACTAGATTTCCATCCTCGGTATCAGGGTCGTCCACGGGTTTGGTTTCCGTCCCCTTGCAGTTTGGGCACACGAGGTTGACACCATCCTCCACCTGCACCGCTGCTTTCGGGAGGGTACGGGGTTCCTTGAGACCACTTGGGGAGCATTCCTCGCACCACACTGGTCCCCGGACGTTCTCCCCCTTCTTCAACTCCAAGGCGGGCTTTCCGCAGGTCTTGCAACTCCTCCACCACGTCTCTCCCTCAGCGGCCGTGCGCTCCTTTATCGGGGCACCCAAACCCTTGGCTACCTTGCTGCCCGCCGCCGTCTTGGCCACCATGTTGTCGAGGAGATAGTTCTTCACGTCCTGCGGAAGCCCGTCTAGCTCGCCCTTGCGGGAAAGCTCGGTGATAATCCCATGGTAGGGGTAGTCCTCCTTGGGGCTGGTGCGGAGGGAGTCCTTGAACTGCGAGAGTGCTGCTGCCGTGTCCCCGTCTTGGGCGAAGACAATACCCAGCATGAAATGAGCAGGTCCGTTATAGGGGTTGTGGTTGAGTGACTGGCTCAGGGCGTTGGCCGCCTCGTTCCAGTTGCCGTCCATGGCCGATGCCAGCCCCTTGTCATAGAATTCCTTGGCCAATATGGGGTTCCATTTCTTGCCCGCAGCCTGTATCTTCATGCCGCCGAGGAGTTCCCTGTCCTCGGGGTTAAGCTCAAGCTGTGGCTCTGTCGCCTGCGGCAGGCTTGCCTTGACCTTCTCCTGTATCTCCGGGGGCAGGGACTCCCAGACGAAATGGCTCCAGTACTTGTCGATGCCCAATGCGCCCGCAAGCTCCCGGCGCTTGGTATTGACGGTGCTCCTCCACCACGCCTCGGCGTCGGCGGCGGTCTTCGACCCCTTGATGCCCATCCCCTTGAGGAAGTCCTTGTCGTCCTTGGTCGGGCGGAATCGAGGGGGCTTGGAGGACGGCGGTGCTTCCTTCTTGGCAAGGTGACCCTCGGTGTGGTCGTCCTTGTAGCTCTGTCCCCATCCCACCCAGTTGAGTCCGCATATCGGGCAATGGTCCTCCGGTCCCATCTTGACATCGGAGAGCGTCTCGTCGATGTCGATGGATGGGGTGCTTCCGGGATGGTATGCCTGCATGTGGTTCAGCATGGACCCCTCGCCGCTCCATCCGCATATGGGGCAACGGTACTCTGGCTTGGGCTTACCCCCGATGGGCTGCCCATACTTGGTTCCGAGGTCGGTGACTTCCTCGTCGTCGCCCTCGTCCTCACCGTATCCGTGGTAGCGCCCAGCTTCCTTGATGCCCATCCCCTTGAGGAAGTCCTTGTCTTCGCTGCTCGGCGTAAGATTCCTTTCGACAGAAGTGAGATTAGTGAATGAATGGGGACCAAACTTCGCTTGGTGTTTATCGTGGAGATGCTGCCTCATCAGCCATATAGCCAACTCATAGTTGGTGGCTTTTCCATCATTCATCTGGCTGCTTTTCAGCTTGCAGGTATTGCACTCCAACTCAGCAGGGGCTTTGTTGGTTTCCTCTATCTGTCTAATGGTGGGTAGGTCTTCAACACTCTCGTCTGCTCTGAGGAAGGCATTCGCATTGTAAGCTTCTGGGTCATACGGCTCCTCGTCATACTCTGCCTCATCTGCTATACCCGCACCCTTGCTCAGCGGGCGGGGAGGGGAATAGTCCTTGTCAAGCAAGCTCTTGTCGATGTGCCGCTTGATGTCCGACCTGCCCGGCTTCTCCTCGCCCTCGTCGGTCCGGACGATTTGGGAGAGTTCCACATTGCCCATCTTGTCCTGGAGCTTCTTCACCACCTCGTCCGCCATCTGGTCGGTCGCCTGCTCCGGGGCGGTGTTGGCCTTGGCGGTGTCGGGCGGTTGCCATGGACTCTGTGGGGTCTGGAGTGGGTCTTGTGACTTCTCCTGCGTGTTGTTCGGGGCGGGCACGCTGGATGCCCCGCCGAGCGGTGTGCCCATGCCGTAGGACTTCTCGCTGGCGTTCTTGGCAGATGTGACTCCCATTGACTTCAGGAAGTCCGTGTCATTCCTGCCTTCCGATGAGTCTATGGCCTTGGTCAGTTCCCGGTACTTGGGGTCGTCTGTCCAAGCCTTCTTGGCAGCCTCTCTGGCTACATTCAGGAGGTAGTTCTCGACCTCGTACTCCTCACGGGTGATTTCCTTGTTGCGCCAGGCATTGTAGAGTTCCGTCATGCGCTTGCGCAGGGTGCCGATGGTGGACCACCCATCGTAGTCAAGCTCACGCTGGGGCGGGGGGAAGCCCTCGGGACCCGCATCGGCGGCCGTCCGGGGGAGGAGCAGGGATGCCTGCCCGGAGTCCATCCGGCGTCCTGTCTCCTTCTCCCAAGCCAGAATCTCCTTGGTTATCGGGAACTTCTTCATCTCCGCATCAGGGAGCCTGGTAGTGGGGGCCATCCATGGGTTCATCCCCTTGCTCCTGAGATGGGCGGCGAGAGCCGGGTCCATCTTGGAGGGGTCTTCGGTATTCCAGTCGGAGGCAGTCTTGCCCTCGGCAGGCAAGGTGTCATAGACAGCCCGTGCCTCTTCAATGGTATTGTAACGCTTTCCCTTCCCAGCCTCTTCGATGAGCCACTGGGTGAAGGGCTGCAAGGGTCGTTCAGGCACCCCTTGACTCTCTCTGAGTTCTTTCCACCTATTAGGGTTCTTGCGGTTGAAGTCCCGCACGGTGTGGTTGGGGTTCGCCGCCGTCTTGCCTTCACTGGGGTCGTTTATCCCCGGCACGATGCCGTGGTCCCAGGTCTTCTCGCACTTGTTGCACTTGGCAGTCTCGAAGTCGGTAGGCATCAGGGCATAATCATCTGAGCCGCAATGCGGGCAGCGGGGCTTCTTCTTTGCCCTTACCCCCTTTAGCCACTCCTTGTTGTACTCGGGGTCCTCCCAGCCGTCGTTCTCGCTCTCCTTGAAGAAGGTGGCGCTGCTTGGGTCGGGCGGCTGAAGTAGCGGACTGTCCGAGGCTACCCGCTTGGAAAGCCCCTTGAGGGAAGCGAGGGAGATTTTCATGTCCTTGAGGAAGTCCTTGTCTTGGTCGTTAAGCTCGCCCGGCTCCCTCGTCTCCGGGCGGGCGTCGTCGCCGCACTTCCCGCATCTCTCCATGCCAGGCTCCAAGGAGAGTATGGGCTGGGGGACTATGTCCGAGTCCTTGGTCCACTCGTCGTTTTCATCCGGTGCAGACGGACCTATTTGCTTGGTGTCGATAAGCTCGTCGATAAGCTCCCGACCGCAGCGGGGGCAGTAGACCTCGGAGCGGTACAGGTAGCCGTCCGGGTCGTCCCATTCCTGCTTAAGTCCTGCCCGGAAGTCCTCCTTGTCCCCCAGTCCCTCGCTCCCGGTTGCCCAGATGTCGCTCAGGTCGGCCCGCTTGGGGTGGAGCAATGAGTTTACGGAGCCGGTCTTTGCCTTGAACCCTTTGCACTCGCACGAGGTGTCCTTGCAGCCAAAATTACCGAGGCTCCAATGCTCGTGCCACTGATGACCACAACGGCATATGGAGTTGTCGGCAAGCTTCAGGCTGGCGGTGGTAGGCTGCTGGAGAGGGGACTTGGCTTGCCGCCCCTGCTCAATCTCTATGGACCGCATCTCCCGCTTGAGGCGGGCAATCTCTTTGTCAAGGTCCCGGAAGCGCCGTCCCCGGACATCGTCATGGAGGATTCCCCGTCCCATGCGGTTGGCGCTGTCATAGTCCATCTGCTCCCAGTAGTCGCTGGGGCGGTCGGTAATAGGGACGTACTTGGTGAACTCCTCGTCCCGTTCTATATTTGCCTCAGCAATCCTTTTCTTTCTGGACTCCATCCCCTCGGCGAGTTGCTGCGTGGACCAGCCCTTGGGATTCCAAGGCTTGTAGTTCTTACTGCGACCCCTCCACCATGCCTGCTTGAGGCTATCCGTCTCCGACCCCTTGCCATAGAGAGGGGTATAGTTGTTGGCGGGGTCTGCCGGGCTGTCCAAGCCATGACTGGCAAGGCTATCCATATCGGCAACGTCAATCCCACCGACCCCCCCTGTTCCGGGGATGGGCAGCATGGAGGCTTTCTTCTGGAGCAGCGACGAGTGAGGCTTGGTAAGCATAGAGACAATTCCCCTACTTAGGCTTCGGGTATTCTGTTAAAATGGGGTTTTGAACAAGGAGGGAAATACCTTAGGGACCAATCTCACCTTTAACCATCTCTGCTGGCGGTGGGGAGTAGACCAGTCCCAGCCTCTTCATCTCCTCCAGGCATTCCTTCTTTCCCTCGATGCTGGGCACAGAATCAGGACCCCCGTCCGTGGGGGACGAGCAGAACATGGATTGCATTGTCATGGTGTGGCCCTCATTCTCGTAGAGGATGAAGACCCGCTTGGACAGGGTATTCCAGACTAGCCGCCAGCACTTGCGGGCAGGGGAGACGTTGGCCGTGACTTGCTTTTGGGTAACGATGCTCGCCACGTATACCGTCTCACCCCCTAGCGATTTAATACCGCCGAATTAAGAAATCGAGTAGAGCAAGCTCCTGCCGGTCGCATCACCGGAGTTCAGACCGCTGTCGAGGAACTCACCGTACACCGTGCCGCTGACATCGAAGATGTCGGTGACGGAGACGGTTACGTTCTCGTTCACGGCGGCCGTTTCAATGGCATAGCCAGTGGTGTAGTTGGAAATCCAGCAGCCCTCGTACACCGTCGCAACCGCCTGTAGTCCGGGGTTGCCGAGGTTGTTGAACCCACCCTCGTTCGGGATGTCCGCAGGGGTGAGGTCCGGGGTTCCGCCGCCGAAACCGGAGGCGTTGCTCGGGTCTTCCGAGGCAAGCTGGGAGAAGACAATCTCGGTCTTGATGTCGAACGGCCAGCGGTGATGACGGATGGAACGGACGCCGCCTGATACGCCAGCCTTGTAGCCGAGAACCTGCATGATGTTGGCAAGGTAGAGGCAGGTGCGCTGGATGGTGATGCTCAGCGGTTCCGTGACGCCGGGCACAAGCTCAGCGACTTGGTCGCCATAGCCCAACCCACGGATTGCCTCGACCGTGCGGGTTTCAGAGATTTGGAAGGAGGACGTGACGCCCAGCTTCACAAACTTGCCCACACCCACGACATCCGTAAAAATCTTGAAGCGAGACGAGATTACGGATTCCGTCTGGGGGCTTGCTCCTTGCTGATAGATGTAACCGCCTTGCGCCATGGTCTTCCTCCTGAAGCCGCCCGAGGCGGCGTTCTATTCAAAACCTCAAAAGTCCTTTTCCTTGCAAACGCTACTGCTTGTCCTTGAACTTTGTCCGCTTCTTCTCCGCCTCGGTCTCCTTCTCGCACTTCCTGCAAAGCTCGGACAAGTAGCCTCCGTTCTGGTTGTTGTGGGGCTTCCCGCAACCCTCGCACTTGACCTCATCGTCGTCGTCCTCTGCCGCTAAGACCAAGCTGTCCATCCAGTTGCCCTTCTTCTTGCTGGCCTTCTCCTTGACCTTGACTGCGTCTTCCTCGGCCTCTTCCTGCATCTGCTGCTTGCCGAGTACCTTGGCAGCCTGACCAAGCTGGTCATACGCCCGGTAGATTGCCTCCACCGCCTCCCTGACAGGGCGGGAATCATTGGCGTTGGTAATCTCCTTGGCGTCCAGGTACATCTCCTTGAGGCGGTCGGACAGCTTCTCGACCTCCTTGAGCGCCTTGGTCGCCTTCATCTCCTCGGCGGCGTTCTTGCTGCCGTTGAGGGTGATGGGAAGGGTGGTCTCGTGGCGCTCCAGCTTGGCAGGACCCTCGTCCTCCAGACCGTGCGCCTCGGCAATCTCCTTCACGTTCTTGTCGCCTTCCTTGATATCCATGGTGTCTTGGTCCTCGACGAACCAAGAGCTTCCCTCCGACCCGGCTGCGGTCTTCAGGACATAGGCGTCAATCTCCTTGTGAAGGTCGGCAAGGACCTCACGGAGGGTCCCCTTCTTCTTTTTCTTGTTGTGGATAGCCCACATCGTGGCATAGGCCTTGTCCTTCTCGCCCGGATACTCATCCTTGATTTCGTGCGCCGTCTCCTCGCTGATGTCAGGAGGGGTCACGGCTACCTTTCCCACCGGCTCGCCCTCTATACCGGCAAGCCTCAGGCTGGCCATACATAGGTTCTCCATCTCCGCCTCTCCACCACCTTCCCCGAGGACGCTCCGGGCAGCCTCGACTGCCGCTATCGTGTCGTCCCACGCAAATGGCTCGCTCTGCTTCTCGTTTTCCTCGTTGTAGACGGTGAGCAGCCCGCCGTCACCCTCTGACTGCACCCAGAGGCGGACGGTGCCTGCCTGTGGGAACGCCGGGGCATAGACGCCCTCGCCACGAATCTCCGAGCCGATGAGGATGTAGGGTCCCTGGTATACGTCGAACGCCTTGACCTTGCCGCCGAGGGCTTGGGCGATGGCATGGTGAATAGGCCACTCCTCGGGGCTATCCGCCTCCGACTGCGTCATCTCGCCCGTGGCGGTTCTGTTGCCGTCGTAGAGGCTCAATGTGTCCTTGACGGAAGCTGCCCTGCCTGCGGGAGCCTGTGTCTCCACGGGGCGTCCCTTGAGTTGCTTGGCTAGTGACTCCATAAAGTCCAGACCTGCCTTGTCGTTGATTTCCACGTTCTTGGAGATGGCGGAGATGATGTTGGCAAGCGTCTCGCTGGACATCTGGTGGATGTCGGCGTTGATGTCCCCATTGCCTGCCTGCGTGATAGGGGGAGCCTGCTTGACGGGTGCTGGCGCTGCTCCTGCCGCTGCGGCCGGGGCTGGGGCGGGTGCTGCGGCCGCTCCTCCGCCTGCTCCTGCGGGAGGGGGCGGGGCACCGGGAGGTACTCCCGGCTGGGCTGTCTTCTTCTGTGCTGCCAAACGAGGTACTTCTGCCTTTACAGGCATCTTAGCCTCCGACTTCTCATCTCTGTCTGTCACCCACGGGTCGGCACCTGCCGAGGCTACTTGGGAAACAGTCTCAGGAATTTCCGTCTGCTCCATGGCGTTGCTGTCACGGAAAGTGCCCGCAAGCTGGCTCACCCACTCCACATACTGCCTGACGGTCTGGGCATACTGCGGGTAGGCTTGGTCGTCAAGGTTGGTCTGCCCCATGGGCGACTTGGCCACCCTGCTTAGCCACTGGACAGCCTTCTGGAGCTTCGCCAGCCGAGGGTCGTTCTTGGACTGGAGAATCGGGATAATCTCCTGACCCTTCTTGACCGCCATCTGGAGAGTCTCGGGACTGACCAATGTGGTGGCCTTCTTGCGGCGGTTGATGAGCTTAGATTTCATCCCCTTCTCCTAAACATCCACAGGCGTGAGCGGCGGAACCAAGGAAAGGTTCCTGAGCGCTGTCAAGGCTGCGGTGATGGCACTGACCATCGCTGTGTACCAAGCTTCCAATGCGTATGCCGGATACACGGTAATGCAATCCAGAGGACCCTGTACCGGTGCCGAGGCGTTGGGGTTGCACAGCGGCGGGGTGCTCGGCAACGACTGCATGAACTTTATCGTCTTCCCCGACATCTGGGTTGTTATCCCGACGAAATACTCGGTGGTCGGGAAGGTGAAGCTGAAACTGGCAGGGGGGCTGGACCCCGGCAGGGGAGCCGTGAAGGTGCCGTTGCCCACGAGAGAAATCTGGGGGTCGCCGTATGCCGCAATCAGCGCCTTGTCCTGTGCATCATCAGGGTCGCCGACAAACAAGGCCTGTAGGCGTATGCTGATGACGCCGTTCGCCTGCGTGGTTACCGGAGTGATTTGCATTCTCCCACCTTAGCTTATGGGGGAAAAGGTACCCACCTTTCCCCCCACGTTTTTACAGAGTCGTGGTCACCGTGAAAGTGACCGAAATATAGAGCAACGAGAACATCGGCTTGAAGGTGATGGTCACATCCACCGTGGTCGGGTCGGTCGGGTCCTGCGCCACGTTCGGCGGATTGTACCCGGCGATGATTTGGTTGTTCGACAACGACGTAAGCCGGGAGTTCCCGACAATGGTGATGTCGTTGAGCAGACCGGTTACCAGCTTGCGACCGATGAACTGCTTGAAGTCGGCCCGGAACTGCTGGCAGACGTAATCCGTGATGGTCGTGCAGGTCGGCTCGGAGGTGATGGGGTTGCTCGGGTCGGTGCTCTTGTAGTGCCGGATGTTGAGCGCCCCGTTGTTGTTGGTCAGAGCCACCAGTCCTGCCGCCGCCATCTGGTCCATGACCGTGTCGTCGTACTGGACGAGCAGGCGGGAGAACCCGGTGAGGTTCTGGTTGGTCAGCGTGGTGGCCACGTCGTTGGACGGGTTGATGTTGAGGCCAGCCATGGCGGCGGCGATGAAGCTGCCGTCCACGGAGTACTCCTGCTGCTGTCCCGTCTGGGTGTTGGTTATGAGAATGCCAGCGGCAGGCATGCCGATGGCAATCATGCGGGAACTCTTGAGGCTCTGGGCATTGGCTATCGCCTGCTGGAAGCCCGTGAAGGTGCTGTAGCCGACGAAACCGATTGCCTCGCCCTTGTTTCTCGGACCCGCCTGCGTAATCAACTGGCGGCTGAGGAACTGCTGCACCGTGGTGCTGGTGCTCAGGGGGACGATGACATTCGCCTTCGTGTTAAGCCCCGGCAGAGCCGTGGTGAGCGTCTGGATGGCGGCGATGAAGCTGGCATCCGTGGCGGTGTTAAGCCCAGGCTGCTTCGGCACCTGCACGACGCCGAACTGCTGCGCCCCGTTCTGGGTCATGAGTTGGATACCCAGAGATACACGGTTGATGGTGCTGGGCTGCCCGTAGGCGTTGTAGGCATCCGTCGCCTTGGTGTACATCTTGATGGCGAAGTCGGAGGGCTGCTTGGTGGTCTGGAAGGAGATGTAGTAGTACTCCCCGACCAGCGGCTCGTTCCCGGACTTGTTGAAGGTCTGGATGAGCGCAGTGTCCCCGGCGTTGGCACCGTAGGTCGTCACGACCTCGGTGTGGAGACCGGCGATGGCGATGAGGTTGTTCTGCTGAGCCTCACTGAAGGGGACATAGGTTGCCCCGGTGAAGCGAGCCTGCTCGCTGCTGACCACAAACACCAGAGTGTCTCCCGGCTGGAACGTGTACTGCGGGGTGGGGAGGGACTGGTAGCCGTAGCTCAGGGCGTCGGCCGGGGCCACGATGGTGAACTTCAACCCCGTGTCCTGGTCGATGTAGGTCTGGTCGAGGTAGCCCTGTCCCGAGGACCCCTTGGGGCTGCTGGAGGTCACGAGGTAGCGGATGGCATAAGGCTCGGGGGTAGTGGGGTCCACGCCTCCCGCCAAGTTGAGCGGGGCGGCGGTGGAGACGGAGCCAGCGGTCAGGAGTTGCACAAGAACCGTGCCGAAGGTGGTCGTGAGACCCGCTCCGACAAGGGTGACAACTTGGTTGGTCGTGGTGACGCCGTTGAAGACGATGGCGTTTCCGGTGACGACAACCCCGAAGGTTCCGGTGTTGTTGAAGGCGACCGTGATGGCATCTCCGCCGACACCGGGGGTGGTGACGAAGAACAGGAGACCCTGAGTGTTCAGGTAGGCCTGCGCACCGGGGTTGACATCCTTGGTAAGCCCGTCATCTTGGAAGGTGAGGGTCACGGTTTCGTCCACCTCACCCGGCGAGTCATAGAGGTCGGGGAAGGCGAATGGCCACACGATGCCAGTCTGGGCGAACTCGCCGGACTGGGTTACCACGCTGTGGGCGGGGTCAAAGCTGACTACCGGCAGGACCCGTCCGACCTCGTCCTTCAGGGTATAGGTGCCTTGCCCGGAGATTCCGGGGTTGACAACCGTGGCCGTGTAGGTGTGGTCGTTGAGGGCGTTGCGGTAGTAGCTGGCGTACACGTTGGTGCCCGTCAGGGGGGCATTGTACAGGGTGAACTTACCGGTGTCTCCAGCGAGGGAGATGACCCGGACTGCCCCGTCTGCCAAGGCTTCCACGGGATTGACGCCGACATAGACCGAAATCTTGGTCGGGTCGTCGGTGTTGATGCTCAGCCCGCTTCCGTCCGTGACGGCGTCGGGGGCGGAGAACACAAGGTTCTTACCGTTCGACACGCCCGTGCAGGAGCGCAGGTAGACATGCTCGTCAACGAGCGTGGTGAGAATCTGGGTCGGTCCGAACGGCGTGAAGCCGGACGAGGCCAGCCCGACTGCGGTCGTGGTGCTGGCACCCCAGTTGATGATGCTGTTCCCGTAGGAGTCCTTACCGAGGACATAGTCCGTGTCCTGGACGAAGTCCGAGCGGTTGGGGCCGAGACCCACCCTGACGATTTCCGACACGTTCTGCGCCGGGATGAGGTCAAAGGTGTTCTGGTAGGTGTTGGTCCAGTAGGTGATGGTCACGGTCGAGGGGAACGCAACCGGGTTGGTCAGGGTGATGTAGCCGGTCTGACCGTCAACGGCCGATACCGAAACCTTGTTCCCGTTGACCAGTACAGTCACCTTGGTCGGGTCGGTGGTAACGACGCCGCCGTTGGTTCCGTCCACGATGGGCACCCGTTCTACCTTGAACACCTTGTTGGTGTTGGGTCCGAGGCCGCCGAACAGGTTGGTCGCCACGATGGGCACTGCGGGAGTCAGGGTCGGAGGGGAGCCGCCACCGGGGGTGGTCGCCGTCAGATACCCGGCATCAAGGGTGGGGATGCCTGCCGCCACGAGATTGAAGATATCCTCAAGGGTGCGCTTGTCCTGAGTCGGGGGCGAGCCGGAAGAGGTGGTCTTAAGGATTTCGATGGAGATATGGTCCGTGCCCACTCCGCTGACCGCCTGCGTGTCGAGCACGCCGGGTCCCGGAGGCGAGAGGAGGCTGGCGTCCGTGATGGAGATGGTTACGGCATTGCCAGTGATGCCGGGAAGCGAGGTACTGATGACGCTCCAGTTGCCGTCCGTGTCAAAAATCTTGAGGGTGGCAAAGCTGGGGACTTGGTCGGAGACATCCTCGTTGGTGACGAGCGTGTCAATCCGCTGGAAGAAGTAGCTGATTTCCACGTTCTGTCCCGGAGTGACAAGCTCCTGCGTGGTAAAGTCTCCGGTCGCTCCATCCAAGGAGATGACCGTGCCGGGGATACCGTCCACGACAATCTGCACCTTGCTCGGGTCGTTGGAAACCACGCCCTTGCCGGACCCATCGGTCACGGGGAAGTAAGTGGTGTGGAACTCGTTGGTGATGGCGACCACCTGGTCGGAGATGTTCTCGTTCACCACCTGCTCGTCAGAGTTGGCGGTCGAGCCACGGAAGAGTTCGACGTTGTCCTGCTCGAAAAACTCCTGACCCTCGCCGATGATTACCGGAATACGAGCGTTCCCGAAAAGGGGCTGCCCTGCTCCTGCAATCTGTACCGTGGTGTAAACCCCTGGAGGTGCGTATGACCCAAATAGTGCCATGTTCTTGTCTCCTCTGACGGCGAGTCGCCGCTCGTTTAGTTCCTCTCATTTAGGGGGATGGAAGTCAATTTGCTACCCCCTTTATGCTCCCAACGTAGCCTATTTTGCCAAACCGGACAAAACCGGCTCCTGTACTTTTTCCGGGATTACCACTTCCCGGAGCTTCGTTCCCGGCAGGACTCGATAGGCCTCGTGGCTGGTTGCGATGAGAGCCTTCTGGCCTGTCTCCTTCCGAATCTTATCCCTAACTGCTTGACGTTCCTTGATTTGCTTCCAGCGCTTCTCTGCGTCCACACCCACGACCACATCAAAGGTAGGGTTGGACATGTTGGCGGTGGCAACGGCGGGTGCGCCTTTTAGCTGGTAGACGCAATATCCGAGGCATTTGGGATGCGGACAAGGGCGGTCCTCGAAGGTGGCCTTGTCCATCGGCATTAGCTCTTCCAAAACCGCCCCGCATACGGGGCACTTGAACGCATAGATTGCCATGACTTCCCTTCATCCGCCTCTCAGGCGGGTTATTGGCTCTGCCGAGTCCCTATAAAGTAGAAGTCATAGTCATTTTGTGCTTTGGGCTGGAGGAACGACTACCTGTTTCTTTAGGCAGGAGAAGCCATGATTACGCTGACACAGGGGAAAAAGCTGGGACCGGGGGACCTTAGCATCCTCATCCGGGACGCCAACGGGGCATTGATTGACCCCGCCATCATCTGCTACTCAATCTTCCAGATTAGCGAGAAGGTGCCCACCGCAGGGCAGCGGGCATACGACTTTGACCTGGAGCAGCCGAACCATATGCGGATGCTCCCCGAGAGCGACCTTGTCCTCGTGAGCCAGCCGAAGCTGGTGCCCTGCCGGTCGAGCGCCGGGGCATACTGGGTCAACATGACGGTTCCGACGCTCTGGAAGGGCGTTTACAGGCTCGTGTGGTATATCGTGCAGTATTCCGGGCAGCCCGAGAACCGAGTTTACGAGGACTTCGTCGTCCAGACCATCGACCCGGCCGACTCGGCGTTCGAGGCACCCAGCACCATCATCGCCCAGCGCCCAATAACCACCAACAAGTACGCCCCAGCCATCATGTATGTCCGGGAGCTACTCTCCGACACCAATCCCGACCGCAACTACCATTTCCGCCCCCCCACGCCGGGCAAGGTGGTCGCAGGGTATACCAGCCGGGTTGGGTACATCTGGCTCGACCCCACCGTTCTGAGGATGCTGGACATTAACATCTCCAAGCTCAACTGGTACAATCCCAAGAACATCACCAACTACACCCTCGACACCATCCCGGTGGACTGGGGGAGGATTGCCGCCATCGGTGCAGCGTCCTCTTGCCTGACCGGGGAGAGCGCCCGGTGGGCGGCCGACGAGTTCAGCTACAGCCTGAACGGGGTCAGCTTGGATATCAATAAGTCGTCCCTTTACTTGTCGTTGGCTCAGAGCTACGGGCAGGAGTTCACGGAGATGGCACCCTTGGTTACGGCCATCCGTCCGTATAGCGCCGGTCTCAGGCAGCAGCGCTGGCTGTTGGGTTAAAAGGAGGAGGTTACATGTTTTCCAGCGAATTTCTCCATGCCCCCTTATCCAAGCGGGCAAACTTCAACATGGAATCTTTCCTTGGGGCATTGCCTATTCCAGAGCCGGGCTTCAACCTCTTGGAGTTCCTGAAGAAGGTCAAAAACGCCCTCATATGGGATGCCTTGGAGGCTTCAGGGGACAACTACAGCGAAGCATCTAAAAGACTGGGCATAAGCAGGCAGGCTATCTGGGAATTTGTATCCAAGAGTCCCCAGTTAAAGCTGCGTTTCCCTCAGGTATAATATGGTAAATGAGCTTCTCGTTCTCAATTCGAGCTATGTCGGGTCCCGGGACCTCTGGTGGGTTGACGACCCGGAGGCGACCAAGGGGTACAATATCTACCGTGCCTATGACCACCCTAGCAACTGGAAGAAATTAAACAACTTCCTGTGGAGGGGGCACTTCTGGAGAGACCAGGCAGCCTTGGAAGAGGTGGAGTACATCGTCAAGGATGTTGACTGGGTGGAGAGGGGTGAGTTGGGCAGGTGGGGCTTCAAGCTCCCGGACATCCCCTACTCCGACGTTGTCCACTTCCGCCCCAAGGTGGCCACCAGCCCGGACGATGTCAGGATATCCATGGTTGACATCGGCAACAACATCGTGGACCTCCGGCCGATATCGGTCATTGCCTTGGACCAGACCGTCTGGCTCCCCGCCGACAACAGCCTAGCACAGGGCGGGGCGGTTTCGGACACGGCCCAGGTTTCCAGCGGCAATGTCAGCCAAGCCAACTACGCCGCCGTCGTGGAGGTCAGGGTGAAGTTCAAGCGGCTGGCCAACTTCGTGGACATCTACACCTCCATGGCGAGGCAGTTCTATACCGTCGTGGGCGTGGGGGAGCATGGGGAACTGCACAAGCCGGGTGCCGACCGCAGCAAGATAGTCAACACGCAGGAGGTGGACAACCTCACTTGGGAGTTCGCCGAGATGGTGAACCGCAACCAGTGGATATTTGAGCAGACCGGCGAGCCTGCCTACATCATGTTCCGCAGGACGAGAGGGGAGCCTTGCGGGTGTATCCGCCCGGAGGCGGGTCTCGGGACGCCGAGGCACGGATGCCCATCCTGCTACGAGACTGGCGTGGTGGGCGGTTACTATGGTCCCTACGACCTCCTCTACATCCCCCCCGACACCGCCTTGGTGCGTGAGATTGACGAGGGCGGGGGCATCAAGACCTCACGGGAGAGCCGCAGCTTCCTCACCAACACGCCCATCGTGCAGGACGGGGACCTTCTCATCCGCAGGAACGGGGAGCGCTTGGTCATCCATGGGGTCACCTACAAGAACCCCCGTGGCGTCCTCCTCCAGCAGGACTTCGGGGTGGAGCTTCTCAAGGAAGGGGATACCCGTTACCTCATCCCCATCCAGACGGGGCTGCCCACGCTCTTCGACCCTATTATCAGGAACAACCCCGACCAAGGCATCGACCCGCATCACCTCAAGGGAGACGGGGAGCCTCTGGTGGACGTGAGGGAAGAGCCGAACAAGGAGCCATGGGAGAACAAGTCGGTAGTTCCCATCGGGCGCACCGTGTCCTTCGGGCGCATACTGGGGTCGCCCCTCGACTTGGTGAAGAGGCCGCAGTAGCAAAGCGGGGAAACAACCCCGAAACAGAACTATTCAAGCCTTAAGAGAGGAACCGCTATGAACGTAACCGAGCTTACCGATGCATTGGCAAAGACTGCCGGGGTCCTGTGCGAGGCAGACCATCCGAACGATGACCAGGAGCTTCAGGCCATCGTGGGCGACCCCTTGGATGTGCGTACCTCCACCTTCGCCCAGTTCAAGCCCAATCCCGGAACCATGCAGATGCCCAACCCCCTGTCGCCGATTGAGGGGGACGAGATTTTCTTTGCCTACCTGATGCCTTGGGCAACCTTCCAGGCAAACGACGGCTCCGAGTGGAATATCCTTGAGTACAGTTCCCCAGACCAGATTGAAATCGAGAACCGCTGGTACCCGAGGATACACGCCTATGTGTCCATCGGGGACATCCGGCGCTCCATCCACCAGTGGATTGAGCCTGTCACCCAGACTGTTCCGCCCCCGCCGCCCGGTGTCGATTATGCCGCCCTGCCCGTCAAGATAATGGACAAGGACAGCAACAAGGGGGACATCGACAAGCTTACCGACGACAACGAGGTCAGTCGGGGAAGTAGCTGGTAAGAGTTCGGCAGAGAAGAGTCAAAAGGAGAAACACCATGGTAGTATCAACCATCGTAGCGGGGCTGACCATCAGCCATCTCGTGGCCATCCTGACCGGGTGGTGGGCGAAGGCAAAGCTTTTTGCCTCCACTGAAGCAGCCAAGGTAAAGCCCGAGGCGGAGAAGGTTCTCGCCGAGGTCAAAGCCGAGGTCACCAAGCTTGAGACCGCCGCCGAGACGGACGCCAAGAAGGTCATCGCCGCCATCAAAGCGAAGCTGTAAGCTAAACTCGCAGGTTCCCGCCTATGGGATTGGATTATAGAGCCTGTTCGGCGGCTTGGTAGCCGAAACTCATAGGGAGACACGATGCTTGACCTCACGGGCGGGAATCTCATTGCCTATATCCGCAGGGTTATCGAAGACGCCGTCAGCCGCAGCCCACGGTTCCGCAGTACCTTGGGCGAAGTATCCTCCCAATTCAACAACCTTATCCAGTGGAAGGACGCCCAGGTCAACATCAAGAACGTGACCTCCTCGGGCAACCGCCTCTCCCCCGACTACTTCATCTGCAAGGACTATGGTCGTGCCATCCTCGCCAAGATTCAGAGCAAGGAGGGGCAGTTCATCGAGTGGGTGCAGGAGGTTGACGCCACTCGGAAAACGCCCGTATCCGGCGTGTACTACCTCAATGTGGACTCCGTGGACGAGCAGACAAGGGATGTAGCCCTGACCATCCAGACCTTCCGGTGGAAGGAAGGCAAGGTATCCAATGCCAAGGGTTCGGTGGTGTATCTCGCTCCAGGTATAGACGGCACTGCGCTGTCCGGCTATATCGAGGGGGAGAACAGCCCTCCCGTTGACCTGGTGACCTTCGTAAACGACGGGACATACCCCACGACCGTAGGCAGCAGCCCCCCCATCCCCATAGACATGCTTTTGTCCCCGGAGCAGATATACCTCCTCACCCCTACACCGGCCGGACTGATACTGCTGTCCGGGTCGCCGCCCACGCCCTTGGTTCCCCTGGTGGATTATTGGTATCAGCAGACGGTTGAAGAGGTGGTGTGCCCGAGCACGGTGGGGGGAAGGGAGATAGTCGGCATACCGGTGGGGCGCACGGTAGTGCCCACCAGCCCGCCACAGACCATCCAGACCATGATATCGTTCACCCTGACGGACGACACAGGCTACCAGCTTGTCCCCGGAAAGGACTTCACATGGTATGCCTCGAACGACTGGCTGGAGCTTTCCGAGTGGACGCCTGCCGGGCAGACCTTGACGGCGCACCTCGTCGTGAAGGTTGACCCCACGGCAGCGATAGGCACCAACCCCGAGGACATCCTACAGGTGGGGGTGGCTCCGGGGGAGACCCTCGCCCCCAACCAAGTCTTCATCCAGACCTCGTCGGGAAGCTCCACGACGGCTATTGTAAGCAGCGACGGGACAGTGACGCTCCCGACCCTGCTCATGCCGGGGCAATGGCTGCGGTGGGAAATGCGGGTGGATGCCGGTGTAGCGAAGGCTGTGGCCAAGAAGTACAACCTTAACCAGAACATCATTCCTGGTCTCAGGCTTGCCATCGGGGACAACGTGTTCAAGGACGACCAAGTGGCCATCATCGTGTCTCCTACGGTGTGCGAAACCTACGAGGTGTACGGGAGCAAGGAGAACCTGAACTTCACTGTTGACTGCCGGGCGAACGACCTCCAGACCGCCTCGGACCTCAGCGAGATGCTACGCCAGCAGCTTCTCATCATGAGGCGGACGAACATGGAGGCGGACGGGATAACCCTGTTTGAGGCGAGCCGCTCTTACATCGGAGCGCAGCGTGACCAGTCCGGCACCGCCCCGCAGTTCGTCTATACCCTGAGCATATCGGCGATGGCTGACTGGAAGGTGTTTGTCCCGCTGGTCACCCGGCTGGTGAACCTTGAGATAATCGAGACCGCAACCGTCACGGCCCCCAAAATAACGATGACCCCGAGGGTGAGAGCCTTCGGGGCCACTGGGTTCCTTGAGTCTTATACCTAGCCTTCCTTGTTAGCCCATTCCATGATATCAGATTCGACTACAGGCAGGTCTTCTGTGTTTTTCTTGGCAGCCTTGTTGAGCTTGCCGATAGGGAATGCCTGAATCATCCTCATGATGGACACGAGGGTCTCCTCATCGGCGGGGTTCTCTGCCTCCAAGGTCACCCTCTTGAGCCTGTCCTGTATGAAATGCCCCTCGGGGGCACGCATGGCTATCCTCATCTAGTCCTCCAGCCCGTCCGCCCTGTCTCCGGTGTTGGTTACTATCTGGATTGCCCGGTCGTCCCAGAGATACTCCATGTCGTAGTCCTTGGATGCGGTTATGGCAAGTTCCTTGTCCGTGACCCCGCAAGCCCGTATGTACCACTGAATCATCGGGACTTGGTCCCGGTTCCACCCCACCCGAGCCGTGACGATACGAACCTCTTTGCCCTCCGCAATCCACTTGCGGATACGCTGTACCATTTTTTCAATCGGTGGACCAATATTGGTTCCAGGAATCGGCGGCTTGCTCATGTCCGCCAGTGTGCCATCTAAATCAACGCCTATCCAACCCATCAAGCCTCCCTCATGGCCAGTCCAGCACGATATCCGTGTCCTCCAAGGGCTGGGTCCATGACCATCCCGAGTTGCTGTTGGTGATTATTCTCTTGAACTTGTTGCATTCCATGTTGCTGACGAGGATGCTGTCGTTGGAGGTCGCCCGTGCCTTGACCTGGGCGAGAGTCTCGACCCTTCCGCCGAGGAAATAGAACGGACTCGTCTTGGTGACCTTGGAGTCAAGGTCTTCTTCCCCCCGGCTCCGGGTAGTGAACCTGAAACCATAGGGCACGGCACCGTGCCGCTCCTTGATTTTGGTCGCCGCCTTCTTGGCGGCATCCACATCCCAGCTATCCATGGGAGTAGAGCTTTCCTCGGCCACGAAGGTGCCGGGGCTATAGAACGTGACGAAGTGCTTTTCCATGATGACCTCTCTATTCCCAATACCGCCGATATTCGGTTTTGTAGACCTCGATGAGCTTGTCGAAGTACGCCTTGGTCTTTATCTTCACCATGAAGTCGTCGCCCTTGGCCACGACCCCCTCCCACACGGGATACTTTCCCGCCCGCACGTCCTCTATGAACGGCTGGTTGAGGTTCCCCTCGTAGACGACCTGTGCGCAGTATGGAAGGTCACCGAAGGTGTCGGAGAATATTCGGGGCTTCATGATGCCCCGCTTGAAGAGGTTGGCGTCGATGAGGCGAAGCTCTTTAGGCTCAGCCTCGACGTGCTGACCGGCGAAGCTGGAGGGACCGAAGAACTCGGTGAAGACAATGATGCGCTGGACGCCCCGCTCAAGCTTCCGGCAGCGCCGGGCAATCTCGTCCCCCATGGTGTCGAGGAAGATGGGAATGGCCTGACCGTAGAGGGGGTCGGTGTGGTCGAAAAGCTGTGTCCGGGTCCCGAACTTGTACCACCCACGCTTGGGTGACCACTCCCACCGCAGGTTGGAGCCGTCATATTTGTAGAAGGCTATGCAAGGCTTTCCAAGGGGTGCCTTGGAGCTTCCGGGTATCTCGGGATATTGTCTCATGCCAGTCTCAGGTAGTGCTGGTATGCGTTGTTGGTTCGGAAGGTAAGTATCTTCCAGCCGTGACGCCAGCTTTCGGGGAGGATAATCTTGAACCTGCACCCACGCCACCCCTTGCCGTTTTGGGACTTGTCGAAGTCCCAGTAGCCCGTGCAGTAGGTGCAGGTGCAGGCGTCCGTATGGACCTCCCACAGGAACCAGCGCCCAAGAATCCTACGGCTGACGAGGGTTAGGTCCGTCAGCCGGTTGTTGAAGTAGCCCTCGAACATCTAGTACTCCTCTTTGTCGTAACGGTCGTACTCCTTGGCGATGGCACGAATCTGTTCGAGCGTCTGGTGGCGGGTGACCTTTCCGTCCTCGAACACCGTCTCCAGCAGGTTGGTGCAGCCGATGGACGTGCGGTCGTCGAAGTCGTCCACCTGCGAGGTCTCGAACTCCCCGTCAGGGGTGAGCATCAGGTTGAAGCGCCCGCCGATGCTCGCCTTGGAGGGGTCGGTGATGGTGGTCTTGTGGACCTCCTCCCAAGTACCGTCACGCCTAATGGCGGAGCACTTGATGGCGAAGCGCATGGTGTCCCGGTTCTGCTGCTGGAGCAGCGCCCCGCCCATGCCATAGCCCCAGTTGTCCATCGACCAGCCCGCACGGGTAAGGTGCGAGTTGATGCGGAGGATGTTCTGGTAGTTGACGCCGTCACCCTGTATCAGGCGAATCTGCCTTGGAAGCACCTTCCAGCCCTTGTTGTTCGTCTCGAACCCGAACTTGTCGGCGGCGATGTTGAAGATGTCCTCAATGACGACGCAGGGGTCCCCGGAGTCGGGGCGCAGGACGACCGTCCCGCCCCTGCGGAGAATCTTCTCCCGCAGCTTGCCGCCGAATATCTCCGCTACCGCCCGGTGCGGGTCATAGGAGTCGATGACGCACGCCACGAGACCGTTCGGGAACCTGTCAATCATGTTCTCGTAGGCGTCAGCCTCGTTCTCCTCGCCCCACGAGGTAACGGTGCTGTGCTCCATAGCCGGGATGCTGAACCCCGCCATGTCGGCATCGTAGTACTGCTCCAAGAGCGCCAAGGCAGCCATGGTGTCGGTGCCCATGAAGTTGACAAGGTGGGCAGCCCCGCCGATGGCTGCCGTCTCCTGCGAGGAGACGCCCCGGTATCCGAAGTCGTGCAGCTTGAAGGGCAGGAGCGAGGGGTCGCCCGTGCGCACGAGGTCCGCCCCGATGGCCTGCTTGATTTCAAAAGAGAGCGTCCCGACCGTGATGGGGTACCAAGTGCCGCTCAGTAGTCGGGTCTCCGCCCAGTTGGTCAGCCACGGGAACTCCTTGTCAGTGTTCTGAATAGTCATGATGGGGTGCTTGACGGGGACAACCATGCCCTCCGGGACCGCCCGGACATGCAGGGGCAGTATCCCTCCGTGCTTTTTGAGGAGCCGCATCCAGCCCTTGTAATTGAACACGTCGCCATTGCCGAAATGCTTGAAGGACTCGGCGGCGGCCTGCTCCACGTCTTTTTTATCAAAAACCTTGCCCTCAAAATAAGCTTTCAGAGTATACTGAAGCCCAAAGAACAGGGTGTTCTTCCAGAATCCACCCCGACTCATCAGATAAGAGTAGACATACTCCGTATCCGGGGGGTACTGAACCCAGTGTGAGAGCTTATAGGAATCAGTATCGAGAATAGGGTTAATCTTGAGCTTTTGGGGCATTTCTATCTCCTTTTGAAAATTGGTACTCATATAGTCTGCTTATCCACTTCAGCCAATTTTCCAATGTCATTGCGTGCTTGGAACGGTTGCAGGGACCACAGGCTGCAACACAGTTTTCCGATGTATATCCGAGTCGATTATCAACACGGTCTACTCCGTTGTACAAGAAATCCCTCGCCTGAGCCTTGTAAAAACTTGAAGCCTTTTCCAGATAATCATCCTTGTAGACTAGTGACGGGGGCATTCCGCAGTAATGACAGTCTGAAGCCATCAGAACCTTGAACTCATCAAACGATAGAGAAAAACCATAGCCACGCCGCTTGGCAGCAGACTTATAATTCCTGTAAGCAGCCCACTTCAACCGGTGCTGGTCAGGCTTTATGCGGGCTTCGTGCATAAACAGGAGTGCCATGCATCCACAAGACTTGGTAAACCCCTTTATAAGAGATTCCCTACGCTGTGGTCTTTCTTTTCCACACTTACAACGGCACACCCATACCCACCGAGACTTGCTTCCCCCTTTATACGGATATTCCTCCCGTATGGGTTTAATAACTTCCCAATATCCAAAAAACTTTCCTGATAAGTCCTCACCCTTGTAGACAACCATAATATGCAATACCTCCTATAATGATTGTCATAGTCCTGAAATTAGAGCACTGCTCGTCGCAAATAGCGTGCGGGCGCTGAACTAATCCTGACTGTCCCCTGTGGCGGCTTGAACGGGATGGGACGTTTGAAGCGCCGTGGGTTCTCCACGATGACCACGAACGCCTGCCCCATAGTGCCCTCCAGATTGGGGTCCTTGTCGTAGAAAATCTGTGGAAGTGTGTCCGTGGGGACCACATCAACCACCATTGCAGAGCCTACGATTACACCCTTTGGGATGTCCTGCTTGGTCATGTCGTACTGGTCGAACCCCCACCAATCCACCCGGTTGGAGGACGTGTAAAGGAGGATGGGTCCCCGGTGTTTCCAGTTAAAGGAAAGTGTTTTAACATGGCGTTTTCCGTCAAGTACGAGGTCATTCCACGGTGCCCGGTTAGCGAATACTGGAACCATCTTTTCCGGCATGGGTGTTCTCCTTTTTGGTAGTAAGGTGTTGTTGCAGCATCTCGAAGAGCGGCTTGTGCTCCTTCTCGATGTCGTACACGGTGAGCTTGCTGAACTCGAACCACCGGGACTCCGCCAGGTCGTCCGCCCCCTTGCCGCCCATGGTCATGCTGTGGGCGAGGTAGAAGATGGTCTTGAACCCCTCGGACGGCTCCGACCTCCAGCGCCAGCTATCCACCAGACCTGAGCCGATGTACTCAAGGTCATGGACATCCAAGCCCGTCTCCTCGAATACCTCCATCTTGGCGTCCGCCTCGAAGGTGCTGTTCTTTTTTATGGCGTGACCACCGGGAAAGCGCCAGTTGGTGTCGTCCTTCTTCTTTCCGAGCAGGAGCATCAGCCCCTTCTCCGCCTTGTGGACGATGGCGATATCCACCACGGGGATGAGCCGTGGCCATAGCTGGTTCATGGCATAGATGATGCCAGCACGGAAGTCCGGCGACTCCATGACTTGATTGGTCAGCTTGGCACGTATGTCCGTGCTGGTAAGGGACGGAGGAACCTCGATTTCCAGTTCCCTGACCTTGTGCCTGCCGTGGTAATGGGGGGCAAAGCTCTCCCGGCTGCCATACAGGATGACCTCGGAGGGAATCTCCCCCACGGCGTCGGATATGCGCTCGTCCAAGTCCTTGGACCACTCCTCGTCCGTCTTCTTGTCCTTGAGCGGCAGGACGGTGAACTCGGGGAACTTCGCCTGCACCATCTTTTTCCTGGTCTCGAAGTCCAGCGGGTCGTGCCGGGTGGGGCCGACCTTGTTGCATCCGAGGAACACGATGATGCGGTTATGCCGTCCCTTGACGATGCGGAAAAGCTCCATGTGCCCGTCGTGAAGCTCATGGACTTGGAATCGCCCGACTATCACGCCGAAACTTGGCTTGTTCATAGAGTCTCCTCACAGGTTATAGAAGTCTTCCTTCAACTGGCGCACGAACTCGGATATAGCGGGACGTGTGGCGTTGCGGGGGTTCCACTGCTCCCAGCACAGCCCCGCCTCGATAAGGTCATATGTGTGGACAATCTTGGCACCGGGGACGGGCTTACCGTCAGGTCCACGCTCACGCCCGAGCATCCAGATATGGTCTGATACCGACACCGCCGCCGAGGAGGAACCGGTTGCAATGGTAATAGTCGGTGATGGATTTCGGATACTCCGGTACCAGCCCCTCGAAGCCCTTGGGGGCGTCATGGCGCAGCATAATGTCGTCGGGTGCGGCGAGGAAGTAATTAGTGAACTCATGTGCCTCCGCCGTGGGTTCGCCCACATAGGCGGCTCCCCACCGGGGCGGCATGGAGAGTCCCTGCCGGTCAATGGTGTCGATGCTGATTTGCTTTCCGGTGGAGGAGAACACGTCCCAATCCACGTCAAAGCTGTGTTCATAGCAGGTGTCGCAATGCTCTGAGCATGTCTCGTCTTTGCCCGAGCCTGTGCAGACTTCATGGCAGTTGCACTGGTAGGAATGGCGGCAGGAGACTTCCTCCCGTTGTTTTTGGGTGATGGAGCCGCTCCAAATCTCGGTATCGCTCGTGACCCCGTAGAACTCCAAGCCAAGCCCCGCCCCGGCGATGAGGAGGCAGATGCCCAAGGCGATGCCGACTTGAAGGGGACCAAAGAAAGTCTCTCCCCGTGCCTTGAGGATATACCACGCCAGAAGGGCAAGGAGAAACGGCAGCAATAAGAGCAGGGCAAGGTACATGGACTCCCCCTAGAATTTCACATAGGTGCTGAGGTCAAGCTGACCATGGTTCTCTTGGAACTCCGTGGTCTTGGCCAGCCAGATTTCGGTGGTCATGTAGGGCTGCTTGACGAGCGTGGCTCCCTCGCATGTATAGCAGGTCATGCGAGGGTAACCGCCGCCAGCCCTGTCAATCTCCACCCGGTGTTCCTTGGTGGTGTAATACGAACCGTAACCGAGTTCAGACATATGATTCCTTCTTCCTGCCGGTCCTGCCCCAGTTTGGGACGAACGAAGTCGTTAGACCTCGGTTAGCCGCATCTAGCTCAGCTTCGACACGGTGGACTGCACAGGTTACTCAGTCGTAGTATACACCCGCCGCATGGCTTTTAGCGGGAATTTTTTGTTTCCGGCTTCTTGATGACCTTCCCCTTGTCCCTCGCCCACGCCCGCAGGTCTTGCAGGGTGTAGTAGCCGCTGCCGTAGAGGCTCTGCTGAAAGGGGTTTAGCCAGAACTCCACGGAGCCGTCCTTCTTGCGCCGGGGGCGCAGGGAGAAGTACGCCTTCTTGTGCCTCAGGAGGAGCTTTTCTATACGGGAACGCCGCATGTAGCTGTTAAGCGACCGTTCCTCAAGGTCATAGCTCTTCCACAGGTCGATGGTATCCTTGGACATCCGGCTGATGATGATGAGGCTCAGGTTGTTGCCGACATAGACCGTGGGTGAGAGCAGGGTGACGGCGGCATCCATCGCCATGAAGGCGTGGTAGACCTCTTTAAGGGCTTTTATGTCCTTGTGGCTCGTGGAGGTAACCAAAAAAGAATCTTTGTCCCAAGCGGCCGCAAGTCCAGGTTTGGCTTCGGCAAGATAGAGGGATTTCCAATAAATCATGCCGATATCAGCCTTCTGGTTACCGGCATACCAGACATCGAACGCAGTGGGCAGGAGGATGCCCTCCCGGACGCCCATCTTGACCCACGTCAGACCCTCGGGGATGACGGTGACCCGGCGCTTGTTGACGCCTATGGCACGGGGCTTTCCGGGGATGCCAAACCGGTCGAGCATGTCGTCGATGCCCCACTCATGCTCGGCGCAGAAGTCATGCCCAAGGATGACCCCTTGGACATTCCCCTTGTCGTCACGGGGGATGCTGATGTCAAAGCGTGCGCTTTCCATGCCTTACCTCGGTAGCAAAACGGAGAATGCCTTCATGAGCGGCTCGGAGGTCTGTGAGTTGCGCCCCGGCTTGAACCCTACCCGGTTGGAACCACGGTTCGGTCGCCGGGTACGGGGAGCCTCATAGGCAGTGAACGCCCACGAGGGGTTGGCCTCAAGCAAGTCATGGTAGAAGTTACGCATCTCCATGAACTCACCCTTGGTGTTGCTCGGCCGTGCCTTGGGGTCCATCCGGTCCGAAGCTTCCTTGTACTTGTCCTTGAGCTTCTCCCGGCTTACCGGCAGAATCACACGGAAATACCCCCACGCAAGGGCTTCCGCCCTCTTCTGGTCCAATTCTTTCATGTCAAACTCCTCGAATACTTTTTGCCTCTACGCCTAAGCGGAGGCTCTGTTCCTACACCTATAGTATACACCGAGGCGGATGAAAAACAGGGGGAATCTTACTTGTCGTCAATCTTCATCCACGCCCGACGACGCCCACGCAGGAGAACCCGCAGACCCTTGGCGTGCTTGCACGGGGTCTTGATGCCCGTGAGCACCAGTCCTGCCTTGAGGGTGCAGTCCATGCAGCCGCATACGATGGCCGCCGAGCCGTTGCCCCAGCCCGCCTTGGTCGTCTTGACGGCTTGCAGGAGGTATCCCTCGTCGGGAACGGTCTGCGACGGCGTGGCGAAGGTCCTGACGGAGACGCATCCCGGCAACTGCCTCGTGATGTGCTCCGGGGTGCCGATTTCCATGTACTCTCCGGGCTTAAGCCCCGGAAAACGCTTTGAGAATGTTGACATCTGTCCTCCTTAATTTAATATACAGCGAATCACGAAACTATATTGAGTTCTTTAAGGAACCGACTCGGTGCCACGGACACAGTATTTGGTCCCCGTGGCTCCAACCCATGGACGCATATCGCCAATTGGTCCCTAGCCCTCGTGCAGGCAACGTATAGCAACCTGCGTTCTTCCTCAATTTCTGTCTCTGACCCCATGCTAAACCTATGAGGAATTGAGCCTTCTGTGCAATTAGTAAGAAAAACTTTTTTCCATTCTAGTCCCTTGGCGCTGTGGATGGTCGAGATGGTGACCTTGCCAGTCTCCTCGTCATTGTCGGTCGGGTGTTCAAGGGCCAATTGAAAGACAAGGTCCTCCGCCGAAAGCCCGTCGCTCACCAGGTTGTTTATCAGCAACAGGAAGCGGTCGATGTTCTCGCACTTGGTTCTTGCCTTGCCCGGCTCCTTGTGGTACTTGGCGTTGATGTAGTCCTTGTAGTTGAAGGAGGTGACGATTTCCTCCATGGCGGCCGCAGGGGTTCCCAGCCTGCCGATGACGGTCTTCATCCCATAGACGAAGAGTTCGAGCTTCTTGTCGCCCTCGCAGGCGGCAACGAGGTCTCCCTCCTCCTCTTGGTCGGCCTTCTTCCTTATCCGCTCCATGGCGACATCCCCGACTCCCCGCTTGGGTACGGCAGCCGCCCGGACGAACGCCGTGAAGTCCTTGTTGTTGACCGCCAGCCGGAAGTAGCTTAGGATGTCCTTTATCTCCTCGGTCTGGAGCAAGCCCTTGCCGCCCCGGACGACATAGGGGATGCGGAACCGCACTAGCGCTCCCTCCAAGTCACGGACCTGCATGGCGGAGCGCACGAGTATGGCGTTGTCCTTGTAGGCGATGTTGCCGATTCCCTTAAGCTGGCTGTCGTGCTTTATCTCCTGTGCGATGATGACGGCCACGTCGCCCGGCGTGGAGGAACGGATGAGCCGGGTAGCCCCGGTTTCCGTCTCCTTACCGTCCGGCAGAACTCCCCGGAAGGTCTGCATCTTGAGGGGGATTACCTCCGTCATCGTGGCGTTAATCTTGTTGGAGAGCCGGATGATGTTCGGGAGGCTCCTATGGTTCCGGGATATCTTGTAGAGGTCGGGAACGAACCCACGCCACCCCTCGCTGTACTCCTTGAGCAGGCGTGGCTCCGCCCCTTGGAAGGCATAGATAGAGTTCCCAACCACCAAACCGTCAGCAATGTAGGTATGGTGCTGTTCGACTTCTAAGGAGTATACTAGCCCCTGATAATGCCGTTTCGATATACCCAGTATCGGGGTGCTTTTGTTCCTTCCCTCAATAGGAATATCCATATATTCAGGAAATATATTAACCGCCGCAGTCTTGAAGAATCCCCTCCAGCTATTCCCACGTCCGTGCCGTTGATTTGTAATTATCGGATGGCTTTCTAGCAAACCGAGGGCTGCCAAACACGCCCTCCCCCCTTGTGGGTTGACATGGCTAAAGACCAGTCTAATTAGTTCGTCAGACTTACTGCGACAAGGTCCACTTTCAAAAAGAGATTCGGGGATGCCGTACCTGACAGAATAAATTTCCTCCCACGCCTCAGCCTCAGCTTTGAAGTCACAAATGCGTAGAATCCATCCAGCTTCCGCCTTCTCTTGGTTCATACGATATGAAAGACCATAAGCACCCCTCTCGCCTGTCTGCGCCGTGCTGCGCTTGAACACGCTGGTTCCTACCCGAAATCCCAAGTCGTGGCGATACATAAGGTAGACCAAGTATTTGCCCCGCACATTCTTGTTGAAACGCACCCAATTCCAATGACTTGGAGTGACTTCTGTACTCCCTATTCCAGTCTTAATCTTGATAAGGTCTCCGATGTAGAATCGGGATGCAACCTTAATCGGCTTCCCTGAACAATAAGTTCTCTGGTCATCCTGACGCCAAAACGGAACGAGAAACCCATCGTTTAGGTCTTCAATGTTCCACTCTTTGCATATTGCTTTCCTTGAACCAATAGGAGGACTTTGGGTTACCTTAACTTTTGTGCCCGGAGGTTGACATTGGGCCAAATCCCCCACGCAATAAAGATTGGGGTTGTCATCCCCGAGGAGGAGGTTGACGAAGCGCCACTGGATGGGGCTGGTGTCCTGCGACTCGTCCTGCAATACGTGATGGAAACGCCGTTGGAGGGCTGCCCGCCAGTCGTCCTGCGACTCCCCCCGGCGCACCACCAGGTGAATCATGTCGTCGAAGTCCACCGACCCGCACTTGTTCTTCTCGGTCTCAAACTGCGCCCAGATGGTCTTCTCCCAGTCTTCTAGGGCGTGGTACCCACCGTGGCGCTCCAAGGCATCCTCATGAACCTCATCAGTATAGTCCACGGCGAATCCTACGCCACGGGCACGGTGGTACCCGAGCTTCTCCAGGAACCGGTAGGGGTTCTTCTCCACGCCCGGCTCCGGGGCGCTGCGCTCGATGAGCTTCTTTATCATCTGCGACTGGTCGTAGTCGTCCATGGGCGTGACCTTGCCGGTGAACCCGAAGCCCTCGGGGTTCTTGCGGATGGCATTGAGGGCGAGGCTATGGATGGTGCTCACATGCGGCTCGGTCTGCTCCCTATGGAAGTCCGGCTCAAAGGGTATGTTGAGCCGGTTCTTTATCTCTTGGGCGGCCTTGTTGGTGAAGGTGATGCAGCAGATGCGGAAGGGCAGAACCTTTTCCGTCATGAGCCAGCGGACCCTCTCGGTGATGGTGCTGGTCTTGCCCGAGCCTGCCCCGGCGATGAGGCAGGCGGGTCGCCCCAAGGGGTGGGCTACCGCCCGTAGTTGTTCCTCGTTGAGTTTGAGCATAGGGTTTCTGTTAGATGGCCTCGCCGACGAGCCTGACGGCAGTCGGCTCCGGGCTGCACCTGAGCGAACGCCGCACGGCGTTAAGCTCCTTCTTCGCCTGCCTGACATACTTGTTGCAGGCTACCAAAAGGCAACTGGCCTTTACCAATTGCTTGCTCCACCTGGACTCCACTTCCCATACCTTCATATGCTCCTCCTCGTCAGTGCTATTTGATGCAGGCTTCCCCGATAATCGTCAATCCACCATCCAGCCATCCGCCAAGATGGCCTCGAACGAGTCGTACTGCTTGGACTTCACCAACTCAAGCGGCGTCTCTCCCAAGGAGATACTGAATATATTCTCAAGGAAAACCCTGCATCCGGTCTTGTTGGTGATGAACCCGGAGTCTTGGAGTACCTCTTTAGAGGCAGCACGACCCGATGTGGCCACTCCTCGGGGGTCTGCATGACTTCGATATCTGAAAGCTCCATATGCCCTCCTAGCGCCACTTAGAGTGCCACCGCCGCTTGATTGGCGGCTTCTGACCGATATGCCGTAGGCGCTCCAGTTCTTTAAGGAACTCCTCCCACAGCCACTTCCTAGCCTTCTTCGACAGGGGGTACTTGGGCATCGCCCTTCTGCCTTTCCCACGAAGTATAATACCCCTTCATCGGATGCGGTTGTTCCATCGTCCGGTATATCCAATCCCAGCAGGATTCTTTTGCCTTCCTGTGCCACTCCCGCAGGCTGGTGGTGTTGTGCTCATAGAGCTTGAGGTACTCCTTGAGTCCCCCCGATAGCTTGGCCAGAGGGAGGAAAATCCACCATGGGGTGATGACGAATGCCATCTTGTCGGCCAGCGCAAGGGAGGATATCGGGTGGTCTTCCTTCTTGGCGTAATATCGGGAGTGGTAGAGGCAGAACTCATACCATACGGGCGGCTGGATGAACCAGTATTCCGACTTCCCCTTCTTGTCGAATAGCCAGTGGATTATCTGTGCCCCAAGCTCCGGGTGGTTCCGGCCATCCTCGCCGTCGATGTCGTTCTTTCCCCAGTACCCGATGTCGTGCAGGAAGAAGCATGCCCACAAGGCTAGTTGCTTAGGGAACCCAAACAGCCGCCACCACGCACGGGCGACGAAGAGCGAGTGGATGATTATCTGGTGCTCGCCGAACAGCAGGTTCTTTGTTCCTGGTTTCATATCGTTAGCCTAAGCTGCGTAGTACCCGAGGTCTATCTCCCTCAAGACCTCCTCCAGTTCCTCGAACCCCTGCCCTGAGAATTTTATATCAAGGAAAAAGTCCGAGTTGTGCGGCAGGAGGTACCAATCATAGAAGTTTCGGTAGCAGTATGCCTTTTCTTCCTTCGCTACCACCAGCTTGTCTGCCCAGTAAGCACTGGCTTCAAATGCCAAGGTTCCATACTTGGGATGTTCAAACTCATGCCATACGCCGTAACCCATACCTCCGCCACGACCGTGTATTCCCATGTATATCCAGCCGTGGTTCCATAACCACTTGCTGGAAGAAGACTCCTCTTTTGCGTCCTTCTTAGGGGAATAACCTTTGGCTATCTCCCTTGAGAGCCAAGCAAGCTGACCACGGGACGGGCGGGGGGTGGAGATGCCGGAAATCTTAAGGCGCTTTTTTCTCAGATTTTCTGTCGCCTTGGGTCCGCCTTTAGCTTTCCAGTAGACGCTGTCTCCCGCCCCCCATGACTCGCTCTCGGGGGGATGGACTTTCTTCACCCTGACTTTTGCCATGGCTAACCCGCTTCCCTCATTCTTCGATGCCTGCGGCTTTCTTGTACGCTTCCTCAGCCTCGTCTACAATCCTCTTGTAGCCCTCGTCAAGACCTTCCATGAAGGAGGACAGGGGGATATCCTCGTCCGGGGCGAGGATGAGAATCTTCGCAATCTCGGCATCCAGTTGGTCAAGGCTTTCTTGGGGAACCTTGGACATATGGGAATGGATGTATTCCCTTACCCACCCCGGTCGGGTAGGGGTCTTGACCAAGTATGCCCCCTTTTCTTCGGCGTTCTTGTCTTTCGGGAGAGCCTCGGGAACCTCGCTGCCGCCAAGGGAGATAGCCCGCCATCCATTATCCAGCTTATTACCGTCGAAGGTTACCTCTGGCCCCTTGCACTTCTGTGGGATGTAGGTCGCCTTGCCTGTCCTGATGTAGTGGTTTATCGACTCGTAGTCGTTCTCCTTGACCACGACCACGGTGCCGTCCCGGTTGGTCACGGTGTAGCGCCACGCCCCGCCGCCGTCATACTCGGCGAGGATGGTTCTCGGGGTTCCGCCGAACCCCACGTCCTCATGGTAGGTTATCCTGCTAGCCCACTGGGGAAGGGGAACGAAAAGCCCCTTGATATACCTTTTAAGACCGACCCACCACCATCCTATTCCGAGCTTCGCCATCCACAATGGGGGGATTCCCCAGTTGTCACGGACAGGGCACCAGCCGGACTTCTCCACTGGCTTGAAACCGAGAGTGGCAAGGTGCTTGTCAACATACTGGTCTTCCGTCATACGGTTCTCACCCTCGTCTGGTCAATCGGGATGGTGGGGTTGGCGTGCTCCGGGTCGTAGTGCCGGGGGGCAAATCCCCCGTTGAGGTCAAAGGTCTCCAGCGCCCCGATGAGCAGGGTGGCCGCCTTGAGGATGTTGACCCTCTGCTCCACGGGGGTGGCCTTGATGGAGGTTGCCTTCCCGAGGTAGATGTTGGCGTATGCCGCCCAGTCGTTTATGGTGTTGGCCTTGTCGAAGGTGAAGCCCCAAGTCTTATACTCTTGGCGCTCCCGCTCCAGCATTACCTCGCCCCATAGCTTGTTGTGTACCGCCGTAAGGCAAGGTCTGCTCGCACTGCTGATGTCGTGGTTCATGTTTCCTCACTTGTACATTACCGCCGCTGCGAACATGATGGCGGCGGCGAACACGATGAGCACTGCCCACATCTTGTTCCAGGCATCCTTGGCTCCGGGTAATTTTGTATTCCGGGGTCCCGCAGGCTCGGGGGGCAGGTTGCAAATCTTCTCCGCCTCTTCCGGCATCCGGTCCATCGCCTTCATGGCGGTAAGCCAAAGGGCAATCTCCGGGTCTCTGGCCATCTTCTCGATGCGGAAGTGGCAGACACAGGGGCAATCCTTCACGTTCGGGTCGTCCACCCCCACCATGCAGCAAGCACAGTCGTAGACCTCCTCCTCCCCCTGCCCCGCCCAGCACAGCATGTATCTCCGGGGGAGGTCGTGGAAGAGGCGTTCAAGCAAGAGGCCAGTCTCGGTTCTCATGCTTAAGAATACCGTTTTTTTGGGGAAAATCTGTACGGGGAATGGGATTAAGCTGGTCGTCTCCCCAGCACTTTGAGTGGGCATATTGAACCCCATCGGGATAGCCGAACCAGAACACAGTCTTGGCTCGGTCATCCCGACACTCCTCGGTCAGCGGGCTGAGGCAGTACGGGCAGCAAAAGGGGTCCACATTATGGCTTGGACAGTTCCTTATTGAGGGCAGAAATCTACGCCAGGGCGTCGATACCGGCCTTGGTGGCCTTAGCCTGCTCGTCGGCGAGCCTCTCCTGCGCACGGGCTGCGTCCTCCTGTGCCTTCAGGGTGAGCCTGAGCTGCCTGAGGATGCCGTCCACGAGTTTCCCGTCGATTGCCGGGATGGTGACTTCCTCAAAGTCTTCACCTGATTTGAACTTGATGACCATCCTATCCCCCCTTTTTGGGCACAAGCGCATAGAATACCCGCATGTCCCCGGCGAACGCCGGGGCTTCCGGCAGAGCTTCCTGCTCCTCCGGGGTAAAGGCAACAGCCCCGTTGTTGCGGATGTCCGCCCACGACATGTTCGGGTCATCCCCGTCCACATGCAGGTGGAAGGTAATCTCGCCCTGCGGTAGCTCCCAGTCCTTGGTGTCCCGGAGGATTCTCTGCACGGCGTCGGCAATCTGCCTCTTCGTCTTGGTCGAGAACATGGTTACTCCTTCTTGGTGAAGTGGAAGCTCGGCTCGTAGTCCTCATTGAACCCCGGCTTGTCGTAGTACACGTCCCACCCGGCGTCCTCGTAGACGCTCTCGATGTTGAGCCACCCCTCGCTGAATATCTTATCCCGTTTAAGCCCCTTCTTGACCATGAGGTCGATGACCTTCCACTGGCCGACCACCGCCTGACCGTCCTGGAAGTCCTTGGCGATAAGCTCGTCGAAGGCGTGGAAGACCTCGGAAGGGAACAGCCCTCTTTTCTTTGCCCCCACCTCATCCGGTTTCATGGGTCTGGCTTGCCGTTTCTTTGCCATGGCTACCTCCAGTTGCTATCGCTGTTCATGTAGACTCTCTTGCTGCAATTGGGGCATGTAATCTCGTCCCAACTCTCCCCGTAGTCGCTCTGGTGCTTGACATCCGAGGGCAGGTACTCCAAGGCTGCATGGCACTCGGGGCATTCGATTTCCTGTGGCTTCTCCTCGGGAGGCTTCCTGATGACCCTGATTGCCATTAGCTATTCTCCTTCGCCAGTTCTGCCTCGTACATCCTCTTAGCCTTGGCGATGTGCTCCTCGGTCTGCGGCACGCCCCCGGCATTGATGCTCAGGAAGAGCCACAGGATATCGGACTTCTTCACCATAGTACTATCCAGTTCGCAGTACTGCACCATGATGTCGTTGAAGGAGTGGCGGTCCTTCCAAGAAAGCTGATTCCAGTACTTCCCCTCGAACGGGTAGCGCCCCTCGATGAAGTCGAGTATCGCCCGGAGCCGCTGCTTGCCGTCCACGACCTCCAGTTCCTCGGTTTCGGGGAAGGATATGAGCACGAACTTGCCGATGTCGCAGCGGTTGAAGATGCTGCGGACTAGCCGCTGCTTGTCCTCCAGCGTCCACACGTAGTCCCGCTGGTAGTCGGGGTTGTCAAGCAGACCCCGGAAGTAGCAGGTGTGGATAAGGCTGTCCAAGGATGTCCCGATATACTGCGCACGGATGCGCTCACGGGAGAAGGCGGTCGGCTCGATATGCTTCTTGGGGATGACATCGAACCACCAAGCCAGCTTGGGCTTGCGGCCACGGTCGAAGAAGCCATCGGAGGTCTTGCTGATGTCCTGATAGCTCAGGTGCAGGCGCATCCCGCCGTCCAGTATTTCCTCGACCCGGACATCCTTGTACCCGTGGAACTCAACCTCTTCCCCCACGACATACTGGTAGGTGGGGTCGGGGGACGGATGGAAGTGCCGGTTGCGGCTGGCCCACTCGGCGTGCGCCTCCGCCAGCCACCCCTCATAGGTCGTGGGCGCAACGTATTTTGGTTGTCGAACACTCTTTGCCATGTATTCTCCCAAGTACAGTATACACCGGGAAAACCCTAATCTTAGAGGATTCCGCCTATCTCAGCCTGTCCTTACTGGGGGACGACCCGAAGCAGGCGGTGACGAACTCGTGCGTGACCCGGAACTTGCCGTCCTCGCCATGCTGAATGTACTGGTATTGTTCTTGGTTGAGGGGGATATTCCACGCCCTGAGGTTGTTGAAGTCATAGTCCAGCGTCTCCGGGTCCTTGTTGCACTTGTACAACCGGTTGATTTCCTCGAAGGTGAAGGGCTTCCATCCCTTGTTATTCTGGCAGAGCATGACGATGTAGGCGGCGGATACCTCCGTGTCGTGCTCTCCGAACGCCGACCAGAAGTGCTCCGAGGTATTGATGTCCTTGGGCTGGATGGGATAGTCCTTGCAGGTGTCGTCGATGGGTTTCTTCATGTTATTCCTTTCATCAAAAACCCCTACAAAGGGGGGTTATTTGCACAGAGTATTGAAAATAATTGACTTCCATTATTATCTAATGGAGATAAAAATGCGACTTAAAGGCTATGTGTATGTCATCGGCAATGACGAGCTTGGCGTCTATAAAATTGGGTATTCTCGTCGCCACCCTCAGGAAAACAGGCTCCATCACTTGCAGGTAGGCTCACCGGTTATCCTAAGGATAGCAGCCACAGCATACTCAGACAACGCTCCAGCAGGAGAGAAACGGTTACATCAGCAATTCTCTGAAAAACATGTCCACTATGAGTGGTTCCGCCTATCTCCTGATGACATCAGAAGCATCGGAGTCCATTTTCCTCCCGTAAAGCCCATTAAACCTGCCCTTCCACGGACTTTGTCACGACAAGAAGCCAAGGTCGTGCTCACGATGGAGGAGCAGAAAAGGACAAAGGTAAACAGAACCGAAATCATCGCCCTGCTAGGCTCCAGTAAAAAAGCCGCCGACAATGTAATCGAATCTCTACGGCGGAAGAAATGGCTCGAACGAGTCAGTTGGGGACGATACAGGCTAATTCCACTCACACCCCTCAGGCGGACTTGTCCACCAGATGGACGCTGACCTCGATGACCGCCCCCCGGTACTGCACGAAGATGGAGGTAGGGTCGGGGTTGGTTCTTTGTAACTCGGCCGCATCGTCCGTATACTGGACCAGCCCGATGTTCCGGTGGTGCAGGATGTCCCCGACCCTGAGGTCGCTGACCTTGATGATTTTAGGCATAGGCTCCTTCCGGTTCTTCCTCCGGGTGGGGGACAGGAGGCCCGCTGTAGTAGGGGTTGCGGTACCACACGTCGGTATCCGCCAGAATCCAAGCTTGGCCACGGCGCTCATGCCCCACATTGCGGGCATACTCCTGGTCGGCCTCCTTCTGGGTGGCCATATGGTCGGGAGGGTCAGGCTCGAAGTTTAGCAAGGAATCAAAAGCCATGGTGATTGCCTCCACCCATAGTATACACAGCATAACCGAGTTTTACGGGGGATTTTTAAGGAGTCACATGCTTCCCGCAGGTGCAGGGCTTGCCACGGTTGACGTTCCAGCGGAGGCAAGCCGTAATTTTCCCCCCAATCGGTCCGCCCAGCAGACCGCCAATACGACCGATACGAACCTTTGTTTCCCACGGTTGGTTTTTCCCACCACGGGACCGAGCTTCCAAGGGCTGGTTTCTGGCTCCCATTCTTCCCCCCTTGACTTTGTCTTCACGGGATAGTCCTTTGTTTCCCTTCTTGCCACGCAAAATAGCCGCCTCAGTAGAGACACTTAAACCACCGATACGACCGATATTAGTATAATCCTGAGAGCCAGGAAGGGTTAGGTTCATCCCGCCTGGATAGCCATGCCAAGTGTGGAATCGGAACATCGCCTCTATCTCAGCCCAATCAGCATTGGCTTTGGTAGAGAAGGAATTTCCAAAAATTTCGGGCTTAGGTAGTGGAGTACCAGGAAACCGCTCATTAAAACGATGACCGAACGCCCTAGTCCCCCGACGATGGGAAGAGTCCCTGTAGTCTGGATTTGTTGTTTGACCCACATAAATCCAAGATTCTGAGAAGAAGGGATGCAGATACCGATAGAGGAAGACTTCCTTAGTCATATAGACGAATTAAATATTTTGTATTCATACGGGTGTTGTAAAATAAAAGAGGGCAGCCGATGGGGTTTTCAATTTAATGATACCCCTTGAGCCACCCTCTAGTATCCGCTGGAAACCCCGGAACCTGTTTGGCGGGAGCCTTTCGGCTCTCAAAGTATAGAAGGAAGGGTCCAGATTAGCCAGCTAAGCTTTACGCCGCTGCGGTGTGTGCCTTCGGCATCGCCTTGGGGGCATCCGCCATGAACTCGGAGGCAAGCCTCTCAAGGTCATACTGGGTGCCCTTGGCGACGGAGAACTCCACATCCGCCTTCTTACGGTCTTCCACGAGCGTCCCACGGGCCTTGGCGTGCAGGTAGAGCAGGTCGTAGATGCTCGGCTTGGTGACATTCTCCAGAGCCTTGCCGAGAAGCTCGATGGTCCCCTTGTTGCTCTCGACATTGTTCCAGCGGTAGCGGTTTACCGACATGGCGGCATCGCACCAGATGAGCTTGCGCTCCACCAGGTCGGCGATGAGCGGGATTCCCGCCGTCGCCTGCATGGCGAGGTCAACCTTGTCCTCAAGGGTACGAGGGTCATAGACCTCCCCGGACTGCGGCTTCTCCCGGAGCATCCAACCGGCATAGCACTCAGGAAGGTCACAGAGGTTCTGCTCGGTGTAGCTGTTGACGCTCATGACGATGTAGCGGACACCGGCCGCAAGCGCCTTGTTGATGTCGATGTCAATGAACTCGCTCGCTCCCTTCGGGGCGGACGTGATGTCCCCGGAGTGCCGGGCATAGTCGTTCCGCAAGTCGTAGTAGGCGACCGCACCCAAGTTCCTCCAGCCATCGGCATAGGCGACCGCCGACAGGTCGAGGTCCACACGGTCGGACCACTCCCCCTGCAACCCCCCCTTCGGCTCCTTCCACCAGATGAACAGGCGGATGGTGTTCTTGTCCGAAAATCCGAACGGGATGTGGCTGCCCCGGACGAGCGTCCTCAATGCCTTCGAGGCGCTCCTCTGGCTGAAAGGGAGCAGGTAGTCCTTGAGCGCCGGGTCGAGGTATACGTTCCCAAGCTCCGGTAGCTCGCTGAACCGCTTGCGGAGGACACGGCGGATGCCACGGGACACCAGCTTGGAAAGCTCCCCGTCCATCTCCGGGAGAGGGTCGATGCTCATGACCTTGGCCACGTTCCCCTTGGGGAAGATGGTCCTGTCCGTTCCGTCCTGACGGTGGTCGAAGTGCGCCATCATCTGGAGCAGCACGGGGGTCGAGGCGACGGACGCAACGTCAAGGAATCCCTGGATGGCCGCAACCTTGGCATCCTTGGTGCGGGCCTTCCGAACCAAGTGGTCGAGACGGCGGCCGAACTCGCCGGGGCGGTCCCCCAGAAGCTCGACGGCAGCCTTAACCTTCCCGCCCCGGACAGCCTCCTCCACCTTGGAGCGGAAGGTCTGGTCGGTGTGCCCGTTGCGGATGGCCTGAATCGCCGAGAACGCCTTCTGGTACTTGTCCCAGTAGTCGCCGGGGTGCAGGCGCTCGGAGAGCTTCACCCACCGTCCCTCGAAGCGCAGCATGTCCTCCTGAAGGTTGCCGCAGTGGTCAATCAGGTCAAGCAGCCTGCGCCGTTCGACCCTCTTGAACTTGCGGAACTTCGACGGGGCGGCAAGGGACACGTCCCCCTCGCTCAGCGCCGTGGCGAGCCGAAGGACATCGGTGGCGGTCTTGAAGTACGGGGTCAGGTCCTCCACCCTCTGGAACAGGACGGAAGCCACGAAGGCAAGGTTCTCCTTGTTGGGGATGCCTTCCGGCAGCTTCCTGAAATCGGCGATGAGGACTGCCAGGTCTGCCTTGTCGGTCGGCGACAGGGAGGTATTGGCGGTGGCAAGCTGGGTCGCCAGGGTGTTCACATAATCTTCGGTGCCGAGGTCGAGCACACGCAGCTTGACCTTCTCGTGCAGCGGCTCCCGGTGGTCCTTGTGGTAGCGGGGCATCCAGATGTAGTCCCGGTCGCCCGAGATATCGGCGAGCCAGTCGGAGAAGTAGTGGAAGACGGCGTTCAGGTAAAGCTCCGCCTCCTCCATCTGGATGACCTGCTCGGGGAAGTTCGGGTACATCGGGTAATAGTGCTTGACGCCGCCGAGTTCCTTGACGATTTCAAGGATGGACTTCATGGTGTTGAGGGCATAGCGCTCGTCCGCAAGGCAGAGTGCCTTGATGAGCTTCGCCGACAGGGTGTAGCCGATGTCCTGAAGGTTCCGGTTGAAGGTGGCGAGAAGGGTCTTCATGCGGTCACGATGAACGACGGCATCAGCCCCAGTGGGGAACGGCGTAGTCGCATCCGGGACCAACACGAGTCCCTTGCGGCGAATCAGTATGGTGTTCAGCTTCTTGTTCTCCATTTTCAGCCTCCTCGGGCACGAGGCTATGCCTCGGCTGTAGCAACCGTGACCTTGATGCGGACTAATCACTAGGAACTGGGATGAGAACGGGGCTGGAAATCAGGAGAGCTATTTTCGCCAAAGGAATAGAAGGAAGCGCCCCCATAGCCAGCCACCACTTATAGAATACCGGGTAAATCCAAAAATTACGCTGAGGAAACCGGGGGAGCTAGGGTTTGAGTATGAGTCAATTTAGAAGGAAGCGCCCCCATAGCCTCAGCACTGCAAGTCATAATACCGTGGCCAGAACTGATTTTTCGGGAAAACTTAAGGTGTCGTATAATGGACTTTAACTTTGGTTCCAGAGGGTGGAATCGAACCCCCATCGCACGCTTTCAAAGAGCGGCATCCTACGTTAGACGACTCTGGAACAATCTTGGTTCCGGGGGAGGGAGTCGAACCCCCATTCCTGGGTTCAAAGCCCAGTTTCCTACCGTTAGAAGTGACCCCGGAACAACCTTACTTGGTTGCCAGACGCATCATAAACCATGCAGATGGCAACCACAAACTGGAGCTACCGAGCGGACTCGAACCGCTGTGAGATTTCTCTGCCGGTTTACAAAACCGGTGCTGTCGCCGCTGAGCCACGGTAGCAAACTTATAGTCCCCCGACATGCCAGGTCTGACGGGGGCGGGTCTTGCTGGTTATGGTCGATAGCCAAGTGACCTCCCACAGACCCTCGACATCCTTGAAGTTAACGAACTTCCCGACCTTCAGGGCTGCCCTGTCCTCCACCCAGCATATCATATAGGTGAAGCGTGGGGCTTGGCCATCGTTCGTCTTCCGAAATCTTCCCTGACGCCACATGATAACCTCAAGATGGAGCCGATGAGGGGTTTTGAACCCCCGACCTCCGGTTTACGGGACCGGCGCTCTGCAACTGAGCTACACCGACCAAATGGAGCCGAAGGTGGGAATCGAACCCACGACCTCTTCCTTACCAAGGAAGCGCTCTGCCACTGAGCTACGAAGGCTTAAAATGGAGCTACCGGCTGGACTCGAACCAGCGACCTCCTGCTTACCAAGCAGGCTCACTACCACTGTGATACGGCAGCAGAAAATGGAGCCGGTGACAGGCATCGAACCTGCGACTTCACGCTTACGAGGCGTGCGTTCTGCCAACTGAACTACACCGGCCAAAGGACGCCTAAGGCGACCTCAACTCCTCCTGCGCATGGCAGGCGAGCTAAACCTTGTGGGCGAGTCTATTGAATTCTTGCGTGTGTACGCCACTTTAAGGTACGACACTGCCGGGGTCACTCCCTCGGCTCGCTCGATTAAGCGGAGTCCTACCGCCCCACAAACTTGGTAGCCCCGCTCGGACTCGAACCGAGGTCTTCCGCTAATCGGGCGGAGGTCCTAGCCGCTGGACGACGGTGCCACAAAACTATGCTTCCACTAACTCAAACTTCAGGTTCTCCGAGCGCATCATCTCATCTACCCTGCGCTCGATGTCACCAAGCTGCCCCAGCCTTCTGGCCACTTCCAGCCGGTGCCATGCCTTGAACTCCGGGGACCCGACGCACTTGCGGAAAGCCTCCTGCTTGTTACGGTACTGGTCCCGCCCGTCACGGTGCTCCGCCCGTGCCCCGGACGGAGGATGGATGCAGCGCACCCCGTTCTGCTTGGCATTGCGGTGCTGTCCTCCCTTGCCTCCCGTACAGAACGTCTCGAAGTCGAAATCGCTCTTCGTGAGCGAGAACAGGAGCCGTTTTTCCATAATATGGTTGGCGGTATGGGAGTTGAACCCATCACCTCAGTCTTATCAGGACTGCGCTCTGCCAGATGAGCTACCCGCCAAAAACCTGATGGGGGAGGAAAAGGGGGCTATGGAGCCTCATTGCACGGCTCAATACTGCCCGGAAACCCCATGGTCTATCCCTTACGTCTCCCCCAGAATCCTCTTAATCTCTTCCTCGGTCTTCTCTTGAAACATGTCAAAGTGCTGGTCGAAGCCTAGCGGCGGGGCACAGAAAGTGGGGAAAATCGTGACCCCCTCCGGTACCTCGTCGTAGTCCCTCTCCCTCGGCACCGCACCCATGTCCCTGACGATGTGGACGATGGCTGCCTTGGCTCCCTCGGGACCGAAAAGCTCCTGTGCCTTCCTGACCCCGTGCATGTGGTGCCGGAAGCGCCTGTGGGCGGGTCCCTTCTTCCAGAACAGCCCGTCCATCCACCGATTGACTTCCTCATGCCTATTGCCGAGGATAGCCTTGCAATCGAAGCAATGCTGCTCGAACTTGGCCATCATGCCTCCGCATCCCGGTGCCGCCGCTTTTTACCAAGCGGATACCGCCCCGCCTTGGAGCACCTGCCTCCTGAGTATCTTCCTTCTCGGGAAGGTGCTTGTCCAAGAATACATCCCAAGGGTCGTTCCTGTCAACCTCGGTCAAGCTCACGCTGCCCATAACCCCCCTAAAAACACGAAAGCCGCCTTTTGGGCGGCTGAAGAGTCTCGGCTCGGATTTTATTATCCCGAGCAGGCTCCGCCGCCAGCCCTAATTTGGGTCTGCGTTTGTGTGTGCGGCATGGTGACGTTCATCAGCATGGTGCAATCTCTAAGAGGGGGCAGTCGCCGGGCGTCCGCCCCCTCAGAATTTCCGACCCCCCTTGGTGCCATCCACGGTCTTGCCGGGGAATGTAGGAGTCGTGGGCTATAATATGGAGGGTGTCTCGGTGTCCCGTGATTCCCTCCACTCATATAATACTCCCGGTAGTCGTGTTTTTCGGAATTATTTTACACGCCCCGGCGCAAAATCACGTGCGGGACGGTGGCCAGAACCAAAAGGGCGTCATAAGCGAAGCTTCTATTGCGCCTGTACCACCTGTGGAGCCTCACCTCGAACCTACGTCCCAGCGCATTTACCTTTTCCCGGCCGCAAAGCTGCGAAAGACCCGTCAGACCCGGCATCATGTCGAGAGCCTCGGTATAGCCGGGGATGTTCTCGGAGAGGTGCTGTGCCAGATTGTACTCCTCGGGGCGGGGACCAACCAAGCTCATGTCCCCCTTGAGGACGTTGAAAAGCTGAGGAAGCTCGTCCAGGTGGGTCGCCCGGAGGAACCTTCCCACCCACGTAACCCGTGGGTCGTTCTTGGTGACGAGGTCAAGACGCCTGCTCGTTCCGGGCCTCATGGTACGAAACTTGTACATCATGAAATCCCTGCCCTTCCACCCCACCCGCTTCTGCCGGAAGATGATGGGACCCTTGGAGGTCATCCAGATGGAGGCAGCGATTACCAGGAAAAGGGGGAGGCCAGCCAGCATCGCCAAAAGAGTGAGGGATACGTCAAATGCCCGTTTGGACTTGTAGTAGGTGGTGCTCATATTAACCATTCCATGTAGTTTGATTCTGGCCAAGCCAGTCTAAGCGATAATACTGAGTTCCAACATTAGATGCTTGCCCCAAGGCAAAGGATACGAGACAGCAGGATGTCGGCAAGCATGCTCATAGATTCCTTACTTGTTCCCCACCAAGATGGCCCCGCCGTCCTCAAGGTCAACGATGCCCGAGGATATGAAGAGGAAGGAGCCTTCCTCCAGCATGCAGGGGATGTCCCCGCTCTTTATCTGCGGTGGCCTTAGCGCCACCCAGTCGGGGGTGAACCAGAAGTTCTCGGCGATAATCCTCGCCTTTATCTCCTCGGGGGCATCCTCGTACTTCCAGACAAGGATGGGGGGCTTCTTGCCCCGCATGTCAAGCTCGTAGACGGGGTCCCAGCGGTCGTAGGTGACCTGTTCCATAACTATCGGCGCTATCGGCGCTACTGCTGCTTTTGCTCCCATGGTTGCCTACTTTCTAAGCCCGATGACTATCGAGCACAGGTCTACCTGCCACCGGTACAACCCCTTGTTGAGGGTGAAGTGCTTGTCCTCGGGGTCATTGTAGTAGACCGTGATGATGTCCCCGCTGCCCAAGTCGATGACCACGCAAGTTCCCGTATCGTCCCGGAAAAGCGCCCGGATATCCGGCTCCCTGTCGTTATGGACCTCGATGAGCTTCCCCATCTTGACGGCAGCGTAGACCTGACCCTGAGAGAACGACCGCTCCTGCTTCCGGTTGTAGTAATGGGGCTGAGTAGTCCTCAGGCGCAGGTCATTTACATAGTTCCGCACCTCCACCAACTCGGGCACGGACATCTGGGTGTAATGCTTTCTGGCCATACCAGAAAATACTAGGTTTTATGGGAAATTTCACTCACCACGGCGTACATATTCCTTGCACTCGGGATGGTCTGAGCACTGGCCATACACTTGATAGCCGTTGTCGTCATAGCCCTTGCGGTGCATCCCTTGGTCACACCCGCAGTTAGCGCACCGGTAGCTCTCATCGACCTCGGCTATCGCCTGCTTGGCCATATCGTCGGCGGGGATGACATCCACCCCCTTGCATATGAACTGGCCAATGGGGGTGCTGAAGGTGTCCCCGTCCTTGAGGTTGTCGTTGGTCTGGAACTCGGCATAAAGCTCCCGGTAAATCTGCTCGGAAAGGTCGAGGTTCTTGGCGTTCTGGTGGACATTGAGCCACGAGTCCGGGGTCTTTATCGTGGGGGAACCCTCGGCGTTCTCGCTAAGCTCCTCTCCCTGTAAGCCGATGATGTACCAGAACCCGTCCTTCTGCCTCTTGACCGGGTAGTCCCTCGGGGCGGCGGATATGCCCGCAGCCTGCTTTTGGCTCAGCATCTTCAACTTTGCTTCCGCCAGCGAGAGCTTGAATGCCAGGTCTTCCGACTCCTTGTTGTCCTTGGTCTTTGCCAGAAGCTCCCTATACTTGGCCACATCCTTCGTAAGCTGCTGCCTGTCCAATCCAGGGGTTTCAAACTTGAACCCTGCCTTCTTGGCAAGGGGGTCTATCGGTCTGGCCAGCCCATAGTCGGGACGCCGCTTGAGCGATGACGATATCCCCATCTCCCTCAGGAAGTCCTTGTCGTCGGTCTTGAAGAAGTTGGGGGCGAGCGTCGGGTCCTCGGGTCCGGCGGCATCGCCGGGCTGGGCGGGGTCTATGGAGAACCCCTCGTACTGGGTGGCATGGGACACGGAATAGGCAGGATGTGCCTTCTGGAGCCACTCGAAGCACTCGTTGTGGGACATCGGGTCGGTAAGGGGCTTCCCATCCCGCTTGACGACGTAAAGAAGAGGCTCGGCGCTCTTGAGAAAGGCGGACTTGAACGGGCTGGGTGTGGCCATATCGGTGCTCCTCACCTAAAGGTGTGGGTATTCCAAATCTAGGAGGGATGTACTGGGTTCCAGCCCCATCGCAGGCACCCTTAGGTTCCTATATCCTGCCAGCGGGTCGCTGCCGGGGTAGTAGCCTTTCATGTCCCATTCCCAGACGCACAGCGCCCCCTTGGCGGGAACAGGCTCAATCATCTCTGGGTCCACCAGGCGGAAGCAGTACCTCCCGTCAGACCAGTCCCCGAAGGCCAACTGGTCAGAGCGAAGAAACCCCCTGATAGACTCAACCCTGTCGCAGGACATCACTCGGACGAACCCTATGACGCTGCCGAGGGCGAACATGTCGGGGTCGATGTCGTACTTGGCCAGTGCGGTGTTGAAGAAGTCATTCTTGAAGATGCCGCTGTCCTCGTCCAGCAGGCCCTTGTCAAACTTCTTGGCGGCATGGATGGCGACCCTCGTGCCCACGAGCTTCCAGTTCGGCCGGGAGCGGGTCTCCCACTTCTTCTCTCCGATGACCACGAGGCTAGCCCAAGGCTCTCTCAGCGTCCATGCCTTCATCGGTTCGCCGCCTCCTGAGCGGGGTCTTCGTCATAGGGCATACCCGCCAACTCACCCTCAATCTCAGACTCGTTATGGTTTATCCCCGCTACCATCCTTTGGAACTCCCTACGGCTGACCGGCACCCGCATGCGGTGGTCCTCGTCGTACTCGCAGAATCCCACCTGCCCGGCGCTGACCTTCGTCAAATCTACCATAGTCTGCTTCCACTCCCGTGCCTGCTTGTCGAGGATTATAACAAGATTGTTATAAGACTTGCTCTCGGTGGGCACCACGGCGGAGGGGTTGACGAGGAATACCGGCTTGCGCATGACGAACGCCATGCCGATGTCGAACACGCTGCCTTGGCTGGTCGGCTCGTACCAGACATGGACCTCGTCGGAGTGCTCCATGGCGAAGCGGTTGTCCTCGCATATCTTGAGGCTGTCCTGGCCTTGCCGGGTATCTCGGGCAGGCCAATGGACGGCATTTCCCTCCACGTTCTCTTGATAGCGAACCCAGTCGGCGATGGCTCGGGTCTGCTCCTCGCTGGCGAACCGGACGGGGCAAATCAGGAATATGCGCATGGGGTCTCCTTTATGACCAGAGAACAGGGTGGTCTCACCATAAGCTGTAGGGTCTTGGCCTTCTGCACCGTCAGGGCTATCACCAAGCATGAGACCATGATGACGAGAATGAGGATGATGAGGTAGGCGGCGACCGCCGCCCTAATCGCACCCTTTCGGCGGTCCACCATCTTGACTTGCTCGGGGTTCCGGCACATAGGCATCGTTCCTAGAAGGTCACGGAGGTGATGAGGACGGCGGATGCCGCCCAGTATACTCCCCGGCGATAGTCCTTGGCGGCGAAGTACGACAGGCTGGCCAAAACGGACAGCGTTATCATCCCCAAGGAGAATGCTTTTCCATAACTCATGACCATGGCGGATAATACCGGTTTTTATGGTAAAACCTACTTAATCTTGATGCTGAAGTTGGGAGTGCAGTCCAAGATGTTGGGGAAGTCGTGGAATATGGGGATGGCGATGTTGAAGTTCCCCTTGAACCTCACCCACCAACCCTTTGCGGCATCGTAGCTTGCCTCGTCGAGAACCATGTTGCCCGTGGACTCGGGAGGCTCCGGGGGAGGGGGAATCAGGGTGTAGCTGCGCCCAAGGTAGAAGGCTGCATTATAAGGGGGATTGACGAATTGCGCCCACTCCAAGCACCGGTTCTTGTAGGGGGCAAGGAAGTTCATGAAGAGGCTGGTAGAGTTGAGCGAGCCGACATCCACCATGCCCACGCCCCACGGGGAGTAGGTCATCTGGAAGAGGTTCTGGCCAAAGAAGGTGGTGGTCTGCACGTCGATGCGGACTTGGCTAACAGACAGGATTACCCGATAGCCGGTGCTGACGATGCCGTCGCCGAACTCATGCCACGGACCGAGCTTGATTGCCAGTACCTTGCCAGCCATTATAGGTCTCCTGCTTAAGGAACCGAAAGGGGATAAACCCAATTATGTAGGTTAGCTATCGAGGATTCCCGTGCCAAGCAACCGCAACTCCTTACATTGCCGCTGCGCAGGCAGGTCGTTGTTGCGACCTTATGACCACCGCACTTGCACAGGCAATTCCATTGCCGTAAGCCACGATAGTTTACCCCGGCTGGACTCTCTACGGTTAGCCGTCTGAAAGTCATAAAGTTTAGGGGCTAAAAGGAAAAAATCCAACTGAAAATTATATCAATCCCAGGAGGTAATAAAAGTGGGGGTAGGGTCTTGTAGTTACAAAGCACTACCGTCTGCTGCGATGCCTTGACCGTAGCGTAGCTGGACGGGTTTCCGTTGAAGTACGGTGCCGTGAGCATGGTGTAGGAACCCATGTCGGCAATGCCCCCGCCGATAAGCCCCATCTCCCTCACTGCCTGCGTGATGTTGTTGGTGGTGCTGTTCACCGTGGTCTGGAACTCCACATTCTGGGAGAGGACGGCCACGGCGTTCCAGTTGCCGCTGTTGTCTTGCGTGACGAAGTTCACACGGGAAAGCTGGACACGGGCGAGGGGCTGTATAAGCTCGATTTGAGCCGCTGTCTCGACCGGCTGGGTGGTTGGTGCCCATGTAGGGCTTCCCGCCCCGAGGGCAAGCCCCCAGACGCCCCAGGCAGGCTCCGTGGCAGGGATGCTGACGGGCTGTACCTGCGGCGGGGAGAGGCTGAGCGGGCTGGCGCACGCCATGAACTGGGCGAACAGCCAACTGCTGATGGACGTGATGATGTTGTGGTCCTCGAAGAGCACTTCCCCGGTGTCCTTCCGGTAGATGCGGAGCGCTCCCTTCCTGATGGGGTTCGGTACCTTGTCCGACCCGTCAAACTTAAGCAGCGTTGCCGGTGGTGCTGGCATCGGCGTTGCCTGTATCTGGTTTCTCATTGCCTTTTCCCTTCCCTCTTCTTTCCCGGTTACAAATTTGCTGGATGAGCTTGCCGGACTGCTTGAACAGCTTTATAAGACCGGGATGAAAACTTCCGGGGTCGGTCCTCATCATCTCTTGGACCTCCTCAAAAGTGAACCACTCAAGTGCCTCAGTCTCCCAGCCATGCTCTTCATTAGGATGGAGACCAAATTCATGCGAGACGGTGCCTATGAAGTTGTGATATTTGAAAGGCACACCAATACTCCTTTGTCCAATTCCTGATGCTCATACAGCCGCTTAACCCAAGTCAACCATTCCTCCCGGCTTAAATCATTCTTAGAAAAATTGCAACGCCAACACGCTGTAACGCAATTTCCCTCAGCATATCCAGCAGAGTTGTCAAGCCTGTCTACCCCGTTATAGTAGAAATCTTGGCGCTTACCAAAATGCTTTCCCGCACGGTCCATGTAGGAATCGTTCCACAGCGAGCTAGGCTTGATACCGCAATAAAAACAAGGCTTTTCTAAAAAACCACAAAACTGTTCAAAGGACAATCCCCACTCATACCCTCGACGGCGGGCAGCCCCCCTGTAATTGTTAAAAATGGAGTACCGTGCCCTCAACCCGTGCCTTTTCGTGAAAGCCGCACTTACAAATTCTTCCCTCCTACACCCACACGACTTGCTGGTCTTTTCGACCAAGGCTTGAGTCTTGACAGGTCTTTCCACTCCACATATGCAACGGCAAGCCCATTTCCCGTTGAAGGCATAGGCAAGCACCCTCCAATATCCCACCTCCTGACCCGTCAAGTCGATATCTGGCTTGGCTTTTTTGGTCGTCATGGTCGGGCATAACATAAAGTGTCGGCTACAGCATAACTTGCCATTTTTCTGCCGATACTTTGCCACGGAGCCACATTTGTAGAAACAAAGGTCAAGCCCTTCGTATGGAATCGGCTTAGCCTGAACATACCCTGATGTTTTGTTCATCTACCACCCCTATAAAGATACCCCTATAATAGTAGAAGTGATAGTTCATTTAAGCAGTAAAGACAAAAGCTGGATACAACTTGATATCGCCCGTATACCCCGTCTCCTCCGCAAGCTCCTCCTCGGCGCTGGGACCGGGCTGCATCCCTCTCTTGACCGCCCCACCGATGGTTCCCCAGCAGCTTCCCTCGTTCACATAGGGACTGCGCCAAGCAAGGCAAATCCTTCCGGTGGTTGTACATATGGGGAGTATGCCGCTGGCCGCATTGCCCTCGCCCGCCCAGTAGCCCTCGGCGTTGGTGTGGTCTGCCCTGACTGCCTTCGCCAAGGGCACAGAGGTGCCATCCGGCTCTGTAACCATCAGGTTGAGCTTCTTTCCCGGACTCCCAAGCTCGGGGTGCTGGGAGTAATACTCGTCCTGCCTACCCTGACCCCATGCCCGCATCTCCTCGGTGCGGAGGAACCTGCTGGTCTTGATGCCCATGGACTCAAGGAACTTGAGGTCGTCCGGGTTGAACTTCTTCTCGTGCTTGACCGGGTTGGCATAGCGCAGCGCTTGGATGATGGTCTTGCGGTCGGGAATCTTCTCCCAGCCGGATATCAGGTTGCCCTTGAAGTCCTCACGTGGGCCAGTCCTCGGGAACCACGGGTCCACGGCGATGACCGCCTGCCATAGGGTCATGAACTTCCCGCCGCCGCTCACGATGATGCTGAAGGCGTCGTTCCAGGTCTTGTGGCTGGGCTTAAGGAGGAGCCGCTTGAGCTTGTTGCGGTATTCCGGCTGGAGCTTGCCGAAGATGTTGGTCAGGGGGTCGATGAGGACATCCGGGTCGAAGTCCTCCTTCACCTGCTTCTCTATCCCCCACAGGCTGGCCACCTTGGCACTGTCGCCCTCAAGTATGGCCATCTCCTTCTCAAGCTCCTTCTTGCGCCCCAAGGGGTCCTTCCAGAGCTTGTAGCCCCGGTCGGTGGTCCCGCCCGGATTCCTGCCCTCGGTGTCGCCGTGAAGCTCATGGGCGATGCCAAGGGCACACTGGCGGAGGTCGTCGGGGATGTCGGAGCCGTGGGTGACGAGGAACACCACCACGGCGAGGTAGTCCTGCTTGGCGTCCGGGGTGCCGAGGTCCATGGAGTTAAGCTCGGCGACAAGGTCGGGGAGCCTGTCCTCCGGTACCGGCTCGTCGAAGCCCTGTGTGTCCTCGCCCTTCGGGCGGTAGCGGTCGAGGATGTCGTGGGCGCTGTCCCCGTCGTAGGAGCGCAGCCCCCACTGCCCTGCACGCTTCACCACCTGTGCATACCGAGCCTCGCTCTGTTCAATCGCTTGCTCCACAGCCTCTACCGTAAGTCCTTGGAGTGGGATGAATAGAGTAGAACGATGAGGTGTGTCGAACCACGCCAGCATCTCGCCGGGGTTGATGCCCTCGGACATGCCCTTGAACACCCCTCCGCCTTGCTCGACTATCGTCTTGGCCTGCTCAGTCTGTGGGTTTTCGGACCCCTTCTTCTTGTACTGCATCTTGAGAAGCTCGTTGTGGAACCCCGGTCCCAAGGACAGCGTCCCCTTGGGGCGACCCATGTTGTCGTAGACCACCAGGTAGAGCGGGTAGGGCTGGCTCTTGATGCTCTGGAAACGGTACCGCTTGATGGCCTTGAGGACATCGTTCTTCGAGGGGGTCAGGGGACGGGAGGGGGTGAACTCCAGCTTGCGCTCCCTTGGTGACCGCTTGACGGTCTTTGCCGCCGTAACCACGCACTTCTGGGTTTCGTTGATGAACTCCGGGGGCAGCCGGAAGGCTCCCCTAATGCTGCCAATGGTGGGGTCCTTCTCCCGCTTGGCGGGGTTGTCGTTGGCAATCATGCCCTTGTAGCAGTCGAGGGCGAGGGCGTATATTCCGGCGATGACGTTCTGCTTGTAGCCGGTGCTTATCATGAACGCCGTCATCTCGTCCAGCATGACCCCCAGAGCCTCGCTGCTCACCTGCCTGAACTCCATGGGGTCGCTGGAGGAGATGGGGAATTTGATTGAAAAGACGGTAAAATTTGGTATGCCGAGGTCAAGCACGATGGAGGCAGTCGGCTGCAAGGACCGGACCGCCGTTATCTCCAGCGTCCCAGTCGAGGGGGAAAGGTAGGCCGTCTTTATAGTCACCATACTCACCTAATTAGGCTTGGAAAGTCCCTCTAGGCAAAACCGACAAGTATCGGCAACAACTCCTTTCGAGGAGTGCCATCGGGTATGCCTGCCTCTATCAAGCGATAACTTTCTTGTGTCGTCGCACACCAAGCCTTTAAGTGCATTAGATATAGCAAGTCTTTGAGTTTCTGGCATCGGCTTCCCCCTTCGTTGCAATCTCATCCGTTCAGCTTGTTCTTGCCTTGCCTGTTTAGTCCAAATACGAACGGGCATAGTTGGTTTGATGCCCAGTCTTTTTTCTTCCATGCGCCGTGCAGATTGGGCTACAGCTAAATTACGACGAGTTGTGGGAGATTGCATAGCGATGCGGTGGCTTTCTATCCGAGTTTGTTCCACCTCTATTCTTCTTGGGCTACGCTGATAACATGTCTGAGAACAGTAAATGACACCACGCCGCCCAAATGGCATAAAGAAGGTCTTATTGCATATAGGGCAACCCTTCATTATCAGTGGCTTTTTGTTTTTCTGCTTGGTCTCACTAATTTTTAAGCCCCGAAGTCGGCTAACTTCCGGGTTGAGGTCAAAATATTTACGGGTAGCTTCAGCTATGTTGGCTCTAGTTTCTTCTGTATGCGGTCCTGTGAATCCCTCCCCACCTTGGCAGATATTGTAACCGTACTCTGGGTCTTGTGACCGCAGGAACTTAATGAAGTCTCGTTCGGTTTCGTCAAGCTCTGTACGGGTTTGGATGTCATCCCGAAGAGCATGAATTGACCAGATGGATGATTGTGGGTATTTCCGCATCGCATTGAAGAGATGAGACTGACCACTGTGCTGGTGTCTAGCACTGGAAAGCTTTTTTTGAAGATACTTCTTTAGGTTGTTTCCCTTGTGCTGGCCAACATAGTACTTCCCGGTCTCGTGGTTGACAATCAGATAGATGAACATGACAACTTCCTCATATAAATACTTTAGAAAGTTCATTTGTTCAGTCGTCAATCGTAATTCAAAATCTGCCATGAGTCTGATTTTATCTCCCACGCCGTGCTCTCCCTCGGGGCGACGAGACCCATCGGGTTGTTGACGTTCCAGTTTGCGACCTCGCCCGTGGGGATGCCCGTCTGGTCAACGACCATTATCCACTGGCTCGGGTCAACAAGGTAGTTTGCCCCGAGGTTCAGCCAGACCACGCTGCCGTCGTCCGTGTTCCCGCCCACCTCCGTGTTGAAGGCGACGGAGGGTCCGGAGGTACCGCCCTGCACCGCAATCTCAAGGTTTCCGTTCGGGTCAACGATGAACTGTCCCGTGTAGAACTCGGTGTCCGCCGTCCACGGGGCCATGCCCACCGTGTACATCCCGGAGGCGATGGGGTAGTATGCCTGCCAGGCGGCAGGGGAGGGGAGGAGCTTCCAGTAGGCGCTGTTCACGGTCGGGGGGCTGGTCGGGGGGCTGGTGCTTATCGGGGACTGCCCCGTGCTCTTCTTGACCGCCCGGTACATCTGGTAGCTGCCCGAGAAGGGGGCGACAAGGTTGCCACGGCTGTAGGTCTGGTCAGGATTCCACACAGGCGGGACGGCGGAGGGCGGAACGATGACCGGGGGGGACAGCGACGGGGCTATCGGCTGCATGTTGAACCAAGTCTCATATGAGATGGTAGGCTCCAGACGCCTGCCCCATGCCGCCAGCGTGGTCTTGGGGTGCTTGAGGTTGAAGATGGGGGCAATCCACAGCATCGGGTCGAGCGGTGGTGCCTCCACCTGCCGGATGATGATGCGGAGCGTGTCCTTGATGCTGAGGCTGACGTTCTCCGTCTCGGCGAACACCGTCGTGAACTCCAGCCCCACATGGGCGGGCTTGGCAAGGTCGATGGCCCCGTAGAGGTTCTGGACAATCTCCTGTAGCTGGGTAAGGCTCTGGATGTTCGTGAGGGAGTTGTTGCCGCCGACATTGACGGACACCTGGATGGCGTTCCGGTCGCTCTGGTCATACACCCCCTGCCCGATGAGCTTGTAAAGCTCCACCACGGTGATGGTCTTGCCCGTATAGGCATAGATGACATCAGTGATGGATTGCGGTATCGCCCCCTCGTTGTATGCCTTCAATAGGTCAACGAGCATGTCCCTGTAGCCCACGGGGTTGTCCGAGGAGTTGAAGGGTCCAGTGAAGTCCCCCTTGTCGAACTGGGCAGGATAGGGATAGGCGCTCTTGATGTGCAGCGGGGCGGCATATTCCCGCTTGATGTCGGGTGGGGTGAGGTACTGGGGAGCCTTGGCAGCGATGTCATACTGGTAGTCGTAGTCCAGCCGGGCCATCTCTTGTGCGATGGCACGCATCATCGTGCCCCACTGGGGCTGGTCGTTGCGGGGGAGGTAGTAGTTGGCCACCGCCGCCAGCAGGAAGAACAGGCGGGTGTCCTCAAGGGTGAGGAGCGACTCCCTCGATTGCTGGTAGAGAAGGTCCGGGATGTTGTTGGTCGCCATATTATTTCAAAAGCTTCAGGAGTGACAGAGAGCTTGCAACTCCGACCAGATACCCGGAGAAGTCCCTCAGTCCACCAAGGTAGCCTCCACTGAGGGCAGGCGTTTCATAGCGAAGGTCCCAGTAAAACTCCTTCGCCAGAGCGAAGACGAGGACTCCCGCCGAGGCCCATGCAGACCCGTGCCCCTTCCCGAGGATATACCCCCAACTCACGACCGTTGTCGCCGTGAGGAAGTGGGTGTAATCATAAGCCATCTTCTCGATGAAACTGCTGATGCTGTTGGTTAAGCTCATTATGCCCCCGTTGTGATGTAGTTGATGGTCACCCTGCCTGGAACGAAGTACTCGGTAGCGGACAAAGTGATGTCCTTTGCCGAGCTTTCCCCGAATACCTGGTAGGTGACGAAGTAGCTCTTCAGGGAAGGCGTCGGTGTGTCCAAGGGAATGGTGAGGATTACCCGCTGCGGGTAGGTGGAATTGAGCACCACGCTGTAGTCTTGGTTGTTGCCGTTATAGTTCGGGATGAATATCTTATCGTTCGAGCCGATGATGTAGAAGGAGCCGTTCCCGGAGGACACTGGGGGGGTGACGGCACTGGTCAGGAAGTTCTGCACTGAGAACGTGCGGGAATAGGCCTGCCCCTCGTAGAGGAGACCGACGAACACATTGGCAGGTCCCCCCGAGGGCACGGTCGAGTCCGGCAATATGGGACTGGTCGTGATGAAGCTGTTCTTGGGGATATAGCTTATGGTCCCGGTCGGGGTCGTGACAAACGCCAGCGAGGAGAAGGCAGGGTCATTGTCCAGAGGCGTCCAGAGGGTTCCCGTGGGGATGACGAACCCGATGTCATAGCTGCCGTCCGACTTGGCACACTTGATGAGCGGGATGGATACGGACTTTACCCCCGTGATGTTCTGTATCTGGGAGACGACCTCCGACTGGTAGAGGGTGGTCGTGGCGGTATCCAAGACCCGGTCGATGGCGGTGCGGATGTCCGAGTCCAAGGTGTTCGCCGAGACGCCTGGGTTGAGCGTGACCGAGAGGGTGATGTCGATGGGGTTGGCGACCATCGCCTTGATGAGGACATCGGCCGCCGCATGCTTCGTCTTGTTTATCTGGGCGGCAAGGATGGGCACGAACGAGGGGAACTCTGACGAGACATCGAATGCCTCGTTGTAGAAGTAGCTCACGAGCACCTGACCACCGTCCGGGATGCGGCTGGTGGCATTGGTCGCCAGGTTGCGGGCGATGGCCGCAGTCCCCGAGACGGCATCCACATTGAGCACGAAGTCCACATTCTCCAGCATGACCTCGTAGACGGGGGGGCTGGAGGCTGTCTGGAAAAGCACCTTGATGTAGCGGCTGTCATGCGGCACGCCCGCCCCTACCAATCCCGTGGAGGCAGGGATGTTGACAGAGCCATCGGGGTTGAGAACCGCCCCATCCAGAGTGAGGGAGAAGCCATTGAGGAGGCTGGGACCATATGATGTCCCATAGCTCTCCGGGAGCCATGTGTTGTGGACAAACCCGTTGTTGTTGAGGGTATTGGCAACCCCTCCGTTGAGCGTCTGGACCTCGTTCGAGGCAAAGCTGAGGCGCTCGTACAGGATGAACTGGTTGAAGGACACAACCACCTGCTGCCCGTCTTGGATAGCGAACCCGGAGGCAGTCCCGGTGTCGGCAGCGGATGCATAGTCGGCATGGGGGAAGAAGGCGGTGAAGGCATTCCCGGTAGAGGCAATGACCGAGACCTGCTGGCCGTTGAGGAACGTGGCATTAGTGATGCCGTTGAGGGTCAGCGTTGAGCCACCGATGGCAGTACCAAACCGGTTCTTGCCCGTAACCGTGAGGATGCCGCCCGTGATGGAGATGTTGGTTATGGTCGCCGACGACTGCTGCAAGGCAAGACCATAGGTACGGTAGGGTCCGGTGGCGACGATAGCGTAGTCCCCACCCGGTCCGAAGGTGTAGAGGGTGGAGAGGTCGGTGGAGCGCACGGAGAGGATGTTGCCGATGTTGCCGTTGAGGTCGATGGGGATATCCACGGCGGTGCCGATGGTCACGGGCACGCTGGTGCTTGCCGTCAAGGTAACGGTGATGGGGGAGCTTACCGTGGAGGCTACCTGAACCTCGTCCCCGGCTTGGTTGGAGCCTCCGTTCAGGAGGAAGTCGGAGTTGTGGATAAGCTCCAGCAGCGTTGTAGGAACGGTTCCTGTCTGGGTCGGCTGCCCGATGACATCATTGACGCCCACCACCGGCTGGTTCGTGGGGACATCGGTCAAGGGGGACTGGAGCCGGGCAAGCAGCCCGTAGGTGACATTGCCGCCCGCCGCCTGCACGGCGGCAAGGTTGGAAAGGTAGGGAATCCTCACCTGCCCCACGCCGGTAACCGGCACTTGGTACGACAGGGCGGCAGGGTCGAGTATAATCGCCCCGGTAGCCGTGTTGAACTGGGCGTTGGTGACATTAAGGTAGAAGGAGCCGGTGTTCCCAGTGACGATAATCTCCACCCCTTGATAGAGCGGCCAGTCGAGGGCTTGGAAGGCAAGGCTGCCAGCTTGTAGCTTGAGGAGAGTCCCGGTGGCCGAGGCTATGGTCAGGGGGATGTAGGACGTGTACAGGCCGAGAGTCCCGTTGTTCTGGTACTGGAACGCCACGATGTCGTCCTCCTCCGAGGAGGAGGTTCCTTGGCAGTAGATGTCCACGCATCCGAAGACATGCTTCTGGCGGATGGGGTCCCAGTCACGAACCATCTCCAAGTCCCCCGCCGCCACGACCTGCGTGGCCACGATTCCCGGAGTCGCCTGTGCTGCCGTATAGTAGCCGTTGCGGGTACCGGAGTCAACCCCGGTAACCTGCTTGTTGGCGATACGGGAGGCGAAGTGGGAGTTTATCTCTTGGTCCTGCCCGAAGGCGGCGGCCACGAGGTTGGTCACGCTCCATCCACCCGGACCGCCCGAGCTTACCGTGCTTATGGTGCCTGCCCCGGCATTGGTGCTGCTGCCGGTGCTCTGGCAGTTGGCCGGGATGCTGACCTCCCACCGCCCGGCGACCGGGTTGTAGAAGGAGGCTGCCGAGTTGGGGGTCAGGGACGCCGAGCCGGTGGTGATGAAGCTCAGCGCCGGGGTGACGGAGTCGGCCGTGGTGGTGCAGAGAATCCCCAGCGGGAAGGAGAACGTCTGGGTCGGCTTGGTGTAGTTGTAGAAGGTCAGGGTTACCACGGACGCTGCCGCCCCGGCACGGGTAAGCCCCGCATTCTCCCCGAGGATATTGAACTGGTTGTCGATGAGGGTCTGCGTGTCGTTGGCGTTGAGGCCGAAGGCACGGGCAATCTGCTGCTTGATGGGCGAGGAATTGAAATCGTCGCTGATGCCGTCACCGTTGGCATCGTCTATCTGGCTCATCGCCGACACCGAGGTGCTGCAACGGGCGAACCATTCCCGGACGCTCATGTTGGAAAGCTCGATGGCCACGGGGTCGATGAGCAGGTCACGCATCTCCGACCGGGGCGAGAGGTCGAGGTTGGGGTATAGCTGGGTCATGTAGGCGATGAGACGCCCGGCGATGTCCTCCTTGCGCTGGAGGGCGAGGAAGTCCGTGGGGCTTACCAGTGACAGGTTGACGAACCCGCAGGTGATGGGTCCGTTCTGCTGCGACTCAAACTCGGCGTTGGTGAGCGGGTCCTGAACCACGGTGCTCAGCATGACATAGAACGGGGAGGCACCGGCCACGGCGCTGGGCGGGATGTCCACATAGTTGAAGGTGAACTCCTGCGTCTGGTTGGTCGTCGTTATGACTTGCAGCCCGGTCGTGGGGTCGAGGCTGGTGGTGGTCGTGCTGTCGGTAATCTGGGTAGCCACCCGGCTTACCTGGCTGGGCGGAACGATGTCACCGTACTGGACGAAGGGTGGATTGACCCCGGCAGGGTCGGTGGAGAACACCACTCTGGTGCCCACCGTCCCGGCGAAGGTCGGTTGCAACCACTCAACCCGGCAGGCAATCTGGGACTTGTAGGAGTTCACGGCGGAAGGCGGCCCGATGACGGCACTGGAGCCGCTGACGAAGGGGATGATGGTGAACTGCACCGTGGGGCTTATCTGGTAGAATCCGATATTGAGCCATGTCACCCCGCCGTCAGCCGTCACGACCCCGACAGTTCCCGATTCCTGCTGGACGGAAGAGTAGTCGGAGGCGGCGAAGATGGCCGTAAAGCTGGTGGAGGTCACCGAGGTGATGACCACGGACATGCCATTGAGGAAGGTGGCAAGCTGGATGTTGTTGAACCCTACCGTCATCCCCACCGAGAAGTTGTTCTCTGCCTGCACGGTCAGGACATTGCTGCTGATGGAGACTCCCGTGACCGTCGCCGACACGTCTTGGAACTGGCCTGCCAGGGTGAACACGGTAGGCTCGACGCTCCCGGTCGCACCAGTGGCGGCTACCACCATCTGTACATGGGCATTGTCGTCAACGAAACGGTAGCCTATCGCCCTTGTGATGCTGGCGTTCCACCCAATCTGCGAAGGGTCGTAGTTGCGAGCAAGGAACTGGATGACGGCATTCCCGGCATTGAGGTTGACGGCGGCCGTCCCGGTGAAGGTGGCTATGGTGCCGGAAACGACGGGGGAGGAGTTGGCGGTGAGGGTGCCGTAGAGGGAAACCTCCAGGCGCACATAACCCTCGCTGCCCTGCACGATATACGGGAGGACATTGGAGTCCACCGACATGGCGTTAATCTGCACAGGGGGGCTACCGACCAAGATGGTCGGCGTCACGAACGAGAGCGTATTCCCTACACTGGGCGGCTGCATTAGTTACTCCCCACTTGTGGTCCTACCAGGTTCCTGGTGGAGGACATCGAGAAATTGACCGGTACCGGGCTGGACTGCACCCCATAGCTGGTAATCGACGCCTGCACGAAGACCGAGGTCGGGTCGGGCTGGGTCGTGGATATCCCGGTTATGTCCTTCAGCATCTCCTTCTGGCTCAAGGGCTGCACGGTTCTTTGCGCCTGCTGCACCGTCTTGAGGTCCTGCAAGGATGCCATGACCGCCGAGGCTATGTCCTCCTGCGTGATAGCCCCTCCAAACTTATGCCCGATGTAGTCCTTGATGGGGCAGGTGAACTGGGGGTAGAAGGTGCATTTGGAGGTGAGCACGAACTTGAGCACCCTCTGCACCAGCTTGTCCGTATCCACCACCCGGATGAAGCTCCCCGTCGAGGACTCCTCAAAGTCATTGAACTGCCCCTGCGCCGAGCATCGCAGGCAATAAGGCTGAAAGGTGATGTACCCTACCTCGATGAGAGGGATGAACCACCGGACAGTCTTGTTGAACACAATCTTGTAGAACTGTATCCCCTGCTCTGTCAGGCGGTTGGGGTCGGCCACTATGGAGTACCCATAGGTTGGGTCGTCCGACTCCACAAGCTCCCCGCTGATGCGCACCGTCACCACCGACTGCCCATTGATGGGGGCACGCATGTTGATAGAGGTGTCCGCCGCCAGGTTTAGAGTCCTAAAATCAATGGTATTAACCACATACCTCTCCCCAAGGATTACATGGGGGCAAGGCTCTATACCCGTGTTGAAGTCATAGCTCATGCTGTCACCACGCCCCTGTCCACGATGCTGATGGGAACCGAGGGGTTGCTGTGGTTGGCCTGCTCCAGTTCATACTGGGTCGGCAGGTCCGCCGGGTGGACACGGAAGTAAGGTTGACCCTTGTAGAGCGCCGTGTCGTTCACTAATACATTCTGATACTCAGGCTTCGTGAAATAGCTGTCAACCTTGGCGAGAAGCTCCGTCAGGGTCGTGGGGTTGCTCGGCACCGCCGAAGTGGGCTGCACGAAGTCGTTGACATACTGGGCCGTGTCCTCGTGCTTCTCAATCATGCACCGGATTTGGTTCATCGTGTAGACGGCATCCTCGTGCCGTTGAACCATCTCCTTCATGTTGCCCTTGACCCGGCTGACCATCACCATGGGAAGCTGGTCGTCCCCATAGGTGTAGTTGAAGTGCCCGCTCGTCCCCGGCTTCCAAGGAGCCTTCTGGAAAGTAGGGGCGAGAGTCTCCCCATAGCTTCCTGCCTCGTTGGGATACACCGAGGAGTAATACTGCTCCAGCAGTCCTGCGGTCTTCCTTAGCTGCTCCGCCTTGATGCGATGGAGGAGCGACACGGAGGAGGCATCCTCCTGTCGTTGGTTCGCCCATGTCTTGAAGGTCGTCCACTGGGTCTTGGAGACGTTCCCAAGCCAGTGAAACGGCGGTCCGGGATAAGCATACTGGAATGCCATTAGTTCACCGTGAGTGTCAGGTTCTTGGTGACCGTCTGCACCGGGGTGCTAGAGTCGCTCACCGAGAATGTCAGGTTGAAACTTCCCGCTGACCTGGCAAATCCGCTCAAAAGCCCGGTAGTATCACAGTCTATGCCGGAAGCACTGACAGGGGTCATGGACCAAGCATAGCCAGGAGTTCCACCGGTAGCCTGCATCTGGAAACTATAGGCTTCTGCGCTGGTGGCATTGGGCAGGAAAGCTGTGGTGATGCTCAGTGGTGAACCGCCACCTCCACCACCGCCCGAGTATGTGCCGACGATGGTGGCGATGACCCCGCTTATGTAGGTGATGCTCTGCGTCACCATGCTTGTCCCGTTCAGGTAGGTCAGGGTTCCCTGCACCGTCATGCTCAGGTGCGTGGTGATGCTGCCCGTCCCGCTCGGGAAGGCAACCTGCAAGGTCCATCCGGTCAGCCAGCCTGCCGTGGCCCCGCTGCCATAGGTTGGGGTGATGCTGATGAGGGATACCCCGGCGTCCAAGGAGGCGGATGCCGTGATGCTGTCCCCCGTGCTGCTCGCCGTGCCCTGCTGCTGCGGGCTGAAGGGCTTGCTCAGGTTGACCGTGATGGCGTTATAGTTCGGCACCGAGTAGGTTACCTGCAAGGTGAAGGCGGTCAACTGGATTACAGCCCCGGTGCCCGGAGAGTTGGTGCAGTTGGCATAGAAGGCCGCCCCGAAGCCGATGTTGTTAAGCTGGGCCGCCGTCCAAGTCCCGATGAAGGAGAAGGTGTTGCCGCTGTTGGAGTGCAACTGGCTCTGGAAGCTCGTCCCCGATACCCCTACCAGGTTGGTGTTGACGTAGACGGCGCTCGTCCCGCTGCTCTGGTTCAGGGTCAGGTTGACCCTGACTTGGGAAATCGTGGCATTGGATGGTAGGCCGAGGAGGAAGTTGGTCAGGTTGAGCGTCTGGGACGTGTCAACAGTGTTGTTGGAGCCGAACAGGGTGATGGTGTCCTGACCTGAGTTCTTCAGGTTTCCGAAGGATGTCCATCCCACGAAGCTGCTGGGAACCTCCGTCTCGGTTTGGGGAGGACCCGAGGCTACCGTGACGACGGTCACGTTGCTGGAGGGGATGGTAAGGGCAAGCGGGGCCACACCGCTGGACGGGATGGTGGGCTTGACCATGTAGAGGAACGGCAGGGCGAGGGTCTTTCCGCCAATCCCGGAGCCGGGCGTGAAGGTGTCGAACTGCTTGGCGGTGCTGTACCAGGCGATGTCGGCATCCGTCAGGGTGAGGATGTTGGCGGCTACCCCCGAGGTGAACGACCCGCCAGCATAGGTGAACTGGAAGTTGGGGTTGACATACCCGAAGCTGATGATGCCCTGGAAGTTGGTCGTGTCTCCAGCGAGGGTGAAGTCCGCCGTGGCTGCCGCTGCCGGGGGCACGACCGTGCCGTTGTAGGTCTGGAAGTTGAACAGCGGGTTGCTGGGGTCGTTGTAGACCGGCAGGCTCGCCACCGTCCCCTCAAGGAGAGGCACACCATAGGCAGGGATGCTGCCGCTGCCGGGGGCTACACGGAGAGCGCCGTTGGCGTATACTGTCCAAGTGAAGGTGGCAGAGGCATTGACGCCGCCGACATCCGTTACGGTGATGTTGAAGTTGTGCGTGCCCACCCCGGCGGCCGCAAACGGACCGCTGAGCCTGATGAATGCTATGCCGCTGGACACCGACTGCACCACATAGGTGTACCCGGACGGAACCGTGGCGCTAAGCTGGGCAGGGGAAGTGGCGATGACCCCCGTGGCCACGACATAGAAGGAGTTGTTCAGCCGGGGGTTGATGGTATCGACGCTGCCGTCGCCCGCATACCCGATGGAACCCGTGGAAACGGAGAGGGTGTAGTCTATCCCGGTATGCAGCGTCATTCCCGTGATGATGGTGAGGACAAACGCCTTCTGGGAGACCGAGCTAACATTGTCCGTGACCTGGATGGTGAAGTTGAAGGTCCCGACGCTGGATGTCGTGCCGCTGATGACCCCGTTGGAGCCAAGGTTAAGCCCGCTGGGCAAGGCTCCGCCGACTAGCTGCCATGTGTACGGGGGTGTCCCGCCGCTCGCCGCCAAGGTCACGTTATAGGCTACACCTGCCGTGCCCTGCGGCAGGGGGGAGGAGGTAGTGATGGCGAGAGTGCTGGCGGAGATGATGAGTTGCAGGTTCTTGTTGACCGAGTCTGCCGGGGACAGTGAGTCCACCACTTGGGCATTGAACGTCGTGTTGATGGCCGTGGCGGAAGTGCCGGTGAGGAGACCGCTGCCGCTGAGGCTGAAGCCCCCCGGAAGCCCCGTCTGGGACCATGTGTAGACAGGCGCAGCACCCGTAGGCGACCCTCCTCCGCTGGCGGTAAGCTGCTGGCTGTAGGCGATGTTGATAAGCCCCTGTGGCAGGGGAGAGGTCGAGGTGATTGCCAAGTTAGTGGAGGCCGAAAGGCTCAGGGTGGCGGTGGCAAGGTGACCGGCATTGTCAACAGCCTGCACCTTGACCAGAAGCCCTGTGAAGGCAGCCCCAGTGTAGAGGCCGGTAATCTTCGCCGTCGCCCCGTTGTCCGAGCCGCTGGCGGCAAGATTGAGACCGGACGGGAGGGGGTTGGGTGAATCCCCGGTGACCGCCCAAGAGACAGGGGTTGTGTAGCTTCCGTTCACGGCAAGGGTGCCAAGATAGAAAGACCCACGGTTGATGGTGCCCACGCCGCTGGAGTTGATAATCATTCCCGAAACCACCCCCACGGTGACAGGAAGAGCCTTGACCGCAGAGACGAATGTAGAGTCGGTGACTTGGAAAGTGACAGACTGCGTACCATAACCGACTTGGGTCGGGGTCCCTGAGAGGATGCCCGTCGAGGGGTCAATGGTGACACCCGGAGAACCAGTGGGCAATGTGCCTGCTGTCGTAGCCCACATGTACGGGGGGATACCCCCGACAGCCTGCATCTGGAAGGTGTAGGCTTGGCTGAGGGTCATTGGGGCGACTGAGTTAGTGGTGATGGACAGAGCATTGTTCACGCTCATCGTGATGCCCTTCGAGATGGTGTTTCCATTGCTGTCCGTGAGGGTGAAGGTCACGGTGTGGCTTTGCCCGTTAAGCCCGGAGGCCATCGGGACGGTGCCTGAGAGTATCCCGGTTGACGGGTTGAGGCTGATATAGGCTGCCAGACCGGCAAAGCTCGTGGCGATATCGCTGGTCCACGTGTAGGGGACAACCCCGCCGTATCCCTGCAAGGCTTGGCTGTATGCAACAGTCTCGACACAGGCAGGCAATGCACTTGTCAGGATGGTAAGGGGAGTGATGTAGACTATGGAGAGACGCTGGTAGATATAGGAGACATCGCCCCCGGCGTTGGTTGCCTGAATCCAGAGGTCGAAGTACCCCGACTCCATGGGGGTGCCGATGAGTGTCACACTGGTGCCCGATACCCCGAGGGTCAGCCCGGCAGGCAGGTGCCCACGATAGACGGAAGCCGTGGCCAGAGCAGAGGGGGAATTGCTCGTCAGGGAATTGTTGTAGGGCGTCTGGAGAGTGCCATTGGGGAGAGTACCGTTGAGCGAGAACGGGGCGGTGGTCTGCGTGTCCCAGTAAACGGTGACGGTTCCATGCACGACCTGGCTGGAGTCGATATACTCCAAGATGCTGGTGTTGCTTCCCCCCGAGAGGGAGCCGAAGGTCCTGAGCAGCTTTCCATAGACAAGCCCGTTGACTTGGTCGAGCGACAGCCCGGTGGGCAGCACGCTGCCGGTCTTGAGGCGAACCGTGAGGGTTTCGGGGTTGACGACCTCGGGGGAGTTGAAGTATGGGCGCTGCGGGTTGAGTCCCACTGCATCATTCACCAAGTAAGGCCGGGTGAAGGCAGAAGATATCCCGGCATCCCCCGCCACTTCCCCGGTGTCGTCATGGGAGAGCAGGGAGAACGCACGGATGAGGGTAGCCACCGTCGATGTCCCGTTGGTGAGCGGTATGGGTACATGCACCTCGGTGTTCCCGAAGGTCGTGGGCGGACCAGCCACCTCCACCACGGGTCCGACGACGGGCGGGGAAAGCGGGGGCGAGGTGATGACCGAGGCATCCGGGTTGACCGTCACGACCAGACCGTTGGGGTTGACGAAGTCGCCCCCAGGCACGGTGAGGAGGTTGCCCTGGTTGATAAGGAAGCCCTGTAGCGCCCCGACTATCGGCTCGGCTATGGAGGTAGTGTCCCCGTTTGCCCAGTCATGCTCGAATGCCGCCTGCACGACGAGGATGTTGCTGACCTCGGTGGCCACGGTGAAGTAGATGGTCTTGGTGGCGGAGTTGAGGGCGCTGTCCTGCACGGTCGCTGTGAGGCTGTGGACCCCCAGCTTGTCGTTAGGGGCATTGACGGTGTATTGCAGGGTTCCGTTCTCCAAGACGATGGTGCCAAGGCTGAGGTCGTCGCTGGAGGATATCAGGCTGTAGGGCGAGACGCCGCCGAACACCGGGATGGCAATCTTGAAGTCCTGCCCCGCAAAGATGGTGGGCTGGTCCGGCGCTCCGAACTGGAGGGCTGCCGGGGACAAGACAAGGGAGAAGGTGGCAGAAGCGAGTGCCCCCACGGCATCCTGCACCTGCACGGTAACCGAGAACGGAGTGGTGAAGTCGGTCGCCGCATAAGAGCAGGGCACCCCGGAGATAATCCCGGTGCTGGGGTTGAGGACAAGGCCGACAGGCAGTGTTCCTCCCTGTACCGACCATGTGAAGGGCAGCAGCCCGCCGTTATTCAGGAGGGTGAAGGAGTAGGGAGTAAGCACCGTCGCACCCGGCAGCGAGGTGGTGAAGATTACCAAGTTGGTCGGGATGGTGAAGGTGTAGGTCTGCTCGGCGATGAACGCCGGGGAGGTGCTGTCCATGACCGACACGTTCACGGTGAAGTTGCCTAGCTGTGTGGGCGTACCGCTGATGGTGCCGTCGAGGCTCATGTTCAGACCAGGGGGAAGCCCGTTGGCAAACCAAGTATACGGGGCATTGCCGCCCGTGGCGACCATGAACTTGAAGTACTCCTGCGACTGCCCGATGTAGGCGTTGCTGGGCAAGGAGGTCGTCTGTATCTTTACCGGGGACAGCGTCCCGCTGACGGGGAAGACCTCGGAGAGAGGCTCCAGAAGCTCCCTTGCCTGCGGCCGTCCCGAGAACGGGAACACGTCCAGTGCCATGGTGCCGAGCAGGGAGCTTGCGTTGCTGTACCGGCTGGTCGCCACGAGGAGCTTAAGCTCGTTGGTCATGGTATCCCGGACGAGGCTGCGGGCGATGACCTCGTAGGGCTGAGGGGTAGCGTTGGCGGATGAGTTGTCAACAAGCTCGAAGCCCGCCTCGCCGCCGACTCCCAGCGTTCCGGTGATGGAGGTCTGGGGGGCGGAGCTAAACTGCTGGTTGACCACGAACACCGATGCAGAGGTGGAACGGGTCAGCTTCACGGGCGGCTCAAATGTGCTGAAGTCGCTGAGCGTCTGGACCGTGATGACCCATGAGCCTGGGGTGGTGAAGATGGTGGTGAAGGTACGGCTGGTGACGGGCAGCGGTCCCGAGGATATGGTAATCTGGGGGTTGCTGACCAGGGCGGCAGTGACCTGCCAGTTGCTTACCCCGGTGCCGTTGTAGAGGTTGCTGAGGGTTACGGTCAATACCTGACCAAGCTCCAAGGTGGTGAGGCTGAGCGTGACCATTCCCGCAAGGTCCTCGGGGAACTGGAGGGGGCTTCCCCAGAGGGGGCTGTTGGAGTACTGGGCGAAGTCGGACGACAAGGCCTGCATGTCGATGGTGTAGTCGCCAGCCGCCAGAACCAGTTCAAAGGCACGGCTGCTTACCGTTCCGCCCGAGCCAAGACCGTCAGTGAAGCTCGTTACGGGGATGTTTCCGGGAGGGTGGGCAAGGTTGATATCCCATCCGCTGTATCCAGAATAGGGCAAGCCCCCCGTAAGGGGAGCGAAAGGCGGCACCCAATTGACCGTGAGCAGGTAGTTCTGGTCAATGTTTGCTACGGTCGGGGATACGGGAAGAAGCGGGATGCTCATGAGTTTTCCTTATATCTGTGTAACCACCGACGAGGTGGAGTCCTTCGTTATGCCTCCAAGGAAAGGGTCGATAGTCGCAGAGCGTGATAATACCGAGTTTGCCGTCAGGGTTGCCTCCCCCTTGGTCTGGAAGCTCCCGTCCGCCACGATGTTGGAGTTAAGCTGGGCATAGGCGACAACGGTCGAGGGGGAGATGTTCGTCTCCTGCCCTGCCGCCGTGGAGTGGGTGGTAAGGTTGATGCACGAGCCACGCTCCGCTATGAAGAACGAGCCGGGCGTGACACTGGGGGGAACGATGAGGGCTACGCCCGACACCGTAAGCTCGGACTGGGCCATGACGAAGCCGTTGCCATAGTTCGGCAGGGATATCGACCCGCCGCTGATGATGACCCCGCATCCCTGCTCGAAGCCGCCCGCCTGGGTGTTGTTCTGGAACACGCAGTTGATGAACTCCACATCGGAGTCGATGCCATAGACGGCGGGGTTTACGAATCCCTGGAACTGGATGTTGTTGAAGAGAACCCGGCTGTTGTCCATGAAGAACGCCGAGGTGGGACCGTCGCCGAATCCAGCCCAGCCGGTGGCGTCGATGATGATGGGGCTGGTCGCCGTCGCCGTGCTGGTGATGACCACACGTCCCTCTTCCTGGATGCTGAAGGCAAGGTTGGCAAGGGCATACCACTTGGCGGTACGGATGGAGCCGTCGCCGAGGGCGATGACCTGCATGGTGGTGGAGATGTTGGCAATCGTGTAGGGCACTCCAGTGGTGACAAGCTGGACAGAGCACGGGTGGCGGAGGACGGGTGGAAGGGTCGCCACGGCCGCCGTGATGGTGAGCTTGGCGGTGCTCGGGTCCAAGCCCGAGTTGGAGTCGTTGCCGCTCACGTTGTTGACGTACAGGACGATGGGGGCGGTGGTGGACTGGAGGTTCTGACCCAGTACCGTGCGGGGGGTAGGGGCGGTGATGGCAAACCCAAGATGCGGGTTGGACTGGGCAAATCCCCGTCCGCCCGAGCCGCCCTGCAAGAGCGTGATGACCTTCCTGATGTCCTTGTTCATGGGCAGGATGAAATCGTTCACATGGAGCGGTGCCTCAAGGGTCGTCTCCACGTTGTTCTGCCGCATCGCCACGTAGTTGTTGTCAAAGAGGGTGGAGAGCGGGGTGTTGGTGAGCGTGGAGTCCGCCCAGTTGACCTGGCTGGGCAGGCTGATGGAGATGGGAAGCTCACGGTTGTACGGGTACACATCGGAGAGACCGACCACCGGGGCGGCCCCGGTTCCGTTGGTGGTGATGAGGGCATTGTCAATCGTATAGAGAATCTCGTAGTTGTGCCCGATTCTTCCCTCGCCCTGATAAGGGATATACCGTTCCTCGACCGTGAAGATGGAGTTCTGGTCAAAGGCAGGATGGATGGCCCCCACGAAGAAGAAGTAGCTGCCGCCATTGGTGATATCAAGGTTGACGCCGGGGACCACCACGGTGACAAGCCCGTTGTTGAACTCGGCAGTGCTTATCTGGACGGCATTGAGGTTGTTTCCCTGCCCCAGTACCCACACCATCTTGACCGTGTCATCGCCCGAGATGCTGTCGATGAAGCATCCGTTTGCCCCGAGGACGACCGTGCTGGCATTCGTGGTGTTGTCAAAAGAGACTGCCTCCACGGTGACACGGGGGTCCATCCTGAACGGGCCGAGGGAGGGGATGTAGTTACCGAACAGCACGGTCTCCTCGATGTTCGTGACGCCCCTGACCGGGGCATTGTAGGAGACTTGGGCAGTGGGATAGGCTAGGAATTCAACCACCATCGTTGAGGTCGAAACGACGCCGCCTTGGATGGTGATGATGCAGTTGCTTCCGCTGATGGTGCGGGAGATGACAGAGTAGGGCACCCCGGACACCAGGTCGAAGGCATTGACGATGTAGATGCCGTTACCGTTCCCGTTGACGCTCAGACCGGATACCACGAAGGTGGTGACGGGGCTGCCCGCCACGGTCTGCTGGATGCCGGAAGAGCCGGGCACCTTGACATAAGCCCTCGTCCCAAACTGGACGCTGGAGTATGCGGGGTTGGTGGTCCATAGCTGGTAGGTCTCGAAGTCGGCAGTAAGCTGCCGGGCCTGCAAGGCGTACTCGGAGATGCCATAGACGGGCATCGTGACACCCGTGGTGGAGTCGTAAAGGCTGCCGCCGTCGATGGCGATGGGGTTCTTGACTAGGTTCGTGCTCCCGCCTGCCGGGTAGGTCACCCCGAGATGCACATAGATGTTGTTGACGCCGGGGTCGAAGGACGAGACGTAGCTGCCGGAACTGAACACCGGGGCATTTGGAAACGATACGACGATGGTCTTGGAGTTTACCCCGACGATGAGAATCTGGCTCCCGAGCAGGTTGATGGGGGTCTTTACCCCGGAAGAGGAGGTGTTGAACCCCTGCACGAATACGGAGGTTATCGTGGCGTTGGTGGTGCTGGGCAGGGAGATGGTGAAGGCATCGTTGAGCGCCCATGCCGCACCGTTGGTTCCCACGGACTTGTTGTTGATGGTGATTTGCTTGCTGACGAAGAAGGTCCTCTGGTCGGAGCTAAACCCGTTGAAGAACCCGTCGAACTGCCCCACGGTGTTGATGACCCCGGCAGCGGGCGGGGCCACGGAGACATAGTAGTCCAGGGCGGAACCCAGAGCGGCGGTGCTCATGCCGGGGGACTGTCCCCTGCCGATGGCGCTGCGGAGGTTACCGGTGATGAGGTCAACGAAGCCCTCGTCCACGAGCTTGTCATACTCCCAGCTATCGAAACTGACCGTCTGCCTCGTGTCCACGGTGTCATCGGGGTATATCTGGTCTGCCAGCCGGGCGTCGAAGCGCCCGGACAGGTTGAACTGGAGAAGCCCGGAGGCATTGAGGTTCTGGGGGTCGGCGCAGCCGAAGATGTTGTTGGAGGTGGAGAACCCGCCGAAGTTGCGCTGGAAGACCACCGCCACCGGCATGGCATAGCTGTAGCCGTCCATGGTCCCCAGGAGGTTGGTGGGGTTACCGTCCCCGGCACGCCACAGCCCGGTGTCCCCGGTGATGGGACCAAGGTTCTGGAACTGATAGGAGGCTCCCGAAGAGTTGACCGGGAATACCTGTCCTGCCTGCGCATAGACGGCTTGGTTGGTGTTCAGCCCGACCGGGTCCAGCCCATAACGGTACCTCGTGAAGTCGTAGGTGAGGCTCACCCTCTGGACATTGAGCCGCCATTGAATCTGCGCCCGCTGGGTGGTGCTGAGACCATTGTTGAAGATGTCCACGGAGTCGTCCGGCACGGACTCAAGGAAGGCGAAGGAGGGAGTCACGCATCCATAGGGGTAGAAGTAGTTCTGCCCGGTGACGGGGTCCACATAATAGCCGGTGGTCGCACCCTTGGTCGGGTCGAGGGACTGGTACCAAAGCTCAAGGAAGACCACATAGATGCGGGCAGGCTCGTCGCTGGAGGCAGTGTTCCAGAACGCAGGTGCCGGAAGCACCACGCTGTTGACGGCTTGGTTATTCAGGATGGAGCGGGGGTCGGACCCCGTGATGGAGACGACCTCGCCGCTGAACAGGATATCGAATCCCGGAATGGTGAGGGCGTTGGGGGTGGTGGTGTCGAAGGTCATCGGCTGCCAGGTGAGGCACCCGGAAGTGGCGGGGCTATTCTGGGAAAGCTGGTCCCGCTTTAGCCTCTGGAGGTCCTGAATCAGGTTTATGTCCGCATCGGAAAGCTCATGGTCATGCAGCCCGACGACGGTCAGGAGACTCTTGCCGGTCGGGTCTAGCGTCCGTGAAACCACCGATGGATACTGAAAAGTGTTATCTGCCATTATTCACCTGCGCCCTGACTTCTCATCTACTTAGTAGGGGAAAGTCAGAGGATTCAGGATGGCAGTCGTTCCTTACAACTACATCTCGCAACCGGTCGTGGCCACTGCCCTTGTGCAGATAGCCGACAGCGACAGTTTCTACTTCCCTGAGGATAATGGACATACCGGGTTTGCCTTCAACGGCTCGCATTACACCAACGGTGTTGAGGACCTTTCTCCTCCCGTCGTTGCCTCTTGGTATGCCGAGGGGGAGGGTTTATATCGTGGCTCCTCCGCCCCGTTCCCCTCTTATGGTCTCATCCTCCTCGGGAGGGCGAGCCTCACCATCTTGGACGAGAGCACCAGGGCACTGAACCTCTGGATGACCTTCCTCTTGGGCAACTCCCTGCTTCTGGCCGACAACTTTGCCCTCAACAACCCCAACTATCCCGCCGATGCCCCCATCGGATTCACCCCCTCTGGGCTGGCGTATGCCAACGGGGTCATATCGGTAGTCTACAACCCCGACCCCGGAGCGGAGGACATCGGGCTGTCCCCTCCCTCTGGAAAAGCCAGCACCTTGGTGGTAAACATAGACTTTTCAACCGATTCCGCCTACCTTGACGTGGCGGTATAAGGAGTTTCCAAATGCTCACAAAGACGATAGACCAGATTGTTGCCGCCTATCCGTGGCCACCGCTGGGGCACGAAGCCAATCTCCGTCAGCTTCTTGGTTTCATCGCCGCCGACGACAGCCTTAAGGACCAGAGGTGGGTCGCATACCTGCTGGCGACCACCCGGCATGAGACCGGGTACACTTTTGCCCCGGTGGAGGAGGTTGGACATGGGTCAGGGAAGCCCTATGGCACCCCCGACCCCATAACCGGAAAGGTCTATTACGGAAGGGGTTATGTCCAGATAACCTGGAAGGGTAACTACCAGAAGTTCTCGACACTGGTGGGAGAGGACTTGGTCAACCACCCGGAATACGCCCTCAACCCCTCCATCGCCTACAAGATAGCCGCCTACGGCATGGTTCACGGGACATTTACCGGAGTTGGTTTCGGCAGGTATATCCATGACACCACCTGCGACTACATCGACGCTCGCAGGATAATCAATGGATTGGACTGTGCTGATGCTATAGCCGGGTATGCCAAGGCGTTCGAGCGCAGCCTGAGCTAACCCTCTTCCGTGACGTTAAGTGGAACTCTGGGGTGCTCCACCTCTTGGAGGGGCCAAGTCTCGTCGCTGGCTGGCTCCACGGAGAGCTTGGTATTACCCGAGTCGTCCGTGGCCAGCTTGGCTACCTGCGTGTCGTCAACCGCCCGAGCGGCTCCCACTGCCTTGTCCAATTGATACAATGCGAGTCCCTCCTTTGGGTCGATTCCCCCTCGGGCGTAGGTCTTTACCACGAACTGAAGATACCCGTAGAGGTCGTCTTGCAACATCAAGATTCTCATGCACTTCCTCCGTAACTAAGGCTAGGCTGGTATCCCTTGAAAAGTATGACCGGCAAGGGTCCCACGGCTTCCGGTTGGACTTGCAGCTAAGGGCGAGGTAAAAATAGTCAGGTTTCACCTCCCCATAGTACAAAACGTCCATCTTTACATCCGTCAGCCCGCTGAAACCGAGCCGCTGGGCCGCCGCCGTGGAAACGTCGATGACCCTGTCGGGTATTCCGGGTCCACGGTCGTTAATACGGACTTTGACCTGTTTGTTGTTGTGCAGGTTGGTGATGAGGACAATGCTCCCAAACGGGAGAGTCCTGTGGGCGGCTGTAAGTTTGTGATAATCAAACACTTCCCCACTTGAGGTGTGTTTGCCCTGACGTTCCTTCCCATACGTGGAAGCCTGCCCCACCGATTCCCACTTGACCTCGGCGGGTCTCGACATTGCTGGCAAGGCAACGCCAGAGAACGTCAGGAGAGCAAAAAGGATAGTCCTTAATATGCTCAAATTTCCTCCTTTTACTGCGAATTTTACGCCTAGTACTCTATCCCTTTCCGCCCGGATACACCGGGCAACAGGCACATGCTTAAGGTCTGATAGTTGGTCAATACTAAGTTTGAGGAAAAATTTCCTAGCTCGGGGGAGACATGGGCCATGACAAAATGACCCTAGTTGGGATGTGGGGTTCATACGAGAAGGTCTCGGAGTCAAGGGCACGACCCACGACGATGACCCATTGGCAATGCTGGAGGATGATTCCCTCGAAGTTCTGGGTGACGAACCCGATGTCGGTGATGGGGGAAGTGCCCAAGACCCCGGCATACAGCAGGCCGCCCGGCGTCCATCCCGCTCCGGGGACTTGGAAGACGGAGCCATACCCGATGGCGACAGTCACGACCCCGCCAGCCGCCACGGCCGAAAGAGTTATCCCGTCAACATACGGATAGACATCGTAGGCGAACGGGGGGATGAGACCGCTGGGGTTGAGGTTGACCGTGGTGGGGTCGATGGGTGAAACCCCGCCCGAGGGGTCAACATAGACCGCCGTGAGCGCTGGCATGCTGACGGAGGCGATGAAGTTGGCCGTGCCCCCAGAGGTGGGGGACGGCGGTATCGGGGGCGTGACATCGGGAGCGGACTGGTACATGACGGCGCTGAAGAGGCTACCGGCGACGACAAACTGGTCATCAGGAAGGCTGTGGGTCGCCACGACCGTGAGGATGTCCCCTTGAGTAAGGTTGACGGTCTCCCCGAACGGCAGCGTCACGGGACCAGATTGGTTGGGGGTCGATGCCGTGAGGATGGCAACCGGGTAAGGGGGGGAGCCGGAAATCGGGGTTAGATAGACGGTGACGGTGCGCACCCCCGCCTCGCCCCCGCCTATCGGCGGGCTGCCGGGTCCGCTCCACACAAGCTGCCCGGTAACCGCATATGCCCCGCTCGCCTGTATGGTGAAGGTGTCCGTCGTGGTGACATAGTTTGTCTGGTCAAAGTCAATCTGGTCGAACTCCACCAGTGCCCCGGTGTTTCCCGGTGGGACGGAGGTGATGACATTGGCGGACTCCACTTGGAAGCCGAAGTTCGTCGCTGCTTGTGCCTGCTGCCGGGCAAGGGTTATGGCATCGTCAAACTCCCCCTTGATAGCGGTTCCGTATGCCATCAGGCTGGCGGCAGCCATGTTGCACTGGAGCATCGCCGCCTGCACGGGGATGGGCTGTACTTGGATGTCCGGGCGGGAGAGGAAGGCCACGGGGTCAAAGCTCGTGCCGGTCCATCCGCTGGCGGCGGGCGTGGTCGTGGTGTTGGTCGTGAAGACCACGACGGGGATGGTCGGGAAGGGCAGCAGCGGGAAGCCGGGAACCCAAGTACGGTTACGGCTGGCTACGTCCGCCTGCACGGTGTTGAAGATGGTCGGGTCCCCGAGCGGGTCGATGGCGGAGTCCAAGGACGCCGGGTAGGCACACACGATGCCGACGAGATAGGGGTCCTGCACGAGGAGCGCCTGCAAGTTGCCGTTGAACTCCCGCCAGAACTGGCTGAACCTGTCCACCACCGTGGCAATGGCAAACTGGTCGTAGGTGAAGCGGTATTGGGGCTGCGGACTCTGGTACGTCGTGTCCAGGAGAATCCTGGGTGTTGCCATGGCGATGACCTGGACAAGGTTGTTGGTGAGGGCGGAAGGGAAGGTGCAGGTTACGGGATATGCCGCCGTGCCCTCGCCGAGGATGATGGTCGTCGTCTCGCTCTTGACGATAGCCAGCGAGGCATAGTCGAGGTCCTTGCCGGTGAACGTCCCCACATAGTTGTTGTCGGCGAACCCGTCCCATGTGGTATCACGGGTGTAGCCCAGAATGGCCGCCTCAACATACGAGAGCCTCCACAGGGCATTGCCCTGCGTCTCGGGGTCTAGGGAGGTCAGGGTGGAGATGAACGGCAGGCCGGTTGGTCCGGCGCTGAGCGTGGTTCCGGGAAGAACCGCATTCCAAGGCACGGGGTTGCTCCCGAGGTAGCTCACGGACGGCTGAACATACGCTTGGAATGCCGCCTCGAAGTTCTGGAGCCACTGGCCCTGCCTGCCTGTTCCGCCCGTGTTGTTGCGTGCCCCGCTCACGTAGAAAATCCACGCCGCCGTCAGGTTGGGGTCGAAGTTGCTGGAAACCACCTGACCGAGCGTGACATACCGGATGAGGTCCTTGCGCAGGGTGGCCGGGACTTGGTTCAATACATCGGGGAGCAGGCTGGGGACTGCACTCAGGATGTTCGCCGCATAGGTCGCCGGGGGCATCTGGTACTTGCTGATGACCGTCTGGGGGTCGGGAAGGCTTCCCTGCATCGAGGTGAAGGGGTTGAACGGATGGGCATAGGAGGGGTCAACGGTGTAGTATGGCGTGTCCGTCGTGGTCTGCATCTTCTGGAAAAATGGACCGGTGCTTAGGTTCACCCCGGTGTTCGGGATGATGCCGCCGAGCGGCGGGACGATGGGCGGTGCCCCATAGGTAAGCCCGTTGTAGGAGTTGACGGTGGACGGGAAGTTCCTCAGGACATCCACATTCGGGAGATGGACATTGCACTGCCCGAAGGAGAAGTTGGTGTCAAAGTTCGGGTGCGGGATGAAGGACGCCAGCGGGAAGAAGTTGAACCCGTTCCAGTTCCAGATATTGTCCGAGAAGAGGTTGGGAATGGCAGGAAGGTCTGGGAGTCCCCAGTTGCAGATGTCGTGGAGGAGGCTCGCCACGGCATTGAGGTTCTCCTGCACCATTGCAAGGATATTAGCCTCCATGGACTGGAGGATGCCGATGTTCTGCGTCAATGCTTGGATGAGCTTGATGACATTCCCTTGGAATGTCGAGACCTGCTGCATGAAGTTGATGATGTCATACCCGTACTTTATCGCCCGGACGGGGTTGTCCAGCTTGCCGTCCGTGCCTATCTTGACATGGTTGAAAAGCTGCTGGATATGGTCGAGGGCGTGCTTCTTCTCCTCCATCAGCCAGTTGTTGGCGTCGGTGATGGACTTCTGGAGTTCCCTGCCGTCCTCCAAGGCGGCATGGTAGTTCTTCTCCACCCTTGGGTCACCGAGGGGGTGCCAGTTGGTGACTGCCTTCTTGGCACGAATCGGCCAGAGTTCTGCGGCTTGTAGCTGTGTTGTGAATCCACCCATACCTAGTATCCTGTTGTCTGCATAGTCGTGGTTCCCGAGTTCTTGAGAATCTGCGGGGAGTTCACGACATGCGCCGACAGAGCCGTATGATTGACGTTCTGGGCTGTCACCACATGGTCAAGCTTGGTGACCTGCCGGAAGTTGGTGCATTCAAGGATATAGTCCCCCGTGACATGATGGTGGAAGTTCCCCTTCACCACCCAGTCCACGTCCCCGTTTATCTCCAAGCGCAACCCCTTCTTGGCGCTGCTCTGTCCGACCGTAAGCTCGATGCCGCCGTCCAGCGCCCCAGTGAGGGAGCGTCCTTGGTTGTCCGCACCGGCCGCAACCACGATTCCCCCGTTTAGGTCGAGGAGGAGAGACTGCCCCGAGGACGGGTTCTTGCCGATGCGCAGGAGGATGTCCCGGACGGCATGGAGGTCCAAGGACATCCCATGGGCGTCCATGCTCGGCAGGACGGGGTTCCCCAGCCAGGCATTGTACGGGACGAAGTTAAGGACCGGCTGACCCGCCGTGCTGAGGTCATGGAAGCGGTAGGAGGCATCCCCCGCAGCGTATGCCGGACGACCGGGGCTGTGGGAGTTCTGGGCGCTCGGGTCAAACTGGATGCCCTGCGGGTCCGAGTAGCCGTTGATGAGGTGACGGCGGAGAACTGGGACGCTAAGGGTAGAATTGTCCGCCCTGCCGCCCAGCCGGGCGACGACCGAGCCATCTGTGGCCATCCTGATGCTGACCCGCTCCATGCCCTGCTTGTTTGCCAGATTGACGGGGTCCCCAAGGCCAAACTTGGGGGAAGCCCAGTACTGCATCGTTCGTTGCTGGGAGGCGTCATTGCTGCCCCGTATCTGGGTCTTTATGGACCTGCCTGCATCCGGCAGGCTGGCATCGTCGCACCCGAGGCGCAGGACCGACTGGCCGAGCGCCTGTAGGTCGATGGCATCCTCCTCGTCCCGGTTCTTGCCGATGACCAGCTTGAGGCTGCCCACGAGGTGCCCCTCCACGCTCCTGCCCGCCCCGTGCGGGTGCTCGTAGGCATTGGCCGGGAGGAACTGGATGTTCTCCTTGGGCATGGTGCTGCCAATCTCGAAGGTCAGCATGCCCTCCTTGGAGACATCCCAGCGGGTGGTGTTGTATTCGCTCGGGAACCTGACGGAATGGCAGGAGGCGGCAAGGCGTGCCTCGATGTGGTCCGGCTCGGTATCCACCACCGGGATGTAGCCGCTGGTGAAGTTGGCCCCGAAGCGCCCGTTGGTAGGCGTCCCCAGCCCGGTGAGGGGGGAGAGGACGGGCTTGAGGACCTGCCCGTAGGTGACTTGGTCAAAGCGGTTGAACCCCACCAGCGTGCCCTCGCTGCGCTCGACGATGAAGCCCTTGCGCAGGGGCGTCGGTCCCTCGTTCAGGGTGGGACCAAGGGGAGGCACCTGGTTGTTGGTCGGATGGTCAAAGTCTTGGTTGGCGAAATAGGTGGTGCTATCGACCTGGAACTTGCCCTGTGCCTTGACGGTAGTCCGGGTCCAAGGATTCTGGGTGGTTCCGAGGATGCTGTCGATGAGGCTGGTCTGCAATACCTCCGGGGGCAGGGGGTAGTCGAGGGCGAACTCCTGCACACGGGTGACGCTCTCGGAGAACGGGGTCACATCCTTCTGGCCGTTGAGGTACCGGTCGGAAAGCTGCGCCCCCGGCTGTAGGTAGAGGGCGTATTCACGGGAGCCGTCCATCATCACCGAAGGGTTGATGTTGCTGGCGTCCGGGCGGACGGCTGGCCCCTCAAAGGTCAGACCGGCGTCGGAATAGCTGACCTGACGGGAGGTGACGGTCTTCCATGTGCGCCGGGAGGCATCCACGTCCTCCCTGTCGAAGCCACGGGACGACCTGTCCCACCCGGTATCCGTCTTTTCCGTGTAGCCCTGCGAGGTGGAGACGGCATGGTCGCCGGACCAAGCCTTGCGGTAGTTGCCCCGCTTGCGGGCATTGAGGCCGGGGATGCTCTCGTAGTCCTTGCGGGCGATGGAGTCCACGGCAGTCTTGGTGTGGGACACGACCCATGTCATGATGGCTATCTGGGCATGCCCGCCGACATAGTTGACAGGCACGCAGAGGCAGGTGGACCCTTCCTCGGGCATCTGAACATCGGTGGACTCAAAGGTGCTATGGGCTGCCGGGAAAAGCCCGACCTCACGGTAGACGTAGCGTGAACGCAGGTCCTCGACGGAACAGACTTGCCTCTCCCAGTCAACGGACATGACGGTTCCGATGAACACACCGAACTGCTCCATATCCCTGGTGTGCTCGGACATCGGCGGCTTGTAGTCTACTCTCATGCTATCCTGCTATCGGCTCGTCCCCGCTCCCCGGCTCCGCTGCGGGTATGGTGAACGGGGCACCTGGGGTTCTGAGCGCCGGGGCGGTCGGGCTGGGGGTCACGATGCTCTTCGCCCCCTTCAAGGGCTGGCTGTCGGGAAGCGTTGCCCCGCCCGTGATAAAGGTGTTAATCCTCTGCTGGATGTTGGTGATGTCGGATATAGCCGACTGCTTCTGCATGTCCGGCTGCGTATAGTTGGTCAGGGCATCGTCGCTCCCGACATCCCCCGGCTGCGGGGTGACAAGCTCGATGACGGAGTCAAGCTCCACCGAGTCGTAGCCCGTGGCAGGCAACCCGTTGACGGTAACGCCCAGCCCCGAGCTAAGCGCCGTGTTAAGCGCCGTGGTTATGTCACCGGAATTGGGGGTAGCCAGCCCTGCGAACAGGAACACGTTCATAGCCTGCACATTGCCCGCCCCTTGGATATTGGCGGTGTTCGACAGGATACCCAAGCGGGACTCCCGGATGGCGGTGTTCACATCCTGCCACCTTCCCCATGGGAAGGGGGTGATGACCTCGTAGCCCTTCTCGTCCGTGTAGGGCTGGGTGGTAAGTATCTTGTGGTAGTACCAGATGTTTATGCCCTCCCCCCAGTTGTCCTTGCTGAAGAACGGCTGACCCACTTGAATGCCTGTGGAGGAGGTAGAGCCACTGTCTGCTATCCCCTTGGCGTCGTCGGCCGTGGCCTTGTCGTTCTGCACCCGGAAGCTCTTGGTCTTGGTATCGAACCTGGTGGCAAACAACGACCCCAGCTTCTCCTTCTGGTGCATGATGTACTCCCACTCCTGCGGGTGGAACGGGGTCTTTTCCACTTGGGGTATCGTGGCGGGGTTATTGACTTGGTTGACCACGGGATTGCTGGATATCTTCCCGACTACCGAGGCTCCCGTACCCCCCTTGCTGGCGGCGGGGTTGCTATAACCCCCTGTCGCCGGTACCACCGTGGCGGGAAGGGGCGGGGGAGTGGCGGGTGTCGCCGGGGTCGGGTTGGGGCTGCTGCCGGGGGGCACCGTCCACTGCATCACCAAGTTCGGCTGGCTCTGGTAGGTGATGACCTTCTTCTGCTGTCCCTTTTCGTCGGTTATATCGGTGTACCCAGGAACAAGGAGGCGCTTCCGCAGCGTGTCGAGGGTGATGTGCATCGTGGCGGTGCCAGCCTGCTGATAGGAGATGTTTATGCTGTTGATGTACCCGTACATGTCCCGGTGCGGGATGTACATCGGGAAGCCAAGACGAAGCTCCGGCCGGATAGGAATGGTGAAAGAGTATGTCCGGTAGCCTCGGTTGGCACGGTTAAGCTCGCTGACTGCATAGGCATACATATAGAGCTTGTCACCCGCCGCCAAATACGAAAGCTGGCGTGGGGGCTGCTCCCGGAGACCAAACTTGGCAAGCTTGGGGATGTCAATGTGGTCGGCAATGGGGAGGATGTTGGAGGAGTCCCCCAGCCCGTGGAACTCTGAGAGCCAGTCAGGCTGAATCTGCATGCGGGTGGCCCGGACGTTGCCCTCGTCCTCCGTCTCTGTCTCGTTCTCTATCTCGCTGAGGTAGACTACGAAGGGATTGGCATTGGGACGGATATAGCTGGCTGCGCTCAGCGCCCCGGAGGTCCCGGAGGTCGCCGTGCCGGACAGGTTGGGGAGCGTCCCGAGGTTGTCATTGTTCACATCGAGGTTGTAGAACGGTGGCTTGAAGATGATTGCCCCGTCGAGGTCCTGATAACCCTCGTAGGCGATGAGGTTGACCACGGTGCGCAGGCGCTCCGTGCGGGACACAATCTTCCCGCCGATAAGCTGAAGGTTCCCGATGCTGTAGTCGGGAAGATATTTCCTCATGATGTCCACATAGAAGCTGGCATCGTTCTTCTGGTCGATGACCGACTTCTGCGGAACCCGGCTGTTCTGGGCGGAGCGCATGTTCAAGGCCATCTGCCCCAGTGCGTCGTCAGACTCCTTGGTAAAGGTCTCATGGTAGAGGCTCGGGTCGTACCCTTCCAGTTCGGTGCCGGTGGGGTTGGTCTTGGTGGCATCCTGCACGGCATACCCGAGGATGCGAACATCCCGCATGATGTTGGTAAGGATTATCTGCCAGCGGTTTATGTACCCAGCCTTGACGGCATCCGCCCAGTCGGAGGTGTTATTCTGAATGTTGTCCTGCTGGATGGAGGCTAGCTGGAATCCCTCCGGGGTGACGGCACGCAGGAAGGTGTCGGCAAGCATCTGGTAGGGGTTCATCGAGTATTGGTTGGTGCTGAAGGCCGTGGGGCCAAGCGGGGAGTTGGTCATGTTCGCCGGGGAGAGGTCAACGTACATCAGGTCGAGGAAGTGGAGCATCCCGAGGCAGCTAACGGAAATCTGCACGGAGGTGCCTGTGTCCGAATGTGAGACGCTGCTGATGAGACCCTTGAAGACCCGGTAGTAGAGAGTGTTCCCGTTCTGGGAAGGGAAGTATCCCTTGGCGAAGACCTGCACCTGCTGCATCGGCTCAATGATATTGTTTCCCCCCGGAGCCAAGAAGAGGTACTTCTGGGCGGCGGGGACAGACATGGTAAAGCTCCCCGAGGGAATCAGGTTGTCCACTTGGTAGGCGACGGTGAAGGAGTCCACATAGTCGTTGAAGGGGACGATGGTGTACTGCCCGTCCGACTGGTTCTTGGAACTCTTGAGGTTGATGTAGGGGTTGATGAGATAGGGCCTGCCCTCGACGTAGATGACCACGTCGGGAGCGGTCTTGATTATCTCCCTTTCCTGCACGGTTTGTGCGATGTTCCTGATTTGATTCGCCATGTTATGAGCCGCCGAACACCGAGCCGGGATTGAAAAGCCCCAAGTTGGGCGTGGAACTGCATACCTCCGCACCCATATAATACTGGATAGACTGGTCCGACTTCACGGCCGGGGACAGGGCAGTGAGGTTTGCTTGGTTCTGCTGTACGCTCAGGGGCAGTATCGTCAACTGTCCGGCCTTGTTCTGCGTAGGCACCGTCTCCGCTGCCGGGTAGGAGCTAGCCCCGTAGGCGTGTCCTCTCTCTACGTTGTTCTGTATGCCCCACTGGGCATAGGGAGATGTGTTCCTGAAGCGCTCCTTCCACGCCAAAAAGCTGAGGCTGAACTCCGCCCGAAAGGGATGCTCGGCATCAAGGTTGACGGTAAGGGTGTCAAACATCCCGTACCACACGTAGTTCCCTACGATAAGCTGGATATCCTGGTGCTTCTTGATGCGCCTGCGGGTAAAGCCCGGAGCCAAGGGACCCTCGTTTGCCTCCTCACCCTCAAACCAATAGCCGTTATTCTCGAAAACGATGATAAGCTGCTGGAGGTTCCTCCACGACTCAGAGAAATAGGCGTACTCGTCGGTAAGCCCCTTCGACCAGTAGTATCCGGGGGTGTGACCTGAAAGGCTCACGCTTATAAGACCTTCTCCCCATAGCCCGAACTGCCATCCCCCACGGGCGAAGGTCTGGGAGTCCTCGGTATTCCTCGATACCTGTGCCGTCTGCGGGCTGATGAGAAAACGATAAGTGGCCGTGTATCTCGGGTCGGGGTTGCCGGTTGCGGGGTCCACTCCCCGGTGGGGGATTCGGACCATAACATAGTCGGTGAACTCCGCCTTCGCCGCCGTGACGAAGAAGTCGGAGGAGGGTGCCCCGGAGGTCGTGGTCTGCCCCAACATCGAGGTAGTCCTGAATGCCTCCCCGATGAGCGACAGAGGGTCTTCGGGTATGAACCTCTTCTCTCCCCGGATAGGGAGGAGGAGAGGCTGGAGGGGCGATGTCTGCGGGTTGGCTATGCGGATGTCGCTGACATCGTTCACGGACACGTTGCTGGTGTTGTCTGCCATGTTAGCTCGTCGGTACCGTCGTGATAATCTTCGTGGTCACCACCGCCTGCTGCTGGTAGCCCGGACTGAAGATGTACCCGATGGTCTTCTCCACTTGGAAAGTGAAATTGAAAGTCCACTGGAACGGATTATTGGCATCCATCTGCCAGGAGAGGCTCTTGAAGTAGCCCAAGTAGGTCGTTCCCTTGAACTTCATGACGACCGAACCCCTCGTCATGATGTCGTTGTTACGGGCGTTCATGTTGGTGGCGGTGAGGGCAGTCTGCGGGGACCACTCGTCCACCCCTACCTGTTGGTTTATCTGACCGGAAGCATCGGTGGTTGTCCCCAGTGGCGAGGCTTGGGTGTTGAACCACACGTTGCCGTTATTCTTGAACAGCGACAGGAACTCCACGAAGGCATCCTGCGCAGCAACCCGGAAAGCCTTCATGGGGTCCTGCTTGGTCTGCGCCTGAATCTGCTGGTTAAGCTGGGAGCTTGCCGTGGGGAAGTTGGAGGAGAGCGTGGAGGTGACATTGCCGCCCGCCGTGAACGTCCTGAATCCACTCTCCAATAGCTGGGCGATGTCGTCGGTCATCTGGTTGGTGCTGAAGAAGTCGGTCAGCCCAAACTGGTTCATGAAGACGCCGGTCGTGCAGTTCCCCTCGATGACATCTGCCTGCATCCCCCAGAAGGTGATGTGCCAGCCCACACGGGTGCGCTGCGGGTGGTAGACATGCTTCATCGTGGTGTTGAAGGTCTTCATGGAGGCGTTAAGCTGTATCTGGAGGGGAGTGCCCGGCGTATAGGTGGGACCATCAGGGCTGGTGGACAGGAGGTACTCGTCCCTCCCCTTGAGAACCAACTCGAAGACCACAGGGTTGATTGACCCCCGAACCTTGGGATTGCCGGTGACGAGGTCCGGGTCGGCATACCACGGCGTCTCGTTCAATCCCGTGTTGATGACCACATCCGGGAAGAGACTGTCATAGTTCACCGTGGGGCTGTCCAGTTCCACGGGCTGCGCCTGCGTGGCATTGCGGGTGAACAGGGAGCCGCCTGCCCCGCTTCCTGCCACACCCACGTTCATGGTGCTAGCCGGGGGGTCGTGCGTGGCGTAGTTGACACCGATGTTGGGAAGGTTGGGGTTCGCCAAGACATCCTTGAGGGGGGTGTTGGGGTTTATCCCCAAAGCCGCACTATCCCCTGCCACGGCTGCGGCGGATGATTTAGAACCTACCCACTTGGTCACATACTCGCCGAAGGTGATATCGGGGTTCTGCTTGAGGTAGGACAGGACATTGTTCGCCTGCGCCAAGCGCCCCGTGTCGATGTCGGGGTAGATGATTTGCTGCTCGGGACCATAGGTGCCCAGCCCTGCCGTGTGCCCGTTGAACGAGCGGATGTCCCCAGGATTGTTGCTGATATTGGAGACGGAGTTGCCGTTGTTGGCGGTATAGCCCTCCCCCACTGCCCTAGCGCTGATGACGCTGTTCATTCCTGGGTAGTTGCTGAACACGTTGTCGAGTGTCTGTGGCATAGGTTAATTGCTCACCATCGTCCGCTTATGGGATGCTGCCGCTGCCGCTGCCGCCTGCCGCCTGGCATCGTCAGGGGTTATCTCCTTCCCCTTGGTATAATCGGTGTTGTGCTGCGGGGGGTCGGTCTTCACATGGGTGATGGTAGTGTCGTTCTTGGTGCTCACGCTCACGTTTCCGCCCTTGCCCTCCTTGCCCTTGACGCTCTGTCCGCCCGGCGTCTGGGGAGCCTCCCCTGGCTTGGCGGCGTTCGGGACATAGGGCTGGGCTGGGTGAGTCTTCCGGTAGGCGTTCTCTGAAGCCAAGAGGGCAGCAAGATAGCCCTCATCGCCCTCCGTGGATTTTGCCACGTCAAGACCGATGTCCTTACCTCCGCCCTTTATCCTCGGCACCATGGCAAGGAGCGCCTCGGAGGTCCGCTGAATGCGCTCACGGCGAGAAACCAAGTCCTTGACCTTGCTTTCCGCCGCTGCTATCTCCTTGGGGTCTCCCTTAGCCTTGACAGCGACAAGCTCGTCATTCGCACGCCCGATGTCATCAGAAAGGTCCTGCACGACGCCCTTGGTCTTGTTGATATTGTAAGACAGGCTCCCTTGGACATCCGCCCCCATCCCGAACTCTTCCTCAAGGCGTCTCCGGTGGTCCTCGGCTGTGAATCCCCCCGTGTCCGGTCCTCCCATGTTGTTGCGGGCGGTCTCCCTGTCCCGGTAAGCCTTGGACTTGCCTCCGGGGAGGACATCGAGGATGTCGCTGATGGTGCCGTAAATCTCGTTCTGGAGGAGGTTCTTTATCTGCTCCAAGTAGGTGTCGGTCTTGCTGAGTGCCTCGCCGAGAGCCTTGGACATGTCGTCCTTGGTGTCCTTACCGGCCTCCTCTGCCTTCTTCTGCGCATACTCTTGCAGCTTCGAGTGGGTGGTGAAAATCTCCCTCATGGTGTCGAAGTTGCCTGCTATGTCCTGCTGGGCGGTAGCTTGGTTCTTGGTGTTGTCGGTGAGGGCAGCCTTGACATCTTGGGCGACCGCCTCCGGGCTTCTCCCTTGCGTGGCTATCTTCAGGGAGGTGGCAATCTGCTGGTATATGTCCGTAGCCTCTGGTCCTTCGAGGTCTCCCATCTGCGCCCGCTTGACCGCCTCGGAGGCTACCGCCCCAGTGACGGTGGGGATGGCTTGAAGCTGCTCTATGGTGTTGCCCGTCTTGGCAAGCCGCATCGCTATCTGGGGGGTGGCACGGATTAACCGCTCATCCGTGGGGTTGATATTGAGCGTCCGCCATGCCTCCTTCTGGTCCATCCCGGATACCATCTGCATGGTGCTCAGGAGGTTGGTCATGTTGAGGAACTCAGCCGTCCCCGGTCCTTGGTTGGGCTGGAACGCAAAGGGCACCGCCCCTCCCGGACCCTTGTTGCCCATGGCGAAGTTGGTATAAGCCAAGGCGAGCTTGTCCCGCCTGAGTTGCTCGGTAGTGGCACCTATCTGCTGCCTGATTGCCGGGGGACCAATATCTTGGGGAATATTCATGGCCATCGCCTTGGCACGGGCAATGCCGCTCTGGTCATGGACATCCTTAAGGGCGTCCATGGTCACGCCTTGGCTGTCCATGAGCTTTTCCGCCTCGTCATCCGTCATGCCGGGGGTCTGCGCCTTGAGCAGGGTCTTCAGGGTTCCACGGACGTTCTGCGCCTGCTGCTCCACATTATACTGCTGCCCCTTCTGGTAGGAGGCCACGTTCCCCTGGTTCTCCGCCTGCATCGTCAGGTATGCCTTCCACTCCGGGGGAGCCTTGGTGGTGAGCATGGAGTCCATGGCGTCCTTGATTTGCTCAGAGGTCAGGGTGCCGGTGTGACCGAGGACCCGCAGGGTGCCAGTAACATCGTTAATCCCCCGTGCCATATGGTCGAACTGGGTGGTGATTTCGTCGATGATTTGCAGGTACTTGGTGGAGGTTATCCCCGAAGCGGCGATATCGGCATTGAGCTTGTTGAAGAACACGTCCGTGGACTGGAGCGACATATGGTACTGCTGGAGCAGCTTCATGATTTGCTCCGTCGCCTGCGTCTCATCCAGACCGGCTAGCCTCGCCCCGCCGAATACGGTCGTGGCGATGCCCTGACCCACCTGCCCGCCCGCCAGCCCAATCATGTTCCTGCCCAAGTCGTTGCCTTGGTCCCCGAGGTCCCGGACGCTCACGCCAAACTTGTCGATTGCCGACGCCATCTTGAGGTTGCTCTCGTAGGTCTGCCCGTAGAGGTTCATCATGGGCGTAAGGTTGGTACGCACGTTCTGGAACACCCCGGCAGGTCCTTGCCCCCTACCGGCAAACAGCCCGCTGGTTCCTATGCTCTTGAAGATGTTTTGGTTGCTGTCAATCATGGAGTCAAACCCGTCACGAAGGAGACCGGCTATCATCAGATAGGGACCGGCACCCTCGGCAAGCTTCCCCAAGCCACCCGCTGCTCCCTCCCCTAACCCGGCGAAGAGCGAGCCGCCACCCTTGGCAATCCCGCCTATACCCTCGACATCAGCGCCTATGTCCGCTCCCTTGCCCGCCAGGCTTTTAGCGGCGTTCATGAGGCGGTTGGCCATCGCCTTGCGTTCAACCCCTGCTCCTGCCCCGGTGTACCCGCTGAGCTTTCCTACCTCCGCCTCCAAGTCCCCACGGTCCATCCCCAAGACCTTCTTGGCGTTTTTGCGAAGCTCGGTTCGCTGCTTCCGGTTCATCCCCTCCAAGAATTCCCTGTCTACATCCCCGCTCTTCTTCAAGGGTATGCCCCGCAGGAGGTCGCCCATCGGTCCCTTGCGGTCGGCAATCTTCGTCTGGAATATCGCCGCCCCCTTCTCCATGTTCTCCTGTGCCCGCTGCTGTGTGATTTGCGCCCTTGCCTTGCGGTTCTGGAGCTTGTCCCATGCCTGCGTGAAAGGGGCGAACATGCGCACGTCGCCGAAGGTCTCCCGCATCGCCTCCCCGACCGCCATGAGTGGGTGTCGCATCTCATCCAGCTTCTTGGTGACCAGCCCCAGGCGCTTCTCCAAGTTCTCAATCTCCCTGTTGAACTTCTTGGCGACATCTGCGTCCAGAGCCTTGTGCATCTTGGCGGGCGTGGCGGCTGCTATCTTGTTGATTTCCTCCAGTTGCTTCCTGACGACCTCCAGCGTCTTGGCGGCGGCGTCACGGTCGGTGGCGGCGTAGCTCTTGGTGTCCCGAACCTTCTCGGCAATGCGGGCGATGTTCTCGAAGTACTTCTGCACCTTGTCCAAGTGCTGGGTCTCCAGCACCTTCTTCAGGTTTATGCTGTTGGCGAACTTGGCGACTTGGGCGAACTCCTGCCTCGTATCCTCCAGGTGGGTGACGAACTGCTTGGCATCCGTGTTCAGGTTCCCGAACTCGTCGGCAATCTTCTCGAAGATATCACGGACCTGCTGGCCATGCACGGTGAGCATGTCCAGCGTTCCCTGCATCGTCGTGTTGACCTGCCCCATCAGGTTGAGGAAGTCCTGCAACTGCTTGGGGTCGAAGTTCTGGGGAGCCATCTATTATGACCTCTTCTGGGATGCCTTCTGTTCCTTCACAAGCTCCGCCCGCTCTTCCGGGGTAAGCTCCTCCTCCAACGACTTGGCCACCGTGTCCTCAATGACCTCCTTGCTGGCGTCATGGATTTCCTTGAGCGCAGCCTCGAAGAACCGGCGCTCCACCTCGGTCATCATCGTGGACTGGGGGAAGTCCTTCTGCATGCGCTTGGCGATGTTCTCGGAGTGAACCATGAGAATCTTCCAGAGGGTCTGGAGAACCTCCTGCCCCCACCCGAGGAGGATATTGCGGAGGGCGACCTGGATGTCCACCTTGGAGCCGTCCTTGGAGGTGGGGTCAACCACCAACCGCTGCTCGTCGGTCAGGTCCCGGATGGTGATGCCGTTCGCCCAAGTAATGGCCCGAGAGAGGATTTCGCAACGGATGCGCTGGACCCAGGCATACCCCTTTAGCTCCTCTGCGGCCAGCAGAGCCTTCATCTCGCTGTCGGTGGGTATGTTGGAGATACGGAGGCTTACTTTCCTCCCAGATGCCTCAAAATTAAGGATTTCCTCGTTCTCCTCGATGCCAAACCCCTTCAGACCGAGAATAACCTCGTCAAGGGACTGGGGGGTGTCCGTAAGGACCCCGGCTCCGTCAAGTGTAGCTTCGCTCATGTTTCCTCCTAATAAGTGGAGCGACAGTCGGTTATGTGGGAATCACTTTACCCCCGAATCCCGCTCCGCCCGGTGTATACTATCAGTGGAGGATTCTATGATTGGAGCAGGAGAACGCACCCGGTACCTGAAAAACGAGTCAGAGGGTCTGAGGATGGGGTATCCCAGCCATTTTGCCCTCTGGGTTTCCATGGAGTTCGCCTTGGACAAGGACGCCTCGCCCGGCAGCGATGAGTATCCGGACCCCCGGAAGATGTCGGAGGACGACTTCAACGACTGCTGGCTCTCCCTGAACAAGGTAGAGAAGGAGTGGGGCGGGTATCTTGACGGAGCCATATGGGAGGTTCTGACTCCCAACCAGTTGAAATTCTATAGTGCCGTTGAGGACAGGAGTTTCGAGGACGAGGAGAGGGACGAGGCGGAGTATAACCAAGAGTGTGAAGACTTTGCCGCCAAGCACCGCATCCCCATCGAGAGGGCCAAGCAGCGGGTCACTGACAGGGCTGTCAAGAATGGGATGGCGGAGCATGACCGGAAGCATTGGAGGAGCCTCAGCCCAATCCAGAAGGGGCAAGAGGTCGTCCGTGACATCCTGTACTTCCCCTTCATCCTAGCCATGAACCTCCTTAGTCCGGGGGAAGTGCGGCGTATGTACCCTCGGCTCTATTCGGTGTTTCAGGGTGGGGGAAACTGGCTGATGATGGGTCTACTGGCGTTCCTGCTGCTGCTCCCCCCATGTGTTATGGCACACCCGATAGGGTCGATGGCACAGCTTTCCCTTCTCCTGATAATCCCCGTGATGTTCGTGATGGTGAAGTATGCCCCGTGGTACACCATGCTGAGTGTAATCCCCTTCTGGATTTTCTATGCAGCGGTGAGCACCATAGAGTATGGGACCAGCCACCCCTCGGCGGCTTGGAGGGCATTTTGGATTTGGCTCTGGACTCTCTATCCACTTCTCAGGGGGATACAGCTTAACCTGCAATGGGAGGAGGACCGCTCGGACGGCGTAAATAACCGCCCCCTCGTCAAGCATCCTCACCTGCTTGCCTTGACCTCTGCGGGGTTGCTGGTGGGAACCCACTACGCCTTGAAGGGCAAGAAGGTGACCCCGGTTTAGGTCACTGGTACTTCTGGATTTTCTTCCTAGCGTCAATCGGGTTGCCGTCCTCGGCCTTGTCCCGGTTGACGGGCGGGGAGGGGGCGACCTTCCCCTTCCTCAAGTCCTGCTCCCGCTGGCGAACCTCCGCCTCGGTCATGACCGTGATGGTTTCCTTGTTGATTCCGATGCCTCCCCGGCGTGTTACCAGCTTCTCGATTTCCATCTTCTCCCTCTCCGCTGCCTCAAGCTGCTGCTTCTCAAACCTCGCCATAAGCTGCTCGTGCCGGTCGTTCCCGAGCATCCCATAGAGTTCCTTGAGCATCCCCTCCCTCGTCTCCATGTTCTCAAGGTGCGCCCACCCGTCGTCAAGGGACTTGTCGGGACCGGACGCCACGATGTTTTCCCATGGCTCAAGGGCGTCCACCCGCATCCTCTTGGTGGCGTCCTTTAGCTCCGCCGCCAGACCGTCCACGCTCTTCCCCGCCCACGGGCGCATGATGAGCACGGCGTTCCACGACTCGTCCAGGCGCTTCTTCGCCTGCTCCCGGTAGGTGCATAGGGATGCCCACAGGCGGGCGTGGTTCGGCGGGCACAAGACCCGGAGCAGTTTTCCGTCCGGGAGCAGCACCGACTTGTTCTCGAAGCTGGAATAAGCCCCCCCGCCGTGCCAGAGGTTCTCCGAGTCCCTCGTGGTGGAGAAGGCCGACAGGTAGGGGTAGAGGGAGGCGTCCCGGTCGCCCATGGTGGTGATGAGGAGTATGAGCCTGCGAAGCTCCAGCGAGGACAGGGAGGATATCTCGTCCTCCGATAGGGAGGTGACAAGCTGGAGGCACCGGAAGATGTAGTCGTGGGAGTTGGGGACCCACCGCCTGAGCATCCGCTTCTCCGTGTCGTGGAACCCACGCACCCATCCCGCCTGCCGCCCGTCTATCATCAGGGGGCGTATCCTTGCGCCGATGCTGACAAGCTCCTCGCACGCCTCGGTGACCTCGTCCCTGACCGTCTGGACATGGTGGGTGGGAACCCGGTTGAGGATGCCCTCGTTGAGCTTCTTGGCAAGCTCGGAACCGAAGGTGAGCTTGGAGGGGAAGGGATTATTGTTTCCCACTGGTCCTCCCGTCCGGCGAGGCGGGGGCGAACCGCTTGCCTTCCTTCCTTGCCGCCCGGAGTATCTGGCGGCTTAGCTCTGCCTCCTCGGCTACCTCCTGCTTCCCGAACCGGGCCTCCATCTCCCGGATGGTGCGGTCGTGGGTGGTTTCCTCCTCCACCGTCTCCTCCACCACCTTGTTCATGTACTCGGAAGGCTCCGGTGCCTGGTAGAGGTTGGCGGTGCTGAAGCGGCGGGCAGCGGGAAAGGAGCCACGGTAGACCTTCCACACCCTCTCGGCTATCGCCTCGGGAATGGCCTCGATTACCTGCTTGGCTTTATCCAGCGACTCGGGCTGAAGCCCCGATACCCCGACGAGGGCATGGGCAAGGATGGTGCGCAGGGGGTTCTCCTCCTTGCTCAGCTTGATGGCCATCTCCTCCCGCCATTGGAGCCGCTTGAAGCGGAAGTCAAACCGCAGGAGCTTGACGTTAACGAAGTCGGCGGTATTAGTTTCCTTGGCCATATCCATGCTCAGGAAAGCCGGTTTCCGGCAAATCACCAGCAAGCTGGTATTTATCCACAGTGAGTCTGGCATGGAATACCGCCGCAAAGGAATCCTATGTATCTATCTGAGCTTGCCCGGAGACTTTGTTCTCAGGACCTTGCTTCGTTCGTGCTGCAAAACAAGAAAAAGCTGGCTTGGACCTTTCAATACGCCAAGCATCTGGACTTCAAGCCGGGAAGCGACGAGGTAATCACCAGCGGGACCCTGAGGGCAATCTGGACATACGTCGAGAAGATAGGCTGCCTCCCCACTGGCCCGCAGGATGTCAAGAAGTACGTCATAGACAATCCCCACAACATCAAGGACTTCGCCCGAGGCGACGGGGAGAAGGACAACACCACCAGCATCATCGAGCAGCTTGAACTGCTGGGGACATGGGAGCCTACCCCGGCGAGCCTCAAGACCATCGACACCCTCCTCCTGCTGGAGATGTCGTTCAACGAGGTCAGGAACAACTGGCATGAACTCCTCTATGCACGGGCAGGAAAGATTTCCATAGGAGCAGAGGCATGGAAGCACCGGGTGGGGGCGGAGAACCTGGAGGAGAAGGGACCGACCGCCGCCATGCGCTCCCTGAGGATGGCGTGGCTCCGTGACTACGCCGACGAGGCCCCGCCCTTGGACGGGATGCTGCACGAGAACATGCAGGCGGTCAGGGAGGGCTTTGCCAGCCGCATGGATGAGAAGTCGGTGGACAGCCAGATGCCCATCGGCATCCCCCACATCGACGACAACGTCATCATCAGCAAGAACTCCGACATGAAGTTCGTGGGCATCGTCGGTCAGGCGGGCGACGGCAAGACCACGCTTGCCAACTACATGGTGTACCAGTGGCTCAGCCAGGGGTTCAACGGGCTGTATGCCTCGACCGAGCACAGCGCCCAGCACATCTGGGACGCCATGACCTACCTGCATAGCTCCCACCCCGACTACAAGGGGATGGTTCTGCCCGGCACCGAGGATTGGGAGAGTCGCAGGGTCACCCCGGAAGACATCAAGCACATGCAGGACATCTGCTACGACATCGAAACCCGCAAGAACCTTCCCGGTCTTCTGGAGGTCAAGGAGTTCCGGCCGTTCGACTGGGACACCATTGAGGACTGGGTGAAGATTCACCATCAGAAGAACCACTATGACTTCATCCTCTTGGACTACATCACCCGCTTCGAGGTGACAGGCGACCCCAAGTGGATAGACCAGGAAATCAAGCGGCTCATCCACCGGATACAGAGGTTCACCCGGAACTTCGACGATGGTAAGGGCATCATCGTCGCCAGCCCCATCCAGATTACCAAGGAGTCCTACAAGGACGCCATGAAGGGCGAGTTCAAGGAAGGCGTCGGCCACTACACCATCGACTCCATCCGCACCTTCAGCGAACTCAAGGACGACATGGACCTGCTCCTGACCGTCTGGTCGGACGTGGAGATGAAGGATGCGTCGAGGAACGAGGTGGAGGTAGGCTGCGTCAAGAAGAGGGTCGGAAGGCAGCCGCCCGCCCGCATCATGGTGCTGTCCCCCAACACCGGGGCATTCGCCCGGAAGGGGAGCGAGCCAGGCTCCGACCAGCGCCCGCTGACTCCCCAGATTGCCGAGGGCATCAGGGAGATTCGCAACATCGACAATGAGACCGTGGGGGACATGCCGCAGTATTAGGAGACTATGAGCGAAGAAACGCTAAAACCCGAGGAGCTTGTGGACTTCGACGACGGGGATACCTTCCCTGACGACGAGAAGGTGAAGATGGAGTGGTTCCCGATGTTCTACAAGCGCTGGCTGCACTCCGAGAAGGTCAGGGACATGACGTATGCGGACAAGGGTCTGTACATCACCCTCCTCTGCCTCATCGCCGACAGCCCCGACCGGATGCTCCCGGCAGACCCGAGGAAGCTCGTCACCCACTTCCCCAAGCTGGACATCAGAACCCTTAAGGGATGGCTGCAACGCCACTCCGACCTCTTGGAGCCGTGTGATGCGAAAGGATACTTACTGGAACCCTCGGTAAACATACCGGAAACTTCCAGTAACTTTACTGGAATTAAACGAGAAGTTGGCTCTATCTTTGGGGGGTTACTGGAAACTCCCTGGAACTTTACAGTTCCGAAGCTAGTGAAATTCTGGAATTTACTGAGAAATTCTCCCACTGTCAAACGACAGAAGAGAGTAGATAGAAAGAGAAGAGTAGTAGAGGTAGACGCCTCCTCCACTCCAATTACTGAAATCAGCAACCAGAACGAATCAGTCGTGATTAACGAGGAGATACAGTGACAACCGAAGAGAAGAAAATCATCATCGAGAAACTGCGGAGCAAGGGTCGGCTCAGCCAAGACGGACTGTCCCCCAAGTGGCCGTTTGCCGCCTCCACTTGGAAAGAGGACATACGCACGGACGAAGGACGGCTGTCAGCCGAGGATGTGCGTATTCTCATCCACTACCACTTCAACCTGAACGAGGTTCCGCCCGACCCGTTCTACCGCAACAAGGGTCTGAAGAAAGAGACGCTGGAGCGGTACGGGTGGAGGATGTTCGAGGCTGTCCCCCCGGACTACCTCATGAAGGAACACCCGTGGAACCCCTGGAAGAGAATTCCTGATTTGCACTGCCCCAACTGCAAGGGGGAGGGCGGGCTGGAGTTGGTCATCCGGGGAACCAAGGCGCACGACTTCAGGATGTGCTCCTGCATCACCGGACCCCCCAAGGCTGACCCAGATTGCCCCAAGTGCCGTCGCACCGGAAGCCGTGACGTGAGGATTCCCGGAAAGTTTCCGGGGAGCTTCACCACCGATGTCATCCCGTGCGATTGCCGACGCTAGCGGTATTATCCTTTGCCGAAAAATTATCTATGCCCAACTATCCCAAACTGGCCACACAAAATTTCCCTCTCCCAGAAATCCCCATAGCCCCCGCAAAATCCACCCACTCTTGGAAAGTTTGCCGGTGATTTAAGATTTTCGCTACCGGACCCATAGACAGCCGCACGCTATGACCACAAGTTTTTCAAATCACGCAAGAGGTCCGAAGGGCTAACAACTCAGGAGAGAACCACGATGCCGAAGAGCATTGGAATCACGCCGTTTCAGAGTTACATCTACAAATCACGCTACGCCCGGTGGCTTCCTGATAAGAGCCGCAGGGAGGATTGGGCGGAAACCGTTCACAGATACATAGAATTCATATCGAAGAGAATTCCCGAGGATGTCAGAGAAAACACCGTCAAGGAACTTGAAGACGCCATCTTGAACTTCGAGGTCATGCCGAGCATGCGTGCCATGATGACCGCAGGCAAGGCACTGGAAAAAGACGAAATCGCCGCTTATAACTGCTCTTATCTCGCTATTGACGACCCCCGTGCTTTCGATGAGGCCATGTATATCAGCATGTGCGGAGTAGGTCTTGGATTCAGTGTTGAACGCCAGTATGTCAACCAGCTTCCCATCGTTGCCGAAAACTTCTTTCCCGTCGATACCACCATCAAGGTTCGTGACTCAAAGATTGGATGGGCCTCTGGATTCCGCCAGCTTATCGCCCTGCTCTATGGAGGCTCTGTTCCCAGTTGGGACCTGAGTTCCGTCCGACCGGCAGGCAGCCCCCTTAAGACTTTCGGGGGAAGAGCATCCGGCCCCGAGCCTCTCGACCGGCTCTTCAAGTTCACCGTCCAACTCTTCAAGAATGCCGCAGGAAGAAAGCTCACCAGCCTCGAATGCCACGACCTCATGTGCTTCGTGGCGGACATCGTAGTCTCGGGCGGGGTACGCCGCTCGGCGATGATTTCCCTGTCCAACCTCTCCGACGACCGCATGCGTGGGGCGAAGGGTGGTCAGTGGTGGATTGAGAACCCGCAGCGGGCGCTCGCCAACAACTCCGCCGTCTACACGGAGAAGCCTGAAATCGGCGTGTTCATGAAAGAGTGGCTCAGCCTCTACGAGTCACGTTCCGGCGAGCGGGGCATCTACAACCGTGCCGCCGCCATCAAGAAGGCACAGGCAGTCGGCCGCCGCAAGTGGAAGGAGATTGACTTCGGTGTCAATCCGTGCGGGGAAATCATCCTCCGCAGCAAGGGGCTGTGCAACCTCACCGAGGTCATCGTCCGCCCGGACGACACCAAGGAGAGCCTCAAGGGGAAAATACGCATCGCCTCCATCCTCGGCACCCTGCAATCGACCCTGACCGACTTCCGCTACCTCCGCAAGGACTGGCAGAAGAACGCCGAGGAGGAGCGCCTCTTGGGCGTCAGCCTTTCCGGCATCATGGACTGCAAGATGACCAGCACCAACAACCCCCTGCTGGCCACCCTCCTGGACGAGCTTCGTACCTACTCCGTGGAGGTCAACGCCAAGTGGGCGGAGAAGCTGGGAATCAACCCCTCCGTGGCAGTCACCTGCGTTAAGCCCAGCGGCACCGTCTCGCAGCTTGTCAACTGCTCCCCCGGCATCCACACCCGCTACAGCGACTTCCTCATGCGCACCATTAGGGAAGACCGCAAGAACCCCATCGGGGCGTTCCTCAAGACCTGCGGAGTCCCGTGCGAGCCAGAGCAGAGCAAGCCCAATGATGTCGATGTCTTCTACTTCCCGCTGGCGTCCCCCGAGGGGTCGGTTACCCGCAACGCCCTCACGGCGGTACAGCAGCTTGAGCTTTACCTCACCTACCGGCAGCACTGGACGGAGCACAATCCAAGCTGCACCATCTACATCAAGGACAGCGAGTGGCTGGAGGTCGCCGCCTGGGTGTACCGTAACTTCGACAACATCGGCGGGGTAGCGTTCCTTCCGCACACCGACCACATCTACAAGCAAGCCCCCTACACCGAGCTTACCGAGCAGCAGTACCTTGATGCGGCCGCCAAGATGCCGGTCATCGACTGGTCCAAGCTGGCGGAGTTCGAGAGCGAGGACCACACCACGGCGATGAAGGAGTATGCCTGCTCGAACGGCTCCTGCGCAGTAGTGTAGGAGACCAGAGTATTAGGCTATGGAGGAATCATGCAATCAGTGATAAAGTTCACGATAAGCTTTACTGACGGGACGCAGGAGGTACAGGAGCTTCCGCTCCAGATGCCCCCGGAGCAGGTGGAGGGCTTCGTCATGAAGGCACTCTTCCAGTATGCCCAGCTTGGCATGCTCAAGAAGATGGAGGTGGAGAACCGGTTCATCCTGGTGCCTGCCAACCAGATTGCTCGTGTCGAGGTTGACATGCCCAAGATTACCATCGCCTCCAGCCTGGATGCACAGGCCGTCGGCCAGATGGCAGACAACCTGCGTAAGATTGTCGCCTAAGCTTCGCACCAAACACCCCTACCGAACCCACCCCCCCGAGGGACGCCGAGAATATTTTTCCCGGCGTCCCTTCCGCACGATGTATACTAAGAGGGAGTAGGAGTGTACCTATCTTAACCGACGAGGTGGTGCCTTGAAACCTATAAACGAACCTCCCATAAAAGAGTTTGGTGAGGTCGGCCCTCTGTATCCGTTCGCCTGCAACCTGGACGGGGAGAAGCACTGGCTGTGCGTAAACGACATGCTGGAGATGCACCTTTCCCATCCCTACTGGAATCCCATGGGGCACTTCCTCATGTACCTCAAGGACGAGGGCGGGAAGACCAACCTCCCCCTGAGCGAAAACTTCCACTGGATTATGGAGGACGCCATCGTTAAGGGTTTTGCGACCGGCGTGAATGGGTTCGTATGGCTGACCAAGGCGGGACTGGCATACGCCAATAAGGAGGAAGCCCTTGAGAATCAAGAAGCGCATCAGGCTTGACGGCACCTTGGAAAACAAGGCAATCAAGAGCAGGCAGTGGTACCTCGCCCACACGGACTTCGGCTGGCAGCTTGGCAGGTTCACGAGGGAGTGGTTTGGGCTGTGCCTTGAGGTCCCGTTATCCGAGGTCGTCCACCACCAGCTTGACGACATCGACGACCTCTATGAGGTCACCCTCCCCAAGCTCCGCAAGCAGCCCACCCAGTCCAGCCTCGTGATGAAGCAGCGCAAGAAGGAGGGCTTGTGCCTCCAGTGCGGTGCCAAGGGAACTCCGGGGTATCCCCATTCCCGTAGCTGCAAGAACAATCCAGATTTGGACGAGGATGAAGAATATTGACAATCCTCAGTATTCAATCAAGGTAGTGATAAAGGAGAGACTATGTCTTGTGTCGTAGGAGTGGTGTCAAAGGGGAAAGTATGGATGGGGGCGGACAGCGCAGCCTCGGACGGCGAGGACATGATTTCCCTTGTCAACCAGAAGATATTCTTCAACGGTCCCTTCCTGATTGGGTGCGTCGGCTCCATCCGCATGACCCAGCTTCTCCAGTACAAGTTGCAGGTTCCGGCCTTCCTCGGCTCCGACTCCAACGACGATAACTTCGACCTTTCCAGGTACATGGCCACGGTCTTCGTGGACTCAATCCAGAAGGTATTCCATGACAATGGGTTCTCCCTGTTCCGGGATGACCACACCAGCGAGGGCGTTTCCCTCATCGGATACCATGGGCACCTGTTCCGCATGGAGGGAGACCTCCAGATGGTGGAAAGGGCGGAGGGGTACGAGGCCATCGGATGCGGAAGCCCCTATGCCCTCGGCACCCTGTTCACCAAGACGGACGAGCCAGCCTGCCAGCGGGTCAAGAGGGCACTGGAGGCATCCCACCATTTCAGCGCCCATGTGCGGCCGCCCTACGTGGTCAGGAGCGAGGAAGAGCACGACGGGGGGAAGGCAGCTTAGGGCAGGGGCATGAGAACCGAGCCGACATTCCGGGGAGACTGGCAGTTCATGTCGAACTTCTACTACGTCACCGTGGTGTTCGACGGGGTGGAGTACGTCTCGGTGGAGCACGCCTACCAAGCCTCCAAGTTCCTCGACCCGGAGGTTAGGAGGAAGTTCCAAGGTCACTCCCTCAAGCCGGGGGAGGCAAAGAGGCTGGCCAAGGAGCTTCAGGAGCATGGGCTGTTGCGGCCAGACTGGTGGGAAGTCAACATCCCCATCATGGAGGACTTGGTCCGCCAGAAGTTCCGCAGTGTCACTTTACTGAGGATGCTCGTGGGCACGGGAACCGTGGAGATTGTTGAGGGGAACTACTGGCATGACAACTTCTGGGGTAAATGCACCTGCTCCAAGTGCAAGAACAAGCCCCAGTTCAATCACTTGGGAAAGATTCTCATGAAGGTACGCTCGGAGGCTCAGCATGGAATATAAGCTTCTAAAGTTTTACCAAGAGGAGTTCAAGAAACTTAGTTTGCGGCCAGTCCGGTTCGAGGGTAAGGATGACTTCCTCCCCAAAAACTCTATGGTTTCCAGCCAGCATGCCGCCTGGATGATTGACGAGATGGTTCGTTTCATGGAAGAGAGCCAGAAGTGGACCGTGCAGGATGCCCTCAAGGTAAGTCGTTGGATTGGCTTCGTACAAGGTGTCTTGTGGCAGAACAACATCTTCACCATCGACGAGCTTCGCCAGCATGTCATCCACTCCAAGGAGGCTCAAAAGCCACCCTCAGCACCCACCCCCAATACGGTGGCCACGGCGGGAAAATAAAATTTTCCTGAAAAACACGACTACCGGGGGTATTATATAGACAGCGAGAGAATGCTATGAATATGGCCACTCACATAACGCTAGGCGACATCGAAGCAGTAGGCATAGCCGAAGCCGCAGTCGTGTGTGAGGGAGGCGATACATCGCCTTCGGGGGTGATTGGGTAGAAAATCCCAATCCAGCAACCCGGAGGCGCTCAGAACACCGAGCGCCTTTTGCATTTTAGGAGAGATTGAGCACCAGTAACTCAGCGGCAGAGTGCTTCCCTTACAAGGAAGAAGCCATAGGTTCGAGTCCTATCTGGTGTACCAAGTTTGGATGTGCGCTGTTGGCTCAGCGGTAGAGCGTTCCCTTCACACGGGAGAGGTCGGGGGTTCGATTCCCTCACGGCGCACCAAGTTTTGAGCGGGCGTAGTTCAGTGGTAGAATGCTGCCTTGCCAAGGCAGAGGTCGAGGGTCCGAACCCCTCCGCCCGCTCCAAGTTTTGTGGGGCTATAGTTGTAGGGATGGATAAAACCTGACGTGGTTGCGTATTAAGAGAGGCGTTCGCAGCATAGAACCCTTGCTTACGACGCCATGTTATGAGACGGGTTCGAGGCCCGTTAGCGCCACCGATTTTCTGGGACTGTAGCTCATTTGGGAGAGCGCCTGACTTGCAATCAGGAGGCGGAGGGTCCGAATCCCTTCAGTTCCACCAAGTTTTTGAACGGCTCGACGCTGGGTAGGGGGTGGGTGTAACCAACTTTCCGTCCGGCGTTACACCCGGCGTCCGGTTGCCATTCGCTGCCCGTCGTCAAGCCGTTCACAGCAAGTTTGC